ATAATGTTTGTATTGAGTCTTTTCAAAAATCTTACCTGGAGTTTCTTTCCACTCAAACGGAATATTTCTATCTTCGTACCAACGAGTGGAGACTGGACCCATCCAATTTGTGCTATAAGTTATCATAATCGTCCTATTAAAAATGCTTAGTGAATGTTATTTCAAAGTAATCTTTATCGCTTAGATCAATATGGAAATATGACTTCTTACCATATAGGATTGTCCACTCCATATCATAATCTTGTTTTAGTTTGTCCATTGTTGACATTGGTTCTGCCATCGTTAAACATAGAGTACACAGTAAAGGACTAAGCATTGATTATAATTTTCGGTTGATCCACAAACAAGTTTTAGTAACTATAATAGTGGCTGTGATGATTGATAGTATAATAGCAAATGATAACAAAAACCCATACATAAATTCTAATAACATGCTATTTTCCTTTATCATTATCAGGGAGGTCGTAGTCAGGATCCGCAGGGTCTACTGGGAATGGGATATTCTCATCAACATCCATCATCCATTGAGCATAAACCATATCATCTTCTTCGTCAATCTCTACAGCAATCATCTTATCAGCTACGTGTTGGAACATATGCCCCTCGCCTCTGTTTCGATAGACTAGTGATCGTATTGCTTCGGTTATGAAAACAAAGTCACGGGCAAACGTTTGAGAGTCATCCGCAACATCAGTTTCCATCAACTCATCAAGGAGATAGTTGATCCACTTCTGAACTATCTCTTCAGTCTCACCTTGATACTCATCATATTGCTCCTGAGCTGTAGCAGGCTTTGGTTTAAGTCTTGAAGTTAAATCAATTACATTACCTTTACTCACCAAAGAAGTCCTCCAAGTTAGATAACCCAGCAGCAACAATCGGTTGCTCAACAGCCGCTTCTTGTGTGTCACCCCAGTCAGCAGGCATACCACCCTTATCTTCAGAGACGCCCCAAACATAACCAAGGTCTGGATAAAATACACCTTGAGTGCGTTTCGGATTGCCTTGCGCATCATATGCAAGAGTTAAACAGACTTCACCCATCCTGTTCTGTCGATCTTTACCCCAGAACATATCACACCAATCACCGCTTTCAAGATAACGCTGCATGTTGCGGGCATAACCTTCAGCCATAATCTTCTTGGCAAGCGCACCCTTAATACCAGCACGGTCGTTCTTACCCTCAGCCGAGGCAATTTCACGTTGATGTTTGATCCACTCTTTCACATTAGACATGTGGAGCGGATCATCAGTCGGGAGGTCAAGAACATTTTGGTGGATGTTCTTATAGGTTGGTGGGTTCTCAAGCATACGCTTTTCGCGAGCTTTAGCCAGACGCTCTACCGCAGCAGCCTTTTGCTCAGCTGACATTGGTTTGCGTGGTTTACGGATCTTTTTGCGGACGTAACTTTCAGGTTCTTTAGCCATAATCTTAATCTCACTCAATTTGAACAACAAGTATACTATAGTCTATGTAGGATGTCAACCTTTTTTTGATCTATCTGCCGATATGGGTTAAATCAGAGTTGGGCACGACCATGTATCCACCTTTATTGTATGCTATTGATACGGTGTAATTCTTTGATACTTCGCGCTTGTATGAATCGTCGACTTGAACGTTAGACGATGGGGGAGTGAGTGGAGCAGACATATAATCATTCTGCTCCTCTCTTCGGTATGGCACTGCCTTAACTGGCATCTCTCTGAATGCGGGCTTATACTTCTTTGTTGTATTTAATGCCTTTGTTTTACGCTTACGTCCAGACATATCATATCTCAATGATCCAGCAGTCGTACCTTTCATAATTTATTCTCTCAGTAGCTTACTAAACAGTTGGAGCCATTCACTCTCTCTGTAACTCCAATTATAAAAATTGTCAATATATACTTTAGCCATTTCCAACTTACTTTGCTGTCCAGCAGAGCGATGGCTGTGTATGGCATTGACCAATGTCTCAATGAATTCATGCGCATGGCTATTGGGATCTTCATGATACTGGTACATTGTCGCAAACCCAGCAGTCGTTTCTGGTAATGCTGCATGATTAGGACAAACAATCTCGCATCCAGCACTCATAGCTTCTATAGCAGCAATACATGAAGTCTCTTGCCAAATGTTAGGATATGCAAAGATATGTGCTTGTTTTAGAGCTTCACGCACAACATCATTAGGCTGATAACCATGATACGTCATATTTGGATGAGAGTCAACCTTTTCAAACACACCTTTATATGGGATATCTCTATCTGCCCAACCATAAGCATTGAATGACGAATACACATCAAGGTGTAATTCCACCTGATCTTTAAAGTGATTACATATCCACTCAAAGCAAGGAACAAGAATCTCAAGACCGCGATGAGGAGTTGTGTGATAGATTAGGTTGATTCGCTCGGTTGGCTTTGGTTCGGTCAACACGATTGGATCGATAGCATTGTGGATAACATGCGTTTCTTTATAGCGAAGAGCATGTTGATAGTGGAATGATTGCATCTGGTGATTGCTCACAAATACAATTTTATCAAACTTATTCCTGCTGCTCGGCTTACTTAGATGGGCAGCTTCTGGATCATCACAAGTGTCATGCAGAAGAAGAATGTTCTTTTTAGAAAGATCAATACTATCTTCACGAACTCTAGAATGGATCACATTGATCTTATCATCAAGCCCATTCCTTTCTAAGATATCAGTTATCCGTTCAGCCATCATTTCCGTGCCGCCTTTAGCGTCAGCATATGTGCCGTCAGCTTGGGGTTTCGGAAACGAGACATCAACCATTTCTTCTTCTGCAATGACATCAAGGCTCATTATGCTTCAACTTCCGAGTCAACATGAGCAACAGATTTAATTTTATCCATACGGAAAGATCGCCAGCCATTAGCATTAACGTCCCAAACAGACAAAGAAGTTTCCGCAGCTTTCTTAGTGTCACCATCAACTTTAGAAGCAACAGCAGCTGGAAGAATGTCACGTTTAAGAGTACATGTCATAACACGCTCGTCACCGTTCAGTTTGTCGAATGTAACTTGTAGTACATTCGCGACAAGAAGATCGCGCAATTCGTCACGACTAAATTGATTATAAACCATACAATACCTCATAAAATATCACCGAATTAAATAACAAAAGAAGTGGTTCTTCGATCACGTGTCACAGAGCTTTTGGCTCTATCGTGATCCTCGTTGAGACTTCCCCATTGCCTCATATATTTACGCTTTGTCTCGTTTCAACCATTGGTCTACTTCGCAACCGATAAGTGTAACACTTACCACTATTTGTACAGGATCAAACATCACAATACCAGCGACCAGCCCAACAAGACCGATCGTTAAACCAAAGCCGATAGCGGCACGTGTCTTCATAAATTTACTAAACATCATTATCTCCAACAAGTCTTCTACATTCTTCGAATCTTCGCATTGACGTTCTAACGCCATAAAGGTCGTCTTGATTATCAACCGCAAACGCCAACCAAAATAACAACCAGATCCGAGCAATCAATAACATGAGTTTATTATACTACATTGCTCAATATAAGTCAACTACAATACAACTTTAATATTCTCAGCAGGAACGATATTTAGTTTCTTTCCCTCTACAGTAATGGGAATACTATTAGCCCAACTCAGGTATACGACATCACCGACTACCACGTCTTCGACGCTATCGGCTACAGCCAATACAGTTGCTGGCTTAGATGATTGATCATCGTCAGGTGTCCCAGTTAGGATAATGCCGCCCATCGTTGTTGTTTCTTTTTCTTCCGCTTCCAGCATGACTAACACGCTATCATTTAACATCTTCATCTATTATTCACCTTGTTTTAAACGTTCAATTATTTCAATTAAATCATCCATAGCTTCCATATCGCTCTGGGATTCAGTATCAATTTCTAGCTCAATTTTTATTTTCATCTGTCACACTTTATCTGGAGCCTCCTATCCGAATCGAACGGATCACCTACTGATTACAAGTCAGTTGCTCTACCAAATGAGCTAAGGAGGCATTGTTAAGTTGTTATTATACTACACATTTGGGTGAAAGGCAAGCGTTATTTGGGTAATAGTTGGCTTACCATTGGTGGATCACGCCTGCTATGATAACAAAGCATGTAATAAAGTTTACAAGGACAATCACCGTTCTTATGGACGCTACAAGATCAGCTTCGCTTTTACTGCCGACTTTCTCGCCCAGTGACTTAGCCCATAATCGCCACCAACGCATTAGTCCTTGCCTCTACGACGATCAATGCCAATGTCTGTTACCACAATCAAATATAACACACCAACGATAACACTTGTGACCATAAGACCAATCATCGCATAACTTAATGTATTTCCTAACATGTTTAATATATCCATGACTATTCCTCTATTGCCATTATCATACTAGTTTTATCAACGCCATTGCTTATAAACTCTTGCCCCAACCACTGTATCTCATCATGAAGTTCTAGAGCCATATGCTCTATGGTCTCAATACCAGTCCTCTCACGCTCATGAGCATACCAAGCCAACACATTAGATACCTCATGTATTTTATTGTCGATATAAAGCGCATTAGTGTTCGGGTTTGTTGAGTCTCCAGAGACAGCTAACAAAGAATCAGGCAGGACAATAGTATTCATCACAATTGAGTCGATGTTAAGAACTAACACCTTTCCAGCATTAGCCAATACAACTGGCAAATTTTTGTGTTTTGAATTTCTATATTCTTTGACACGGTCATCATCAGTCATACCATTAGTGTCTAGTTCTTCAAATGTACATGTAAACTTCTCTTCCACATCATCCATGAGAAAGGAAACTCTTTCATATACCATCGGAGAAGGATTCACTATATGTACATGGCAAGGCATTCCACCACTACCAGTAACCGACCTGACGAATGCTTCGCCATGTTTCATGAAGTACAGACTATCGCAGGCAGCAAATACTACTGGGTTGCATTGCACTATTCCATCAAGATTTTCTTCATCTATAACTATTGTGTCACTCATTGTCCGATAATCCCATATTGTATACCACGATCAACCGCATAATCTTCAACACGATATCCTTCATTTTCAGCTTCATCCACTTTATCCCAAAACAACTCAACCAGCTCGTGTTTAGGATGGTCAACAGTTTCGCCAGTAAACCATTTCGGCTTCCATGGCTGGGTTGGCATATGAGTGTAATGTATTTGTTTGAATGGCTCGACATCACCGTCATGGCTATTCCATGCAGGGTCTAAAGTGCCGATGGGTATCTCTTGTTGTACAAAGTTTATGAACCTGTGGTGTGCTCTTGGATCGACTTTCCATTGAGCTGACGGCTTTTGACCTTTAAACTTAGAGCAGTCAAATAAGATAACACAGAACTCTTTACCGCCAAACCGTTTGCCGTCTCGGGCAAGCATTACATTGTCACCCATATCCATATCAAACAACTCACCAATGTCATGGAAGTTTAACATATCAACATCAGTGTATATTGCTCGTCCTTCAAAGTTACAGTATTCGGGGATAGCCCAGCGGAATCCTGAGAATGGAGTAGACCAATTCTGATCAGCAAAGCCATGCCAGAAAGAATTAGGATCATCTGTTTTACGCATCCAAACAATTTCAATACTACGAAAGGAATTGTTCCTCAGCGTGTACTCATACGCCATCTCAATCAATGCGTCTTCACCATTAGATGACGTACCAATAAACAACTTCACAGGATCTTTTTTCATAATAACCTCATTATATATTTAAGACTTGAACTCTTCCTTCAACTTACTCACATGCTTACTATGTATCTTACAGCCGATGAACTCGTTATAATACTCGTCCCGCAAAAGAACATCTTTCCCAAACTGTTCCTTTGCCTCGTAGTATGTACACTCACCCTTTGTTCTTGCTAGGTGTAGTATCTCACGTTTGAATGGTGTGCCATTCTCAACTAACAGCTTAACCGACTCACTGGATCCATAATAATCTTTCCAGTCAGACGGAACTTTAGTCTTAACCCTGCGCTTGCGAGTCTTGGTTACTGGCAGAGTCTTTGGCTTCCAGAAAAACTTCTTACCAACATACATCTTGCCAGTTTCCAATTCAGTCAGGCGATAACAAAAGCCGACCCATTCCTTTAACTCTTCTTCGGATGGGTCGTATGGTCTGCCTTTATATATCCAAGGGTTTACATAATTATTCGTCTTCAAAATCTAACTCGTCAAGCGCATCAAACTCAATAACGTCACTGAGATCAACTTCTGCTCCACAATAGGGGCAATATAGCGGTGGGTCTGTAATGTCATCCTGATTAAGGAGAATAACCTGATATTCACTGCTACATTCTTCACAACATAACGTTGTTACTTCCTTTACTTCTTCTTCCATCATTCCTCTCTACGATGCGTATGCATCATCCCACGTTCCTGTAAGACCAGCAACTTCATATTCTGTCACACGGTTCTCAAAGAAGTTCGTGTGGTCTGCACCATTCAATACCCACTCCAACCATGGGAGCGGATTCTCTTTTACTCTGAAGTTTGTTCGTAAACCTAACTGAAGCAATCTTCTGTCTGTTATATAGCGGATATACTGTTTTACTTCTGCAGCGTCTAAGCCTTCAACCTCGCCCATCTTGTAAGCCAGATCAATAAACTTATCTTCTAGCTTCACAGCTTGTCGTGCTATCTCATATATATCTTTCTTAAAATCTTCGTCTACGATACGTGGATGCTCAGCGCAGAATGCTTTGAATAGCTTAGAGTTACCCTCAACGTGAATCGACTCATCACGGATAGACCATTCTACAACCTTGCCCATGCCTTTCATCTTACCATAACGCTGGAAGTTTAGTAGCATTACAAACGATGCAAATAACGCAACACCCTCGTTGAACACAGACTTAGCAAGCGACAATCCGAGACCACGCATAGTAGTAACATCATTCTCGGTCATAAAGTCGATCTTATCAGCCATCTCTGAATACTCAAGAAAGGCATGATACTCGCTGTCAGGCAGACCAAGTGTTTCGTTCAGTAGAGCATATGCTCTTTGGTGGATACCCTCACGAGCAGCAAACGATCCAAGCATATTACGCACTTCATTGTTCTTAAATTTAGGAACAAAGTTATCGTAGTAATTCTGACCAACCGCAACGTCTGACTGAGTAAACAAGCGCAGTACATTGGTGATGTAATCTTTCTCTACCTGTGTAACCTTACCCATCTTCCAATCAGTAACGTCTTCAGAGAGATCAATCTCGTCTTCGATCCAGTGAGCCTTTTCGTGACGTGTAGTAATATCTACAGCCCAAGGATAATGGAATGGTTTGTACGTTTCAGAGAACTCAAGCAGACCGCCAGCTTTCTTAACTAGCGTGTCAGCAATCTTCATAAGATCGTCATATGTTCCAATGTGTTTATCATCAATAAAGATCTGCGGTACAGATCGTGCGTTCGGCAGTTTCTGGTAGAACGCCAAACGTTGTTCTTGATCATCTAGCTTGACCTCACGGACAACATATCCATGAGTCTCAAACCAATACTTTGCCTTTACACAAAATGGGCAATTACTTTTACTGTAAATTAATACGTCCAATTCTCTCTCCTAGAATATGTATATTTCATTTGACTCATCACCCTTCGCATGCAAGGCAAGAATCCTGACTATCATCGTCTTGTGTAGCAACATCACTGAATTCAGCAAGCCTATCACGAGCGACTTTAGTCGTAACGTTCTCAGCTTTGTTAGATGTTTCTGTTCTTAGATAGTATAACCCTTTTGTGCCGTAAAGCCAAGCATTATAATGTACTTTATGTAGGTAATCTTTGGTAGCTCCTGACGGGAAGAAGATATTCAATGACTGACCTTGACACAGATACTTTTGACGATCACCAGCTTGCATAACAATCATATCTTGATCCAACTCAATGGCTGTCTTGAATACGCCTTTGATGTGGTCAGATAAGAAGTCTAGGTGCTGTACTGAACCGCCGCCAGTGATGATCGAAGACCAAACCTCATCAGTATTCATACCAAGCAACTCTAATTCTTCCTGCAAGTATTTGTTCTTAGTCAGGTGTGAACCAGCACGTGTGCGAGAAGTAAATGCGTTTGCTTTCCATGGCTCAATAGAAGGTGATGTTCCGCCAATCAATGAACTGTTTGCATTGGGGGCGATAGCTAACATGTGTGCATTACGCTTTCCAGTGCCTGCCATATCTGGCGCTTCACCACGCTCGGATGCGAGTATTGATGTCTCTACTTCTGCCCACTGCTTGATGTTTTTAAAGATCTCTATGTTTGTTGACACTGCTTCTTCAGATTCAAATTCAATACGGTGTTTCTGGAGGTATGCGTGATAGCCCATCGCTCCAAGACCCAAAGACCTTTCCCGCATAGCAGAGTATTTCGCTCTGTGGATTTCGTCCCCTGCGTGGTCGATAAAGTACTGCAGGACGTTGTCAAGGAAACGAATAAGATCAGCAACAACAGTTGAATCTTTCCATTCATCATACTTCTCCAAGTTCAGTGAAGATAGGCAGCAAACAGCACTACGCTCTTCGTTTGTTACTAGGTGTATTTCATTACACAGGTTAGAACCTTTGATAGTAAGACCCATATCTTTCTGTGATTGAGGCAATGCTTTGTTAGCAGTGTCAATGAAGTTTAGATATGGTTCGCCTGTACGATAGCGAGTCTCTAAAATTAGTTCCCACAACTTACGCGCACGCATAGTATCACGCACTTCTTCTTTGTTTGGATCCTTTAGTTCCCACACATCATCATGAGCAACTGCACGCATAAACTTATCAGATAAATTCACAGCGTGATGTAGGTTCAAACATTTACGGTTCACGTCACCAGTCGGGATACGCATGTTAATGAACTCTACGATATCAGGATGAGAGATGTCCATATAGGAAGCGTATGAGCCTTTACGGGTCTTTCCTTGACGATACGCAGTCATATCACTATCTACAGTGTGTAAAAACGGCATTGGACCTGGAGCTACGTCTGAAACAGAACGCACGTCTGACCAATGACCACCAACACCGCCACCCTTTACTGACAACCAACGCAACTCTGCGCTGTGATCAATTAATCCTTCTAGAGTATCAGGGACGTATGTTAGGAAACACGAGATAGGTAATGACTTAACCTTTTCACCCTTGAGCGGAGCATTAGAAAGAATTGGTGATGAGAACATAAACCAACCGTTCGATGCAGCGTCATAGATTCTTTGCGCAAGTTTCTTATCTCCTGCCGAGAATGCTACTGCAGCACGAGCAAACGCTTCTTGCGGCGTGCTTTCGTCATCTCTGCAATAATAATCTTTTAGAAGTTTGACAGCTTGCTCTGTCATTGTTTTGTCTTTGCTGGGATCAATTTTCACACCCAAATGCTGACGAGGAAGCCCAAACATATTATATCCTTTTATTCTTGTTCTTGTAGTAATGAATTTGCCATGGGGAATATCTCAGCAATAGCGCATGCGCACTCACGAGCAATTTCCATGTGTTCTTTTTGTGTACCGTTAGCAGCACGCAGATTAATATAATGAATCCAACTTCTCAAAGTGCCATTCATATATAGTCGAGTTTTAGTAAGTCCCTCTGGGAGTACTGCTCTCGCCTGCTCTTTCGCGATGCCCGCTTTTATTGCCCAGTCATATGCTCTCTGAGATGCAGCGATAACGGTTTTCTGAGCAGCAACCCAATCGCGCCTTAATGACTCATCATTAGTGTCAACACTGTTCTGACGGTTCTTATCATCCTGTAGTCGCGCTTCACGCAGAACATAAGGATATCCCATTTCATCAGGCGTAGCATAACGCTGGCTGAATTCTTGGAAAGAGAAAGAACGATGACGCACAATCTGATGTGCAATATCTCTTGTCGTGTCGATCATCATACACGCACTGACCATCTCTAAAGGAGACCAATGTTGGTGTTTGATTAGATACTTTACCAACTTCTCTGAAGTCTCATTGTTGAACTGATTGGCAGGATTAGAAACCCTCGCACAGTACGCGATCATTTCTAATAAATCAGGATTCTCATTCTCACCAAATAAACCATCCACTGCTGCCGAATACGACACTAATTTTACATGCATTTAAATCTTTCTCCACTCACTCAGTTTAGCCTTCGCGGACAATCCTTTGAAGGTGTTATTACTTATAATACTTTGAATCTCATCGACACACTTACCAGACAGTATCATGTCATTAATGTCTTTTTCTTTCACACTATTTGGGAACAACGCAATCGAATGATTCTCAAGTATCGTCTTTTCAATACGTCTTACTATTTCCTTGCTTCTTGGTTCATTATCATACACAAAGACATACTCAGCTGCAGCATTAATGCCACTCACATCAGCTCCAGCCATCGCAATTGCGTTATCAACGAACATACTATCAATTGGTCCTTCAACAACATAGACTGGCTTGCGGTAGTCTACAGTATCTAGCCCAAATATCTTCGGCGCATCAGGATCAATCATTATGGTTACATACTTCAGATCGGACTTGCCTATTGCTCTGCCCTGAAACCCAATCAAGTTGTCATTCTTATCTATAAAAGGAATGATGATTCTTGGCTCATCTTTAGTGATGTTGGGAACCTTATCTTTCACACAAGCATTAACGAACTCGTAGAATTTAGGAGCATAAAAAAGTTTGTAGTGGCACTTAGTAGGGATAGCACGACTTAAAATATATTGTTTGGCTCGGTGTGTTGGAGGCAGTTGAGAGACCTTTTTCAGCTTACCCAGCGGTGTTTTGAGATAGTTCGCTTTCTTCTTGAAGTGGAACTCTGTCTTAGTTTTCTTTGGCAGGGGAGTAGTATTAGCTGCTCTGTGACCACCCCCATCCTTGAATTTCTCCATAGTATATTCTTTATAGAGATGAGGACTGACGTGTTTTATAAGGTTGCTGACGCTTGCGCCCATGCCGCAGTTATGACACTTAAATATATAGGAACTCTCTTTAACAAACACATAACCACGCGCCTTGTTCAGATTCGTTTGAGAATCCATACAATAAGGGCATCGAAAATTGTATAGTGTGTCGTTCTTCCGCTTGAATTGCTCTAGCTGAGAAGAGAGAAGATGAAGGTATTTTGATTCAATATAATTACTCATGTACTCATTATACAACAAAAAGCTCAATAAGACAAGGAGTTTTTACATATGATCTTTAATATATGGGAAGACTACTGTGATTAAGAATGCTAGTAAGCTGAAGCCGCCAGCTGCTTGCCATTTCCACTGTTCTAGCTTACCGACTCGGTTGGACATTTCACTAGCGTGGTCTCGCTGATCTTGCTTCAGCTCTTTGATCTCGGACATAATCTCTTTGTGAGAGTTACCAAGACCTTTCTGTAATTCTTCGCGCAAACTTCCGATCCTTTTATGCAAGATGTCTTGTTGGTCTCTCGCTTCCTTTCTGCGCTCTTCGAGCAATGTAAATAAGTCCATGTCTAACCCGATCTTTGCCGATACAATCTCATCCGACTCGAGAATAATCTGTTCTGCTTTCTTTGCTCGTTGTCTCATAATCACTATCGCTTTGGTGAGTTTGTCTTTTATTTGTTTCTTCTATTTATTATCTTTAGAATGTTTGTCCGACTGTTTCCGCAAGTATTCGGCAATTTCTTTGGCTTGCATCGAATATAATGTTTCTAAGTCTTCTTCTAAAGCCTCTAAACGATCAGCTATTAGTGGGTATTGCTTACGAAACTTGGCGTCTTTTTTGGCGAGCGAAATATCATACTTAACAGCGAGATATTGCATAAAGGCATCAACATGCTTCTGGAACCAAATGCCCATAGTTGTGCCTTGAAACCAATTATAAAATGAACTGCCGACAACAGATCCGAGAATAGACTTTAGTATAAACCAATACATATTATTTGTCAACCTTTTCAATGTCGTTCAACGAGGCTTCAACAGACAAAACAACATAGTTCTGCATGCCATGATCAGTAAGCGCATCAAAGAACTTACCTTGCTTCCATCCAGACCACGTACCACGGAAGAAGTCTTTCCATCTCTGCCAATATGTAGGATTGCGCTCATATCCATATGCATTGAAGTAACGCTCGTCACCACAATGAGCATAACCAAGTATCTTTGGTGGAACCTTGGTAACTATGTCATTGTTATTAACAAATCGTTGATGTGGACATTTAAGCTCTTGAACAAATCGCTTACCGCCAACACGTGGTGAACCGAAAGTAAACAAACACTCAGCTTCAATACGTGTCGCAGCGATTGTTGCCATTGCAGCACCGAGACTATGACCAGTGAGATAGATTGTTCTGGGTGTTTTTAACTTACTGTTTGCTTCTATCTCTTTTAAGCAATCAGCCCATAATTCATCGAGTTCATCCTGAAACCCTGAGTGTACCTTACCTCCAGCAAGAGCGGAATTCCTTGTCACTTTCAGATCCGCAGCTATGTCATTCAGCTTTGTCGGTTCAGTACCCCGAAACGCGAACCACAATTCTTTTTTACTCTTAGCGACCAATACCTGTGCACCATTTCTGTCAATCAACTTGCCCTTATAGCCGTCGAGACTCTTCAATGCTTCTGCGTCAAGGTATGCTGACTGCGCAAGATACGCTGCAGCTTCTGTTTTATTGGTCATCTACTTAGTTATCCTTTATTTATTTTTATGTTCTTTATAAATTCAATGTAATCGAATGGTATATATTTATCTTCTTCAAAGAAGTGTACTGCGATAACGTTTTGGGCACCATCAACACCACTCTCTATAACGTGAGAAACATTATCGATTCCTCCGATCATATACTCTTCAAACAACTTAATATCATATTTGTCTTTATGTTTGACCATAATATGATACATCTCTTGGCAAAAATAGAGATAATGTTGATCCAATGTTTCGGGTGTCGTAGTATAAGCATTCACCAAAGCATCATAAATGATTTCACTATTTGGCTTCGCACCTATAAACCCGTTAAATACTGTCGTACCTAGAAGAAAGTTCTCTCCATTAAGAGACACTTCAGCATTCACATTCATATCCAAGTCACACACAGTGAATAGATGATCGTGTCCATCTATATCCAGCTCAGATAAATCCCCTGTTAGCATTAGATCAGAGTCGCAAAAGACCCCACCATTCAAATACAAGTAATAGTATCTAAACAGGTCAGATTTATGCGCACCTGTGAAACTATTAAAAACATCTACTATGTTCGGGAATTCTGGTAGTGGATTTTCGTCAAAATACTCCAGTATTCTTTCGTCGTCATACCAGTCTATCTTCCAACCACAACCATTTCGTTCAGCCCATCCAGCATTAACTTCATCAAGGAAAGGCTCTCTCGAAACTTGCAATAAAATCTTTGGTATCATAATATAATTCTCAATGTTATTGTGTCGGTTCTTCCTCTTTTGGCTTTACCGAATCTTCATAGTAAATAATAATTTCTTTCTGTTGTAGTATATAGCGTCTTAGATCAGCAAGGTTTAAGCTGATGTTCTCATAGCCTCTAACAGAGATTGCCATGAATACTATGTCGCCATTATCCTTCTCAAACTTTCCAAGAAACTCTTCCATGTTTCTTTCAGTGACAACATACCAATCAACATCTGATAGATCTAATTGCTTTGGTCGTTCAACAACAGGGATTATAGGTTGAATGATCTTTGTTACTGTTACAATCTTTTCTTCTGGTTGTCTGTTTAATAGACTACAACTGCTACTTAGCAGTATCAGACTCAAGATCAGCAAATATCTTAGTTGTGCCATCATTTATTCTCTTTTCAATTAATCCAGGTTTTCTCAAACTCAACAACGTCAGGTTGTGCTTCTTAAATTTCTGTAACAAACCATCAGAGTATGCTTCTGCTTTCTGAAGGTTTTTCATTAGGTCTTTGGTCAGAGCGGCTTGTACTTCTGCAGTTTCTTGCATAGTGTTTATTGTGGCTTGCTGCTCTTCAGCCGCAGCTTTCAATGTCGCGTTGTTCTCTGCGAGCTGTTGAATACGATCCTGAGTGTCATTGTAGTAGCTCTTGGCGGCATAACCAACACCACCAAGTATCACTATCAATGCGATACATGCATACAATTTAATCATAATTTATCCGTGTTTCTTAAAGGTAACTTTCGGAAACGCTAATGTCGCTTTCAACACTTCGTCTTTAGAGGCGTTGAATTGTATAGCAACTATCTCATCAGCTTTTGTGGCTATAGCAGCCAACCAACGATGATTGCCATCAATAACATAGTTATCTTTACTGATAAGTATTGGCTTCTTGTTCTTGTCGTCTTTCTTAATAGAAGCGATAACACCTTTATCTGAAAATTGTGACTGTATAGCTTTTAGTTTTTTCGGGTTTGCGACAATTCTCTTACCAACTATGCCTTTGCGCTTCATATGTAGGATATATGCAGCATAGTCTTTCTGTTCAATCTGAGGCATTTTGTTTCGAGGAATATCACCACGAGTAGGGACAGTGACCTGCAACTCATTAACTTTCTGTAGAGTTGTGTTTGCTTTAGCGTATACTGATGTTGGACGAGTGCCTCGAACTGGAGCTTTAGTCTCGAACAGTTTCTTGAAGTCCTTTCCAGCTTTAGCAGGAGTGTTTCGCTTTGCCATCTCAACCGCCAATTCACGGTCAGGCGTCTTAAAATTCTTCTTACGCATTACTGTCTTGGCCACCAACTCCAACTCACCTCTTCGCAGATTCAATACGAATGGTACGTTGATGTCCGTTTGCATATCTTTCAATACAGCTTCAGCGTCTGGACCAAGTTTTGGTATAGCTTTGCCGTGTTTCTTAAATGTTTTCTTAAATAGACGTATCAGTTCGGCTGAAGTGATGTCTTTTTTATTGCGAGCATCGTTGGCGCGATCTAGAAAATGACGAGTGAACTCAACATCAATCCCCACTTTAGCGAAGACTCTATCGGCATATTTTTCAACGGCATCTAAATCAGCTTGAGTTATCATGCGTTATCAACTAGTATAAGATCAAATGCCGCAGAAAGAACGCCATTAGCAGCGCCAATAGCCCGCACATCAATATCGGTCTTCTCGGTAAACTTAATCGGAGTAGCATACTCGATAGTGTGGTCACTTTGGAATAAGTACACCCCACCAACGACTCGGAATGCGCCACCAAAAGGACGGGCAAACATAGCAATCTCTACTGCCTGATTCTTACTTGCTGTCATCTGTACAGTGTTTAGGAACCCAGTACTACCTGCAGGAACAGTGTAAAATGCCTGTAGTGATTGTCCACGCTCTGCTTTAATCTCTGTGATAACAGTAGGTGTCGCATTCTTAACAACAATAGTGCCGACATTAGTGGCAGTACCAGACATAAATGCACGGTTGATTCTGTGCCAAGTCTTGGTGCCAGTTACAGGAGTTTCTCCAGTCAGGCAAATAGTTTCAGTCTGGAAGGCATAGTTAGTATCCAACCCTTCTAATGTAACATCAGTTGTGTCAGCATCGTCATCAGATACGACAGTAACGACACTAGCGTCAACGATAGCTGGCCAAGGATACAACTGTTGGCCAACTGTTTCTCCTCCAGTCCAAATAGTTGACCAACCAGTACCGACAGTACCGTCAAGCGCACCAAACTTATGTACGGCAGTGTATCCTTCTAAATCACCATTTGCTAATGGGATATTCGATGCATTGCCAAATGTGTTGATGATATTACCGTTCTTATCAGCAAGCATATTTGCTTCAAAAATAGTAGTACCATTGGCGAGATATTCTTGACTGTCTATTCTATATTGTGCCATGCTCTTTTTCCCTTATAGTTCCCTTATAGTCCAAATTTCTTCATGAAGTCTTTGCGTTCTTTGATCTTAACTCTCTTCGCTTTCTGCTCAAGATACCGCTTCAAAAACGCTTTCATATCTTTCTTACGAGCATCTGGCTTCTTGAAGTCCGCAACATCATCGCCAGTACCAGCAACTGCAGCGCCAGTAGCATTGGCAGGAGCATCTTCAAATAGTGTATTGAAGTCCTTTTGCTCTGTTGTGCTTTCTTCTATCTTATCCATAGCTTCGTATAACCCTCGTACCATTTCTTCTTCGGAGAATTCAGTTTGTGTGTGGCTTTCTTTAATGAGGAACAAAGCAGCAGCATAGGAAGCAAACTTGGTTTTGCCTCCTGGAACTTTTTCTAGGAGTTTTTTAAGATTGAACACCATCCGATCATAATACCCATAAGCATTATTCTCTTCAGTAGTCTCAGGCGACTTTATCTTCTTGCCGCTCTTGTCTATAATCCCCAACTTAAATGCATCAGTCTTTTCAAAGGGCGTTGTCAGCCTTTTGATGAACTGGTACGCGAGGAGTAAATCTGTAATCTTGCCCATTAAATCTTCCTAAGCGTTTCTACTATGTGTGCGTCTAACCCAATCTCACTATCTATGATTCTTTTACCTGCAACCAAACCAAGTTCAGTCGGGTAGTATTTCATCATGATCAAGAATGGCTTCAGGTAATGTAGATACCCTTCCAGCTTCAAGAATAACATTCTGGTAGCAGCTCTACTCTCAAACATGTTATAAATTACAACCATATGATTGATGATCAACCTTTCTTTAAGATCTCCTGATTGCTCATACTTTCTGAACAATCTTTTAATGTAGCGTATCCTCTTCAGGTCGTCATAAAACTCTAACAAATCCGTACAGTGGGGATTCGTATATGACTTCATAGCGAACATTTGGAAGTTATCTTCCGTCAAATCGTCAAACATATAATTCCATCAATTAATTAAGTAATATCGCTCAGTGCCGCTCTCTTGATGACAGTCGCGCTTACAGCCACATATATATAGTCAGCATCAAACCAAATAGATCCAGCACCAACCGTTGGAGATGTTGTTGTTGGATTATTTGTGGATGGTGTCGAACTTGTTAGGCGTAAATTTTTACCCGCAACAATAGCTAAGTCAGACGGTACAGCACCAAAAAGGTTTTGTACCGTGACTTTCTTACTAGAGGGCGTAGATCCAGGATTATCAACAACCATAAAAAGGTCGTCGCTCGACACCGAAGTGGCAGCAGTAAGTGCTGTAACCTTTTTATCAGCCATTATCTATAATCCTTATTCGCTATCAGGTAATTGAGTATCATCGGCAGCATCGCCAGAGATAGAACCCATAGCAACTAATGTTTCATACTGTACACGACCAGCACGACCACCAGTTCCAGGTGTACGCTTAACCCAACCAGCATGAGCAACGCTCTTACCTTCGCCAGTAATACCAACTTCTGTTTTATCAGCACCGTAGATAAAAGCAGCATCAATGTTTTCTGAATACACAGTATACAATGGCTTCTCAGATACTTCGTATGCAGCAGCAGAAGATACTGCGATATCAGCACTGCCGTCAGCTTGACGTACAGTTGCGTTTGACGCATCGGCGATAGCAGTGAATACATAATCGTTAGCACCAACACGCAAGAAGTCACCAACTTTATAGTCGGTTAAAACTGCGCTTGACGCACCAGTTACAGCTCCAGCATCAGTAACAGCACATGTGCCTACTGTGGTTTTGCTGTCTTTATTTCCCCATAAACTCATCTTATTTCTCCTAAGATATATTTGTTATTACTTCTATTTAGTAGTTTTCATAATCAACTTGGTGGCAGCTACACCAATTTTATAGCTGCCATATTCTTTATAGTTCTCTGAACGCCAACTCTTTAGCTTTCAAGAACTTAACTGCGCTCTTAATGGCAGGCATAGGACTTCTCTCAGTACCGACTTTGGTATTGCGACCTGTCTTATACTTAACCTGAACACCATCATCAGTTGTCTGCATTGTAACAAGCAAGTTGTTATTTTTAGGATCTTTCAACTCTACAGAGATGTTATCCTTTAATGCCAATACTAATGGAGCGATATCTTTATCTTTCAGTAATGTGAACTTTTCATTAAGCTCTTGTTGCTCAGCCAAACGATTAATGGTTGCTTCCATAACAGCTTCCCATCTAGAACCATACTTGCTCTTGAAGGTAGCTTCATTTAATCCACAGCTTTCTTTGAGTGCAGATCGTACTTGCTGAACCTTAGTTTCCATATCTCTGATTTCGCCTTCAATCTCTTTACGTTGGCGACCTTTACTTTTCTGGATTAGGTCTTGTAATTGAGACTCAAACGAACTTAGTTTGCGTTTAAGATCAGCTGAACTCTTACCCTTATAAGGATTCTTCAAACCTTCGTCTAAAGATGGAGAAGTATCAACCTCGTCAGCCTTTTTGTCTTTCTTCTTGTCATCCTTTTCTTTTGACTCATCTTTAGAAATAGCCTTAGAAATTGCCTTACGCTTCTTGTGTAAGAACTTGTCTGAATCGTCTACATCACCATCGTTGTCGATGTCTTTGTCTTTACGATCTTTGAACTTCTTCTTAACAGCTTTAGGCTGAACTTTATCAAGACCTTCACCGTCATCAGACTTATCGTTGCTGTTATCTTCATTAATAGCTTCAACACCTTGCTCAACAACAACATTAGTATCGTCAGTAGAAACTTCGACAGTATCGGCTTGTCCAGAAACAACAGCGTTTACAGCAGCAAGCAATGAGTCACTAGAACCATAATTGTCTTGCGTTCCGAAGACGTTTGCTTCTTCAAGTCCTTCCATTGCACCTTTAACTTTGAACATTTTGTATTCACCCTCTTTGTTTGTTTTATTTGCACGATCAAGATACTTCTTAGCCTTTGATGCATCATCAAACTTAGAGAACTTAGTTGTGTCGGCTTTACCTTTCTTATCGTAGTATTGAACTATGAAGTAATCTTCATTGAGTTCTACGCTCTCGACCTTAAATCCTTTTTTCTTCGCATCAGCGATACGCATTATAGCGTTTGCGCCAGATTTTGGATCAGGAAACTTGTTTGGATTTTTAGGTGCTTTACTGTAACCAATAATTTTATCGGTCTTTGGATTATTATTTCCACGAACATTTGCTTTAGCAATATGAACAAGATCGTTATCGCCAAATTTAGCTTCGTCTAGCTCAACAGACTCTTTGATCGCACCTTCAAGAGAACGGAAGAACTTCAGCTTAACACCTTTGGTCTCAAACTTAGCATCTTCAATAGTACCCTCTGAAGACTCTTGGGTTAGATTATAGTAGATTCCTTTGGCGATATTGACTTTCACAAGTGGAAAGATGTCACCAGCAATGCTAATCTTTGTGGCATATCTGAATACAGTTTCGCCAGACTTTACGTTAGAACCTTTGATGTACTTCTTATCACCAGAATCTAGAGCAAATAGTACCATTGGGTGTTTGCTATTGTTATCGCTCATTACAGCAACTTCTTTATAGCCTTTCTTACGACCGAATGTTAGTGCTTGATCTTCACCCCAATTAGGAGTCTTATCTGTGAACTGTTGGTATGCTTCGTCTAGTTGATCACCTTCTGCTTCAAAAGAGTTCAACAAATGCTGCTTTCTTTTTGCAAGAGCAAACGCTTTATTCATAACAGAAGCAGCTTGTGCGATAAATTTAGATGACTGCTTTTCTGCCTTTTCGCCAGCCTTAATTCCCATTTCTAACCCAATGATCAGTTGTTCAACTGAATCGATTAAAGTGGGATCATCGAACTTTTTCTTTTCGCCCTCAGCCTTTGCTTTCAGACCTTTCAATTTTTCTATAGCAGTGAGTAGTTCGCTATTAGGCATATCACCAGCTTTAAATCGAATCTGTTCATCAAGAGAGACTGATTCGTTTAAGAAGTCATCCGCTGACTTAGCGCCCAAGGCGACATTAGCTATCTTATCTAGCTTGGCAATATTAATTTTGTATTTGTTTAATATAGCGTCAATGATATCTGAAGCATCGCCATCGCCTTGTCTATTCACAAGTTCAAACGCAATTTTAGTATCAGCAATATTGCCTGCAATATTCCAATCTTTCTTAACGGCTGCTAAGTCTTTATATTCTTTATGACCATCATCAGTGACTACGAAGTAAACTGTTTTCTTATTCTTACCTCTCGACTGAGCCGCTAATCGAGCAGGAGTCTTATCTTTCTTACTTGTTAGCTCATCACCATAAACACTACCGCCCAGCTTTTTAATTCTTTTTAGAGTGTCTTCTATTGATTCGCCTAACATTGCTTCGAATGCTTCATCAAGAGAGACTGATTCTTTCACTACTTTACCAGTCTTAAGGAATTTAAAGTCGACACCTAATTGCTTAGCAGCTTTAGTGATAGCTTCTCTGGCTGTTCTAGCCTTTACTACGATTGGCTGTCCACCACCAAGTTTTTTGCCATTCAGAGTCTGCTTAGGAATAGGAACAGAAAAGCTGCCCATTGCTTCTTCAAGAGCATCTTCATCTTCATCTTCATCTTCATCTTCAGGCTTCTCGTGAGTGTAGCCTTTAGCAGCAAGAGCTTTGTGCTCTGCTTCGCTATTAGCAACTTCTTTCTCGCCAGTTTCTGGGTCAAACATATCGTGTGGATACTTAGCAGCTTCTTCTGCTTCCTGAAGCTGCTTGAGCTGCATCACCTTTATTGTGTTCGCTAGGTTCATTTCTTAGATTCCTTAGTTATCAACTTTTTCGCCAGCACGCCACTGGTAACATGACCAATACCCAGCTGTTGTTTTGTCTTTTTTGTTTTCGCAATCGTGTCTTGATCTGAATGCTGCTCTTCGCTTTGGATCGTCTCGTTTGATTTCCATATTTGGATCACCAAACGTAACCTTAATCACATTGCCTTTGTCATTCTTAACATACACGCCAAATTTCTTTTTCGATCCTGATGGTAGTCTGAAAGGATTATTTAAATCAACCTTTCTTCCTTTATACTCAGCAGCTTCAACCACTAAATCTTCATACATGCCAGCGCAATCTTCTTGACACGGAGTGTCTTTTTTATACTTCTTGGTCAATGCATCAGTACCAAACTCACCAGCAGCTTCTTTAAGGTCTGTATACATATTCGCAAGAACACGTGGGTTAACACCACTATATTGTCGCGCCACAACACCAGCATAATAAACAACACCGTGCCTCATGGGGTCTTTACCAGCTTCTTTCTTCTTGCGGTCTACAACCTGCTTCAGAACACTCAATGCGGCTTGATACTTATTCTTTGAGATAGTCTTAGACTTCAGCTTGGCAATTAGTTCTCCAGTAGGAACCTCATCCAACATCTCAACAGACTCGCTCACATTACCCTTGTGTTGTTTCCACAAGTCAGCATCGCCAGTAGTTCTTGTCTTACCGCCAGTAATGAAAGAGTTTACACGAGCATATGCCCATTGCTGTTGGTTTGCTCCTGGACGATGTCCAGTCTTCCAAGCAGCCATGCCACGATTGTAAACTTTCTTCAGGATACCAAGAGATATGCCAGACTTGTCTGACTTCTTCTTCAGCGCAGTGGCTGAGTCTTCGGTGATCTCAAAAGATTCTTCTTGGTTCTTAGCTTTAGTGTCTGAAGTGCGAGCGCGATCCATCATACGATCATGCTTCTTCTTATCAACAGCCTTTTCTCTGTCTATCTTAGCCTTAGCCGCATCAACTTCACCTTCACCAAACATATCACGATACTTCTTAGTGTGTTTGGAGAGTTTAGTCTCAGCGCCAGTATCGCCAGCATGCTTATCTGGATATGCTGTCGGGTCGTCTGAATCTTTCTCAGCGCCTTTCTTGAATTCTGCGTCACGCTTTGCTTTGGTAGACTTAGATAAACCGCTATGGTATTTCTTTGGCTGTGTTCCTTCGCGATCTTTGATGTCTTTGTCTTGAGCAACAGCTTCAAACAACGCATCATAATCTAACTCTTCCTTGACACCGCCACGAGCTTTCTTCAATCTTTCGATCTCAGCTTTACGGATTTTAGGTAATAGCTTCTTGGCAATTTTAGGAATGAGTGATGACTTCTTCTGTACTAGCTTATCAACTTGAATCTTATCTGTGGGAGATAGGTTAGCATAGTTCTTACCGCGATCACCCGCAACTTTCTTACGGATAACAGCAATAGCAGCCTTGTTGGCACGCTTCTTAATCACATCTGTGTTAGCCATCTTCTTGGCTTTGATCTTCTTAAGACGCTGCATCTTTGGAGCAAGACGCTTCATTCTACGACCAATAGCTTTACGCTGAGAGATACTTAATGGCTTTCTATCTTCGTCCATGTCTTCTGTAAGTACAGAGCGGATAGTGTCATAGATATCTTTAGCATCACGATCACTTAATTTCTTTGCCAGACCAGACTTGAATGTATCGAAGTCGCCCTCAACTGCAATTGCTCTTAGCTTAGATGCAGACATTCCTTCAACGCCAGTTGCGTCAGGATCACGTGCGCCAGCAGAGACTACTTTGATTGAGTCGAAGTCATAGTTCTTACCATTATACTTCTGGAGCAGACCATTGAATTCGGTAACTCGATCAGATCCAACAACCATGATGACTTCATCAAACTCTTTATCCAATTCAGCCATTATCTGGAAGATTGTCTTAGACTTTGATTGGAATGCTGTTTTACCGAATGCTTTGCGGGCGAAACTAATCTTCTCAGCATAGTTGAGAGGATCTTTCTTATTATTCTGGGTGTGTGAAAGATAAATCCTTGCGGGCGCTTTTTCTTTCTTAGCAATCGCCTCAACTTTGTCGACCAGCTTTTGGTGACCGATAGTTGGTGGATTCATACGACCAAACGTAAATACTACTTTTGACATGTACGTGTTTCCCTTGGGCTTAACGTGTTAAATTAGTGGTTGACTTATCTCTTCATTGATGTATAATAGAGATGTCGCTTTGTAAGTGTATTTATAATATCTTACTTTTGCCATCCTTTGATGAATTCAGGAGAGAAGTTAGCTTGACTGAACTGCATCCGATCTACGAGCTTCAATGCACTACCATCTGTATCAATAGCAACATATCCCTCTGGAGCAGTAACCTGAAACCCATCCTTTGTTCTTAGTAGGGTTGTGATGTTACTTGCCTGATCCATCTTACGAATGATCATTTCTTTCGCATCAATCAAAAGGTTCATCATTGTAAAGATATTCTCTAGGTGACGAACATTAGCATTAGAAAAGAACTTCAAGACATCATCTCTTTTCTCTATCTGTGTAGCCTTACCTTTCTCAGACTTTCGTTTACCAGCCTCTTTATCATAGAAAGCAACAATGTAATTGACCAAACCTTTCACATGAGACTTAACGTTGGTGATCTTCTGTCCATCGCGAACTTTAGTGTTAAAGTGTGTCTTAACTTTCTGTAACAATAAGGCATCATCCGAGATACCATTAAGAGTCTTGGCGTCTAACTTACTGAACAGCTTACCTGCTTCAGACAACAGCTTAGTAATTTGTTTTGTTTCTTTATCAGTAAATGTAGCAGAGCCAGATACATCAGTGAACATAGCATCAACAGACCAAACGTTCTTGCTCTTGCGTAGCTTAGAGGCAATCTCTTTACCGAACGATGCCTTCATTGTTTCAAACGATGTTCCAGTATATATAGTATGCCACACAATACCGATTTTAGCTTGGCGAATAGTATTGCCGAGAGGTGACTTGCTTGGTACAGAGTATACAATAGTGTTAGGATGGAATGTTGTAACCTTTTCTCCGTCATACACTTCAGACTTCAGGTCAGACTTACTGAATAGAAAGTCTCCTTGAATAACACCAGTGATTCCTAGCTCTGGAAGATACTTCAATGCGTCTTTCAGTTTTGTTGCCAGCTCACCGCTAGTGTCAGCGTCTACCTCTTCAGCGGTCTTATAGACTTTAGGGTTCTTATTAAAGATACCTTTCTTAGCCACAAAGAACTCGCCGTCACGCGGATCTTGTCCAGCAAAAATAGCAGGAGCGCCGTCCCACTTAACAGTAGTAGAAACGCCACGGCTAGAATTACCCGAGAGCATATCACGCATACTTCTAAGAAGATTGATAGCTTGTCGTGTACCATTTACCCCTCCATTCAACACGGCATCTTCTAGATGTTCCATGTGTGTATTTTTATCTTCAATTAGGAATGAATTAAATTTTTTCATTATAGTGCTCATCGTGCCATCGTTGGGCTTCTTTCTTAGCAGTTCCTACATTTCTATATGCAGTGACTGGGTGACGAGGCTTATCGCCTCCTACTTTGGTGTTATCGAACAATGTGGGCATTACTTTCTGGCTACCATCTTTGTTCTTTTTCATAGAATCCATACCAGATAAACGGATCTCATACTTACCGTCTGAGGAAACGTGCTTGAACACTTTCTTATTGCCAGCACCATATCCATCTGGAACTTTCTTCCATTTGATATTAGCTGACTCATTAAACTGCATAAAAGATTTCATCTATTAATAAACCTTACAATGTATTGATGAGAAGTCGTTTTTCTTTATAGCCGAGTAATAACAACTCTTCAGTATATCTGGATCGCTTTCTGCTAGGATCTCGAGATAGTATGTTAACCAAGCACCAGCCTTCAATTGCACTTCAGATGTCGGGAAAGGGGAAACCTTATCAATTACAAATGACTTCTTCAATAGTTTAGGTAACGTTGTATTTAGGTATTTCATCGGATTGTTCATAATCTTAGTCTTATCAGCTTTAAGGTCAAACCCATTCTTAGAAGCAAGCTCAGGGAATAGTTGCGCAGATACAGAACCCAATTGAACATCAGCACCCTTTTGTCTACCCTCAAGATACACACGGATATCTCCGACCTTAGAGATTGTACCTGCTTTATATCCAACACGCAACTGGAAGTTGCTTATATTACCTTGCGTTTCGAAGATAAAGTTCTTCTGGAATGGGTCGAACAAGACACGCATTGGTGTCAAGTCTACATCAGGTATGTCAGATGTTGATACAGTTTCCACTTTAGCAGTTTTGTTCTTAGAGATCTTCTTGAGTGATACACCGAGGATTTCTTTACTCTCAAACTTATCAGCAAGCCAAGCATTGAATTCATGTAGTGATGTAACGTCTTTGGTCTGCTTAATTACCTGCGCTTTGTTGATTGACATAATCCAGATGTCAGCAGGGTTCCAGTTATCTTTTAAGTCTTTTAAACCAAATCGTTTCGCTAGATTAAATAATACATTAGAATCATTCTTTTCAGAGTCTAAGTATATCTTGTGTTTAGGGAAGTTGCCGAAGTTCTTGGAGAATGCGATGTACTGTTGCTCGAAGTTATGCATCCACTCTGGACTGAAATCAAATCCAACCTTTTCAGACACCTGCTTCAGTGTCAGCTTCTTACCTTTAAATGCGGTCTCAAAATAAGCAATCGTTCCTGCCTCTTGCTCAGCAGTTGATGGGTTAGCTACTTTCTCACCTTTCTTGGGGAGACGACCACTGCCACGCATACCACCAGATGGAACAAGAGCGATATTAACGAGCTTAGAGGAAACAAACTTTTCACCCTTTTTAATAAACCCATAACCAACCAAGTCTTTGTTCACAGCAAGTTTAGGGATAAGCTGCTTGTCTGTAACCTTGATGACGAGCTGTGTGCTCGCTTTCTTGAAGTCATACTTTGGTTCAATGTAGATAACATCGTCGTCAGCATGTTTCTTAAGACGAGTAATGAATCTCTTCAGCTCAGGGTTCATTGCTGTTGGTAGGTGCTCAAACCCTAACCAAAGTTTGGTTGATTCGATAAGGTATTCGTTAAACTTGTGCATAGCCAGCCTTTAATGGATACAATAATGGATATTATAACCTATTTATAATCCAAAGGCAATGTAAAAATGAGCATTTTAATGACATGCTCAGGTCATGGTGATGTGCGCGAGTGAGAGTGAGAGAGAGAGTCTCCCGCACATCACCAATTACATATTAAATCCACTGAAGTTCTTACGACCCATCTTCTTAGTCGCCCACTTCATTTGGTCATCTTCTTTCATACGCTCACCATAACCCGAATTGTCAAATACTGGACCAGTATCAGTAACGTCTTCTTGCGCTGTCTGTTCGACATCATACAACCGCATCTTAGCTCGATCAATACCAACCATGAACCTCTTATTGGTACTCGGATCACCATAACGATTCTTCAACTGCTTGATCATTATCTGATTCATCTCGTCAAGCTCTTCAGTCACAATCAATGCCGCCATGAAGTCAGCTGTAGCAGGTAGACCAAACGATTCAGATGTATCGGTCAGCTCAATGTCGCTGCTGCCATAACCGCTTCGTGTTACCTGTGTAGCAGATACAATCGGCACGTTCTGTTCTACAGCCAACCCACGCAGCTCTTCGGCAATAGCCTTGATCAATGTATATGAATTGACATTAGACCCAGCTTTCATCCTTGAAGATGAACAGATATTCAGATAATCAATATAGATGATGTCAGGAATAAATGACTTCTTCAGCTTCATCTCATTCAGTAGGTGACGGAAGTGACCAACACCACCCGATGCAGTAGGATATTCTTTAATGATTAACTTGCCTGCCGTCTTACCTTTAACACGCTCGATCTTCTTCTTGTACATATCCTTAGACAAGGACTTGAGATTATCGAGTGTAACATTGAGTAGATTCGCATCAATACGTTCTGCGATCTTTTCCTCAGCCATCTCCATAGTGATGTACAAAACGTTCTTGCCGTCCATAAGGTTAGCCGCACCCATGTGACACATAGCCAAAGACTTACCAGCGCCAGTACCAGCCATCAATATATTCAAAGACTTGCGAGGCAAACCGCCCCCAGTAATCTTGTTCATATACTCTAGATCAAAAGGAACACGTTCTTCCTTACGATGATAGAAATCAAACCGCTCATCAGCATCTTCAACAAAGTCATGACCGATGTTAGGATCAAACGAAACACTCAGAGCCTCGGACAACAACTCAGGTATAGCGCCCTTATCACGAACATCTTTACCAGTCCCGTCTTCATCGAGTATATTGATAGACTCCATGATAGCATTGTAGACTGCTTTCTCTTGACAAAACTTCTCGGTTGTCGCAATAAGCCAGTCTGAATCTTCAGCTTGTTCAACAGAGAGTGATGAAACTAACTCACCACACTCTGCGAACTCGCTGTCTGAAAGATTGTTCTTTGTATCAAGCTCAATCACCAATGCTTCTTTGGTGGGAAGCGAATTGTATTTATTAATAAAATTATCAATTTGCTCATATACCGTTTTCTCAACACGGCTGGCAAAATACTCGGGCTTTAGATAGGGGAGTGTTCTCCTAGCATATATTTCATCATTCAGCAGATGTCTCAGTATCAGTGTTTCCGTCGCCATTCTCTATCTCTCTCAATTGCGTTTCGATAATATCTATTAGTATATCACCCATTATACCAACAACCGACTCAGAAGTCAAGTCATTTTCTTTGGGGTTTTCAATAGAAATAGTTTGGAAGTCTAACACACCTTGTCCATCTACTTCATTGAATTGGACAGTATCATACTGGTAGGTGAGTCCCTCACACTCACCCTCCAATATCTGGATAGCCCAATGATCTGAGTGATATCCTTCACCCTCGCTTTCGACTAACTTATAATTAACTGCCATTGTCGACCTCCTTATTCATCTCTTTCAATTTAGTCTCGATAATATCTACAAGAATATCGCCCAATATTTCTTCATTCGACTCGCTGTAGAGGTCAAGTTCCAACACGTCACCATCGACTTCTTCACCTGTCACGTCTAAGATGTTGAAGTCAAGACAGACCTCGGCTCCATCTTCATTAATCTTGACCGAATCATACTGGTAGGTGAGTCCTTCTAACTCACCCTCCAGAATTTCTACCGCAAACTGATCTGATTCGAGTAACTTATACTTAACCGTCATTTTCTAGCTCCTCTAATGCAGCAGCTTCTTCAACACCGACCTGTCCATATTTAAACTCTTTGGCGGCAGCGACTTCAAGCTGTTCCATAATCTCAGGAGTGTAATACTCAGTAGGATTATTATTGATCGCTTTACCAAACACTTTACGACCATCAGGCAACTCATAGCGAGTCGATACTTTCTTGATGATGTCATACTTCTCAGCTAGATCAAGCAAACCATAATACCGATCAAGACCTGTATCATACGATAACTTAACTTCAATCTTTTTCTGCTCTTTAGTGAAGCGAGACTTATGCATTGTAGCTCTGATAATGTTACCAATTACATCAGTACCCTCTTTATCTTTCTTCTTGCCTAACATAACAATAGAAGACGCAGCATACTTCAGACCAGAACCACCAGAGATCTCCTTGGTAGGAACATAAGCGCCAATAACATCATAGACGTGGTTTGTTACAAGTAACGGAACATTCGCCTTAGCCAGCTTCAGAGACAGTACTCGGAAAGTGCCACGAAGCAATTGAGCTTTAGTCATATCACGCTTGTCAGTACCAGCTTCAGTATCAGCTAATTCTTTGGCAGAAGATAACATACCTAACGAATCAAGAACCATCATCATCGGCGGAGCGTCTTTGCCTCTCTCAATGTATGTGGTTAGGATGCGAGTTGCGTTTGTGCGGAACTCTTCAATAGAACATGGCTCAGAGATAATAACACGCTTAGTGTCAATACCACGTTCTTCCATCATCTGTTTAGTTACAGCAGCCTCAGTGTCAAAGTAAATAACACCACCCTCTGGATTGTCTGTGAGAAACTGCTTGAGTACACCCAAAACAAAGAATGTTTTACCTGTAGCAGACTCACCAGCAAATGCGCTGATCTTATTATTAGGCACACCGCCATACAGACTCCCAGAGATAGCAGCGTTCAGAATATATGAACCTGTATCAATAGAACCTGAGAACTCGGAGCTATTTGCTCCATCATTAAGGAGAGACGTATTGTCAATCCCTTTTACCATATCAGTTAAAAAACTCATCTAAAATTTTCCTCACTCGGTTTAGTTATCCAAATATTCGTAGCAAAGCATCTACGCATACCACCAGTTACAGGTGTCACACGATGTACCTTTGCTGAATCAAATATAACAAGACGGTTAGAGACTGGTTGAATACGCTCAACATCACCCTCGCCATCTCCTCTCCTCATTTCCAGATATCCTTCATCTGGCAATCCAGTGTGCGCATAATACACAGAGCCGACATATGGCGATATTAACTCACCAGTGGCAGCACAATGCGCTTCGTCCTTATCAAAATGCCATGGGAGATCTTGCTGTCTTCCGCCCACGGACATTATGTTGCTCCAGTACTCGACACCGTCGAAACTATCAGGGACTTCACCGAAGTCCTTACCGACAGTAGACCATATCATTGCTGTTACTCTTTCCCAGACATTACTTGGCGGAGATCCGCAACTATCAAACCAGCTATAAGGTAATGTACCTTGCCAGTTCGAGTCGCTTTGGATCTCAGCCAAGAGACGTGGGTCTTTAATGAAGTTATCAATTATAATCATAATGTATATTATATATCAAAGTAGATCAAAAGGCAAGCATTATTAGCTATTATATATCTTGTCTATCAGGTCGCTAAACTCTTCCAGCTTGGCGTTTCTGTTTGGCCAAAATATATAATCTTTCTCTGGGTTCTTCTGAAGGTTATTCAGTAGAGGTTTGAAGTGGTTGTATAGCTTGTTTAATTTCTCTTGAGCATCTTCTGCGGTATGATTTAGATCAGTCAAATCAGACTGCACTTTTTGGACAGCGTCCAACTCATCTTCGGAGACGGCTGTGAAGCCAAAATCGAAATCACTCATTTGGATGTACCTCTTGTGTCTTTATATTCTGTCATCAGGAAGTCTACATTTTGACTATACCATTCCGAGAATGGAACTTTCTCATCACCCCAATCAAACCGTTCTGCCATAGCATCAGCGTATAGCCTGTGCGCGAATGTATCAAAGTCATCTAAATTCAACGTTACTCTCCTATCCAAAAAAACTTTCTAATGAACTCTTCTTTTCTGTGCTCCAGTTAACAGAATCAAGTATCGCAATCAGCGGATCTAGAAACGCTTTCTGGAACTGGGTATCACGGTCTATGTAGGAATCCAAGTTAAACTCGCTTGGCAGTGTAGTCATCACACTAAGTACATTTTGCTGCATCGGATTAGGCATCTTGAGATAACAAAATTTGATCTTCTCGCCATCCTTAACCAGCTCATACTTTTTGGTGAGTTTCTCAGCACGCAACGCATGGTTATACACCAACCCACCGCGAACATGGATCGGACACCCTTTAGGGATTGTTAGACCAGCACCCTCGACGACATATTTATTTAGATCAGATATTCCACGCGGAAACGCAATCTCCTCGAAAGAGAAGTTGTTGAACTGTTTGCGGAATTCAGCAATATAATCTTGGGCATCCTGCTCACTTTTGTTCATGATAATATTGATTGCTTTCTTCAGAGCATCACGACAAACAGCTGGAGTCGAAGACTTAACAGTCTCGATACCCATCATCTTCAGCTTTGGCTCAGCATACCGAACACCCTCATTGTCATACACATTGAGCATATAACGCTTCTTGGCAGTCCAGATACCCTTATCAGCTATCGCCTCTCGCTTCATAAACATCTTCTGCGAGTGGGCATTCATTAGCTGTGCCAGTTCCTCATAACTTTTATCAATAAAAGGTTCCAGCTTCTCAGTTGCAACCTTGTCCAAGAAATTGACAACTTTGACAGGGTCACTTCCCTCTTTAAAGCATTTGCGTACAAGTGCATCGAGATTGACATAAATTGAATCTGTGTCCGATGCAATAACATAGTCAACTTCGCTTGTATCCAAGATAGTGTTGAGGTATTCATTAACTCTCCTTTCAATCCACTTAATTGATAGCTGTCCTGATAGTGTAATAGCTTCCGCTTTCCTCACATCGAAGAAGCGGAAGTATTTATTACCAACTGCACCATACGCTGAGTTCAGCTGAACCTTTTTCGCAAGCTGCAGGTTCTTGTACTTACTTATATCTTTGACAAGTTGCTTCTTTCGATCAAGGAGATCAGCCTTACTCATAGTATCGATCATTAAAGGATAATTCCACTTGTGGCACTAAGATACGCTTTCTCAATATCAGCATTACTTGGAGTCATGAACACCACACCACCACTAAAGAATTCAACCTCTTTCACGTCTTTCTGTCCAGTAGCGCAGACACCATGGGCAAATCCCATACCTTGCTCGCCGTGGATTAACATGCGTGGGTCTTTGATCTTAACACCTGTTGGGCTTCGATCTTCATACTTACCTACAAACTCTCCAGTCAAAGTTACTAGAGATACTACATCACCTTTCTTCATAATTGTAACAACCTTTTGTTTACTAATTCAAGTTCCGCTTCGGCTTCAAGCATTTTCTTCTTGTAGCCTTTGCGCTCATTATACATCTTTTCCATCATCTCAGGCAGAAACCCCTGCTTATCCTTTCGGAAGTAGCGACCATTACCAGCCATCGAATACTCTTCATGGGTCTCAACCTTACGATCAATTATATCCTCTATTGACACATCAGTCAACCAATCATCTTCAACAAACGTCTCGGGAGAGATGTTGTATTGCATGATCAAGTGAGGATATAGTGAGTTCAAATCGAAACTCATAACCCAGTTATGCATACCAACCTGCGGATCCTTAACATAAGCTCCTGCAAATTGTTCGTTCTTAAATGTCTGTTCCTTTGGAGGAATGACAATATTCTTGCTCATCAAGTAGTTGTGGATCAACGTATCCCACATTGTTACTTGAGTGAACACATCATTGTAGTTTACCTTGGCGTCATAAGCAATAGCCAGAGCACCCTCGATCAGCTTCATCTTATCTTCGAGCCTATCAACAATCTCAACATCTTTGATATTATAATCAATAAACTTTTTATAATCTTGCTTATGTAGTTGATTGAGGTTATCAAACTCGGAGTAATCAATCTTGCGCTCACCAAGCTCTACATAAGCAATGTGATCAAGTCGATAAGACTCCTGTTGCGAGTATGTAAACTTTTTGTAGAGTTGGAGATAATCCAGCGTGGCTATACCAGTCAGCTCATAGATCGTATCTTCACGATTAAAGTTCTTGATGGTACGCTCTTTGATCCAGCCATATGGAGAGAGCCGCTTAACAAACTTATCATCAAACAGCTTACCAATACGATTCACAAGATATGGAATATCAAACCCTTCAATGTTCCAACCAGTTACGATATCTGGATCGAGTCTCTGCCACAAAGCGACAAACGCAGATAACAAACGTTTCTCGTTGATGCAATTAACATACTTCACATCATCACGCTCACTGTCATCATACTCGCCAACGCCCATAACATAGTATTGACGCTTGCCGTTCCTCGTCAAAGAGACGGTGATTGCAGTCACTTCTTGGTTTGCTAACTCAGGAAGCGGGAAGCCATCTTCAGAAGCAACCTCAATATCAATGTTGGCGACACGGATAGTGTCCGTATCATAATCATTACCGAACCGCTCGTTGATGCAGACATGCGCCCACTTAGTGGAACCATATGTCTTGAAGTTAGAAACACCCTCGTATTTCTGGACAAACTGTGCAGCCTCGCGGATGTCACCAAGCGCAACCTCGTCTACATAGTCGCCCTCTAGTGTTGTCCACTTAGTGGGGTTGGGTGACGGCACATACAACTTTGGGTTGTACTCAACTTTGTGGACAAAGCGTCTGCCGTCCTGATAGCCACGGATGTTGACATTGTTGCCTCGCACATGGGCATGGGTATAAAAATACATTAAGCGTCAATAGCCTCGACTTCTGTAATTTCAAGTTCGCCAATCATAATAACGTTTGATTCCTCGCTATCATAACCCTCTTCCTCAAGGAAGAAGAATCCATCCTCATTATAACCCTCTTCAAGAGTTTCCTGCTGTTCCTTAGTGAGATCACCGCCGACAAAATTGATGTCCACTGAAACCCCATCCCAAGTAGAACCGAATTCAAATTCCTCAAAGGAATATGGCTCAAACTCATCGTCATCTTCAGCGTATAGTGCTGCTTCCAAAGCCTCGACTTCATCCGCATTTTGCGGAATAACATTGACCGTTCCGTTGCGCCACAATACACTCACGAGCATTTTTTGCTCAGGATCATCGCAGTGGACGAATGTCTCAGTCTCAACAAAACATTTTTTATACATCGGGGAAACGCTGTATGTCTTACCAACCTTAATTTCCATCAACCCAATTTCCATCTCACTCTCCGATTATCATATAGTAAATATCACGCCAGTTCTTGGCTCTTGTTCCATTATACTCTTTATTGTACCTGTGGTCAATCAAAATACTCTTTAACCCAAACCGATCACCTAACTCAGCATTGGCAGGCTTATCTTCGATCCACCAACACTCGGAGTCTCTATATTGTAACAACGCTTCATCCTTATCAGCACCACAATCAAGGCAGGTCAATAATTCAAAGACACCTTTACCGAATACCGCATCAAGATTTCTCTGTCTCAGCGCAATGGCTTTCACATCATCCGACATAGAAGTGATACAGTGGAATACATAACCATGTTCTTCATGTAACTTGCGAACATACTTAACTGCGTCTCTGAGGGGCGGGATGTCTTCCATCCAAGCACTCTCATTGAAGTGTCTGACCATCGGCTTAGACTCAGCACGTGTCAGCATGTATCGCTCATTGACATTATAGATATCTCTATATCCGTCTACAGGCTCATATCCTTTTGAATCCATCCACTTACTGAAAGCATACTCCCAGTCAAGCAGAACACCATCACAGTCAGTTAAAATGACCTTATCGTTAGTAGCGTACATCACATTATTACCTTATCGTTATTGAGTTGTTATTATACTACATGCAACACCGACTGTCAACTACTTTCCCCAAGCATCTCCAATTCCGTCGCGGACAAAGTACAGAGAGATGAACACTAAGATCAATGTTTGTCCGAAGTAAAGCCTCTCCACAACATCAGGATCAGCAGGGTTGGTCATGCAATGATAAAAGATACCAGCGCCGATTAAGCCGAGGATACCTGTTACGAAGTTTTTCTTACTTTCAAGTTTAAACATTATATCTCCTGATCAATTATTTGATGTAACAAACGAGACTTCTTCTCTAATTGCTCTTAGTTCAAGTTCTAATCTAAATGCTCTAGCATAAGAGTCACCGATAGATGGCACATTTTTCAACACAGCGTTGATATGATCAGTTTCCATATCACATAGTCTTACCCACCTCAAAGGCTGATCACCATTGATTCCATAAGTACCCCATTCGACTGCTTTACGCACCTTGTCAAACGGATCGTCATCCCAGACGCAATGATGAATCTCATCACCATTAGCTGAACATCTCACATAGTCAAGACCACCATCGATCATATATGTTTTACCATTAGCGTCTAGATGCGTCTTATAATCATGTCGACTACGAGAGTATAACACAGTACCGTCTGGTGTTTCAAGACAATTCTTTACTAATTTCGCAACTTTTTCTTCACTCATACTAACTCCAGCTAATCGTCGGACGTGTATCGCCCTTTCCGTTCCAATGTATCTCACATCCACATTCTTCAATGATGGGGATGATCGCTTTTAAATTCTTAACTCCTTCCTTACTGCCATCAAAGCAGAAGCAACTACTAAACATCTGATCAGAACTCAGCATGTTAGTATGATCATACTCGAGTTCAGCATCTTCTGTTTCTTCTTCCATTTCTTCATCATCCCAATTTTCACAGTCCTGCTCATGATTAAACAGGACTTTAGAAAGATCTACATCTTCACCTTTAAATGGACCAATGTCGTGTTCATCAGGTAGAGACATCCAAGCACAATTTGTGCAACACATCTCGCCCCAACCACAAAACCAACCGTCTTCACGGAGTCGGTCAAACAACTTTTCTAATTTATTGCTCATCGCGGTTTGGCTCCTTAATGCTTGCTTTAAACTTAGCCATCAATTCAGCATCGCGTTTTCTAGCACGGGCTTGTCCAGCCAGTCGTGCGGCGGTCTTTTCTTTCTCGAGAAGATACAAACAACACACAAATCCAATAACAATCACGACAGCCAACAAAATCATTGTTGCGGTCAGTAAGCTACTCAATAACGTTCCCATAATCAGTACCCTTTCGCGACAAGTGTATATTGAGATTGGTCATATCTTGGAGGTTCATACGTGTTTAAACATTCTGCGTCTTCTCCTAATACAACACATTTATAATTTTCACGACCACCTTCAGCAGTCATAGTGTAGTTTTCCACTACTGGCTTTGCCCAGTGGGTGGGTCTACGAGTAGCAATCCAGTTGCCATTCTCGTACTTGAGAATCCAAGGTTGCTCATAGTCGTCCCAAGGTGTAGCAACATCATCGACAAAAGTAAAGTCGAGAATGAACTCCTGAAAGAACTCATCACTACGCTCTATCAATTTGGATAGCGTAGGAATACCCTCCTTGCGGATTTTAGAAACTTGAGCCGAACTCAGATTCTCTACCACATAGGTAGAGCCGCCCTTATTCTTCCAGTACTCCAGACATTCACCTGTACCATCCCAATCGTGGGCACCGTAGTTTTCTCTGTGCTGAGTATCAATAATCAATTTCATTTGGAGATCCTCTTAGATTTAGGTTTGGCTTTAGGCTTGGCTTTAGGCTTGGCTTTAGGCTTGGCTTTAGGCTTGGCTTTAGGCTTGGCTTTAGGCTTGGCTTTCACTTTAGGTTTAGGCTTCTTGACTACAACCTCTTTGACCACATTGACTTCGCTCTTCGACAGCTCACCGTCAACCAACCCATACACAAACTTATTTGTCACAACTTGAATACCGTCAAATAACACAACCTTTTCTTTCGTCTTCTTAGAGTTATAATCATTGACGATTCTAGTCTTCAGGCTAGTCAGGCTGTCCCAGTTCTTCTTTTTGGTATAGTCGATCAAAGTGCTGTCGCGTTTCGATTAGCGATTATGGCATACACTTCTTTCAGGTCTTTCGCTACCGCAGCAGCTTCAGAGCGAGAGCGTTCACCGTCCATATGCAGGACTTCAGGCTCAAGTTTAGAAGTGATGATATTCATCAACTCAGCCGCAGCATCTTCTGTAAGAGGGAGTTCAATAGGTGCTTCGCCCCAGAGTGAGCGAAAGGCATTTTCACGGATAAGGAATTCTTCTAATAATTTATTCATAATATAGGTCTCTCTCAATCAATTCAAATACAATTATACATCAACGGAAGACTGAAGGCAAGGGATTTATACCATACTGGCTTCAGCCTTATATGCCATCTCAAGGACGCGCATGTTTTCATTATAGATATTCACCAGCTCAGAGTGGGTGTATATCTCATAACCGCTGAAGAGGATCTCTTTACCAACACTAGGAACTTCAGTATCAGCAAACGGCTTCAGCGTCAAGGCATCAACCTCAAAACCCAACAACTCAGCCAATTCAGCGGTAGTCTTAATCTCAATACTCATGTCAAACTCCTATCTCAAAAACACATTATACACTATCGACAACCTAAAGTCAACAACTATTTTGAATTATTTACATATAATTGGTGACGGTTGATAGCCCACTTCTCAACAACGGGATCACCGTTCTCGTCCTCGTCAGTGATGATATAGGCGACAGTCTTCAGCACGCGAGCGTATCTCCAAGCGTGCATACCACCGAGTGGATTGCTCGTTACATAGACCTTATGGGGATATTCTTCAGGATTGAATGCGCTGGTCTCTTCATCATTCACAGTGAACTCGAACAGCTCATCGAAGTCTTTCTCAACAAACGCTCCGAGGATGGTAGCGTCTTGATCAAAGTAAGTGTTTATCGGGGCAAATGACATAGGAACTCCTCAATTTCAGAACAGATATTATACCATATCCGAACGCCGAAGACAAGCATTATTTTGATTAATTTTAGGTAATAATTGGTATTTCAGGCATAAAAAAAGGGACTCGAAAGTCCCCTGATTCGGTTAAAAAGTAACCTATTTAATTGATCCACCCATGGGGTTGGCTAAGTAGTCCATGCCGTCCCAGAGGTTATCGACTTCCTTTTGAATTCGATCTAACTTCTTATTGACTTCATCACTCTTTTCTGTGGCTATCTCGGCTTTGGTCACGGTCACTTGCATGTCCTTAACCAGTTTCTCAACCTCAACCACTCGCTCTTGGAGAGCAACCAACTCTTGCTGACGATCCATAATCGTTTTAAGGTTTGTGCCTAACTCGACTAACTTACCTTGTAGATTATCAATGTCACTTACTTTGAGTTCTTCCTCAATGACAGCCACTCTGGATTTGAAATCAGAAAGGTCATTGCCAGTGTTTTCGATGAATAGCGGAACAGTTATTCCAAGGTCTTCAACCGCTTCAATGCGAGAGAAGAACTCAGATGCTGTCCAAATACCACCACCAATTGTTGTTGCAAAACTAAGAAGAACAGCAATCCAAACTCCCTTTATCTTAGTACCGCCTACATCTAACTCCATATTTTCCATAGCTCTACTTTCCTATTATCTTGGTTCTGGGTCTATCATTGGATCATACATCTCACCGTCACACTCTATACTCATCGGATCGAAGAAGCAAGGATCACCGCCAGTTGGTCCAGTGTTATAAAACTCAGAATTCATACCATCGCCATATATTTGAGCAGAGTTGATATATCCCATTCCAAGATCGAATGATATAAACATCGAAGTTGTGTTGAAAAGTGTTACTACAGTTGGACCTTCTGCTGCCGCTACAAACATGAGAGAATCAGCATTCAGGAAGTCTTCGCCAGCAGCCGCCACTTCACTTTCCATCTGTGACATAAGCTCACCGTTATTGGCAACCGCAACAAAGGCAGCGAACGCCTGACCAGATTCTTCAACAGCATCAAGTGAATCGTTATATACATCAACATGAGTGTCAGATATTGTCACATCATTTGTTGCAATGTATGACTGGACACTTTGAGCCTTTATAGCATCACCGCTTTTTTCAGCATCGTTTGCCATATCATTTACCGTAACAGCCTCAATCAATACACTAGATGCTCCAATGTATGAATCAACAGCAACACCAAAATCTGCTGCCGCATCTTGGCGAGCAACGTCCACATACTCCTGAACTGACATAGTGTATACTGCTTGCTGTGTGGCGTCCAAAGCAGCATTATACGCATCTGCTTGTTCATATGTTAAATGCGATTCAGAAGCAGTACCTACTCCTACAATCTCTCCATTGACTGTGGCAGTAGTGACACCACCCACATATTGTATTCCCTGATCAAATGTTGTTACGATACTACCACTGGCAGTAACCAGTTGGTCTAAATCAATCTGACTTTGTGCGGAAACGCTCAGACACGCTAAGACCGCCACCATCAATAGTTTCTTCTTCATCTATTGTTACCCCTATCCCGAGTAAAGAGTTATATGTTTTTTGGTTTTTTAATGTACCAAACTTAGTCTTTTCATTATAGTCAGGAATGTATAGTTCTGGTCGCCTTTTCATAGCGATCAGTGCATTCTTACCGAAGATCATCTTTCCGTTCACTAAGACAGGACATGGTGTCCCTGCCGAAAACATTGCTTTCCAGTTCTCTAGATTCTGGCACATTCGCGCAACTGCGGCGATCGACATACCAAGATCCTTCAATACTTTCGCATCCTTTCGTCTATTACATTCTTCATCTTGTTTGTATCCACCGCCACTAAGACCGAGAATATCCATCTGGAGCGCAATGCTTTTGCTCTTGAGGCAGGTGTCATTACCTGACGACATTAATGATGGGGATATTGCGGTTGGTGGTGGAGCGGGTGATCCAGCGCCAGCGCCCACGTTTTGCGTAGTCTGGCTATTTGATGTTGTTGTATTATTTGAGTTGACCGTTGAGTCCTGAGTATTTGTGTTCAGGTCTCCGTTTTGGTCGTTAGTCTCGTCGTCTTGGGCATAAGCCATTGAACAGAATGACAGACACAACAATACAAATGCAACTTTGCCCTTGCGCATAATCTTATCCATTTCATTGTTATTATTATAATAGAATAATGTAAATTTTTACATCGTTTTACGATCTATTTATAAAATGGATTCTTGCATCGGGCGTTTTTTTGTGCTTTCCTATAAATTATTGGCGACTCCGCTGAGCAGCAGAGTAAGCATAACTGAATTTAATATGATCAATGCTCTATCATTCCAAAGGATAGAAACCCATAACCACATGATAGTACCAGCCGAACCAACTGCCATGTCTATCAGATGATACTCTGTTCCAGCTTGACGGAACAAGACTGAAATCAAAATAAGTATAGTGGCAGTCCACTTGACATACCACTCGACCGACTTTTTCGGTGAACTATTCTCCATGGAGATTCATCCTCGACACCGCATTCATGGCAACGATAATACCAACAAGAGCAATTGTTGTGCCCATCGCAAAACTCATTCTTTCTGTTTCCATACTTCCAACAGACCCAAACATTAAAAAAGCACCAATTGCTAATTGCAATTTATCTAACATGTTATTCTACCTCACCTATTTTCTTATACCGATTAAGTTCATTAAGTTCCAGCGCCCATGGCCAGCAATCAAGAAACAATTCTCGCTCCAAGCGATATGCTTCCTTTTCCCATGGCTGATTCTCATACTGGAAGTTGTTAGCGTTTCGACCTTTCCACTTCCACACGCCAGTCGAGGATAACTCCCCACGAAGAAACTGTTTAGCGTGAACCATCTCATGAGCCAGTGCTTGCATCTGCATCATAAATGGTTGATCCTTTGTGGCGATACTGATGTCAACTTCTTTCTTATCGCCGACACAGAGTCCTTGAGCATCATTATCTAAAGTGCCTTTGAAGTGCACAGTCACACGTCGACTCAGGCGATTGATCTTCAGCTTCCTAGCCATAAGATATAGATACAACTCGACGTGATCTTTGTTCCTGTGACATCCTACAGTTTCAACAAACATCATACAGCTTCACTCAGTTTAGTCTCATTTAAATCACGGGCATGCTCAGTGTGGCGGATAACAGTCTCAACGACATCAGAATAATCGGCAGCAATGCTGATCAGCATACCCACCAAGTAGCCAGCAGCATAAGCGGGATTGCCATCTACTTTCAACTCAGCATACAGAGCTTCCACGGCATTTCGGGCAATTGCTTTTTCTTCAGTAGTGGGGATATTAATATTCATAGTAGACCTCAATAATAAAAGAAAGGGGATGGAGACTACGCTTTTGCAAGCATAGTCAAAGGGACGTTCCAGCGCTGACCAGCAGCAGTCTCAACGATGGCTTTGGTTCTATTAACTTTAACAACAACAGCGTTCATACCCTCACTAGGGATGAAGACTTTAGAACCCTCACCGAGCGCAGACTTGATGACTACAGATTTGGCTTTACGAAGAGATTTTTGCTTTAATTTGACAGCATCAATAATAGCATTCAAGTCAGATGTATTATCAATAGTCATAATAGACGCGATAGCAGAAGTAACTTTACTCATAATATAATCCTATAGGTATTGTAGTGCTAATACAGCAACAGCGATGATAATGGCAAATTGAAACAGAAATCTTAAAACAGGCATAATATATTCTCTCAATTCATTAATTTATAAGGGAATTATACGGCATATATCAGGGGAAGACAACAACTATTTTGAGGTTTCTTATACCGATTTGGAATAAGCGTTATAACTTTTAGTTCTTTCGTTGTATTCTTCGGTTTCAAAGTATCTGATGTCAGCCCTCTCTTATTTTAAAAATAATCTTTGCGTGTGCAAACTAAGAACTTTGCTCCTATCCGATCTTGTATTGTGTAAAACCCTAGCATCGTCTATACCGCTATAAACTTTACCATCGTCCATCTGGACAATAATATCGTCGTCAAGGTCTTGGATTAATTTCTTTAAATCACCGACATTAAATATCATCATACTGTACGCTTCTTAATGTCATATGCAGCTTTCCACATATCAAAAGAAACTGGCTCGCTATAGTTGACCATCTCTTTATCGTACCGAGCTTGAAGATAAAGTTCTTCTTCACGCTTCATGTCACGAGCTTCTAGGTTATTCATCATAATAGTCTGGTCGTTCATATTTTCTCTCTCATCAATTTAGGAAGCCATTATACCGCGATTTCGGGTTGACGACAACCACTTTCTTATACCGATTTGGAATAAAAGGAGAGTTTTAAGAACTTTTTTGTATATGCTGTAAAATCAACAACTTAGAGAGCCTGCTCGCCCGAGTAGAGCGAGCAGGAGGGGACAGGTTATTCGGTCAGACCAACGCTGTAGTGGGTCTTGCCGTCTACGCGAGCGGCTGTTAAGACGCTCTTGCGGTTATCTTCTGAACTCACATATGATACATGAACCCATCCTGAGTCGGGGATACCTGATGTATAGAACTCAAGGATCAGCTGATCAAAGTCGCAGTTGTCTTCAATCCACGTGGCGAGCTCATAGTTCGGAACTCCTGGAACTTCAATGTCTGCTGCCTGACCTTTACAGTGTTGTGACTTTGAACTACCACCAACAGCTTCGTTTAATTCAGGACCACGATATCCGCTATTCAATACAGTAGGACCAAAATGATCACGAACCTTTTGTACTACCTTCTCGAATAATTCTACCGCTGCAGCCATGTGTTCTTCGTTAGGAGTATTATCAATTCCTTTACGTTCTGCTGTTTGGCTCTTTGTGAATTCAGCCAATGAGAAATTTTTACTTAGTTTCATACGTCAACCTATACAAATTTGTTCATGTTTGGTGCCCAGTAATTTGGACCTTTTAATACTTTACCGTCTTCACGATAGATAGGACTGCCATCTTCACCTAGCTTGCTCATATTTGATTCATGAACTTCACTGAATGTTGCGTCTAGATCAATGCCATATGCAGCGCCAGCACCATAGACAACATACAACAGGTCAGTAAGAGCATCAGCTATCTCAGCCATGTCTTTTTGATCAACAGCCTCACACAATTCTTGTAGCTCTTCAGCAATCAACTCAATACGAAGATCCGCAATATCGTCCCCAGCCCAATCGGGATCAGACTTCACTTCTTGTCCAAACGTGTTCATAAAATCTTTAACTTTTTCATAATTACTCATAATATACTCTTTTGTGTGTTTAGAATTTCTTGCCGATGTTATACTTAGTTTCCAATGCCCACTCGTCTTTCTCTTTATATGGAAGGACTTTAATTTGGTTTAATGGGGCAATTGGCTCTTTGCTCTTCTCCGCATCCACTAACTTAATCAAACCCCATTCAGCTAGTAAATTTGCGATTGTATTACGTCTGCCGACATCTTCAATGCCAAAGTTACTTGGCTTACCGTCTAATGCAAATAGTTCTTTAAAGTGGACAATGTAATACTTACCTTGCTTATGCAAGATATGGCATGATTGATACAGTGTTTTGTTTTTGTGTGAAGCCACGCCAATGCGTGTGAGTGTTTCGCGGATCTTCAGAAAATCGTCATCATCCTTTAATACTACTTCCACCAGACTATCCAGCATGTTTCCCACCCTTATCCATTCTTGTTTTTATATCACTGATTTGGTCAGCAGTAAGAATGGTGAGGGCTTGGTGGGCTTTAATATCGCTGTATCCATAATATTCTTTGACACACGCCACGTCACTATCTTTCTGCTTCTTTTCCCATTTAGCATAACGCTTTTTGGGTCTAACAGTATTTATAAAAAACTGAAACTGCGGCTTCTTATCTAGATAGTGGCGTGTGTTCATTTCATTAGCAAGAGCGATTGTGTCCGTATGATATGACAACGCACGGTTTGTTAAGAATGGCTCATAACCTTTCTCGGCAAGTTGATCATTAGCAGTACCAGTCATCAAGTCGACCTTGGAACTGTTGATAGCATTGATGTAGTCGAAAGGATTTGCTTTTGCCATTATGAGTAATCATCCAATTTGTTGATCTGTAGGAATGTGTTCCATAGTTTTTGGAACCTCAACTCATATAAGTCGCCTATACCTGTCAATTGATTGCTCAATTGGTCTTGATGTTTAGGATCAAGTCCCTTATACATATCGGTGTCGACAATTATTTCTGCCATGAGTTTAGTGTCATCAACTACATTCCAACAATTCATTATAGCAGCTTCTAAATCAAAACGGTCGTTCATTATTCGTCTCCTGCAACGATGTCAATGAGCTTTTGCATGCGCATAACATCCATAACAATATCATGGCGTGGATCGTGACCCACGAATTTGTCGGCTAACTCTTCAGGTATAAACGAATTCTTCAGAGGCGAGCCATATGATAAACCCTCAATGAATGATCGAGTATCTCGAATCAACCACCAGTCAAACGGATCTTTCTCGCCAGAGTGCGCAAGTAATGTCCGTAGAAAGATAGGATCAAATGAGTTGCCTCGTGTCCAGACCTTTCTTACTGGCGCTACATCAAGTTTATCACAGAACCAATTATACAACTCTTTGACTGATTTGTCAAGCGGCGATGGAGCTAGTAACGCTTGCGCTTCTTTGGGCTGATTCTTCCACCAAGCCAAAGTGCTCTTCTGGATGTTGCGTCCAAGTTTAACCTGCTCAGCAACATCAAACTTAATCATATGAGTGTCAGCAAGTAGCTCTTCATAGGTGTATGGATTCTTCAGGAATCTCTTATCGTCATACTGGAGAACAGCCAAGCTAACCGCAACACCATTCACCATATCTTGACTTAATGTTTCAAAGTCATATATCACACTATTCATATTTCCATCCTATAGGGGTTTTGTTGCAGTGGTCGTTATAATCTTCTTCCTGATGCCATGATGATGCCCAATGGTGGACTGCATATGCTTCAGGGCATGTTTCAGCAAAGTCTTCATTCCTTCTATCCATCTCATCCCAGAGATATGGATATAACAGTTCACGCGGAACAGCCTTTTCATATCCTGCAGTGTCGCTGAAAAATACTGTACCATATTTCTTTTGCGCAGGGTACACAAACCCTTCATTCATCAATGTCAGCTGGGCTTGGGTTTCTTTGATGTGCTGGTGTCGGGCATAACAACCCTCAACAAGGTCGTGCATCTCGACACCACCCTTTGCTGAGGCTATGAACGCATTACACATATATTCATCGCTCTCAGCCCCAGCAACAAAACTCTTTCCACTCATAAGATCATCAATAGGCTTCAGACATTCATAATCAATATCAGTATAAACTCCACCATATCTAAACAGTATCTCATATCTCAACAAATCAGACACTTCAGCCAAAGATGTCGCATATTCAGCTATATATGAGTTCTTGAACAAAAACCCATCAAGCCTAGCTACACGTAGAGCATTCTCATCCCAGACAATAAATTCCCATTCTGGATTATGCTTCTTCCATGTTGATTGCCAATACTTTTGCTCTGCGCTTAATCTTCCACCACCCAGCCATATTTGGTGTATTATTTTAGGTATCATACTTCCACCACATTAAGAGTCCCAGTCAAAAGGCATTCATTGCCAGACAATTCATATCCATTCTCTTCAAGGTCAAACATAACCATATTACCAGACGCTTCATATAGACTGGTGACATGCTTTCGATTATCTTCTTCCCACCATCCTTCAGTAAGGAACACCTCTGAAACGCTCGAGCGTTTAACGCTCTCAAAGCAAGACATATTTTCCCATTCCTCAAACACCGCATCTGGATCTAAATCACAATTACTGTCACCAGTACTTATAAGATTCATCAAAGCAATCTCATCTTCGGTCTGCGGAGTAACTTCAATCGAGCCAGTTTGCCATACACTCTCTAGAACAACAATCTCAGCATCACGAGCATATGTCTCTGTTGTGCAGAAGCACCCATTCTCTTTAGGGCTTAACTTATATGTTTTACCAATTTCTATTCTCATTTCAATCCCATAAACTTTGATAGTATTTGCCGAACAACATGAAGCCATTTGCAATACGATCTTGTTCTAATTTTAAACCTTCAAGATCTAACTTGTAAGTATGACCTTCACCCTTTTCCCAAGTGTATCCAATCTCGGTTCCATCTTTACCTATAACTGGAATGCTATCATAATCGATCTCGCCAGTAGAATACTTATCTTCCCAATCATTTAGTTTAGACTCGAAGGCAAAGATCATCTCAGACATTACCCAATCCCATCGATCATGAACCATTAGCTCACCTTCACCCTCAGAACTTCTTAAAGCCTCAGGCACATCTTCGTCATCGACCAATGCTGATCCATGCTTAGTCTTCGCTAGTTGATATAGCATAGGGATAATAATATGAGCTAGTGTAGTGTCCATGCTCCACGTATCGTAGTTATGGATCTTCACTTTAACCTTTGGAGTAGGAGCATAATCAAACCAATCATGCAAATAGTTATGATACCAACGCCAAGTTGGATATTTACCGATTTTAACTTTCATTACATTACCCTGCGAATGATGTCCAGAGTTCCATCGCTTCTTCAAGCGATTCAACTTGGAAGTTTATTTGGTTCTTGTTAGACTTTGAGTCAAGCGTGTACTCGCTCAGCACTTCATCACACTTAGCAACAAGTGCTTTGAAATACTTATCACCATTTGCTTTCACATAACAAGTGATCTGTGGGTCTTTGGTTTGAACCTTAATGCCAAAGTATATATTATCTTTCGCAGGAGTCTCAATAATGTAAGACGATGCACGAGTCTCGGTGTATCCAATATTGTTGAACACTTCACTGTTAGATAGAACGAGATCCGAGATCTCAGAGAACATATTACGCTGGCTGTCGACATACGAACCAAACAATTTAGATAAATCTGCCATAACAAAACAATCCTTATAATGACCAGAGACTGAGTTGTCTTCTGGCGACCAATGTGCTATCAAGTAAGACTCAAGGACAAACGAAGCATCCTTTTCATCCAGTTTAAATTTCTCAAGGTTTCTTGCTACAATGACGCAATCGTCAATACTATAACCCTTGTCTTTCAGGTGGGATAAACATCTTCCACCAGTGCCTTTACCAACATATGCTGGACCAGCACCCAAGGTACGACTGCGATACATGTAGACATAATCACCTAGTGTATCAAAGAACGCTGCAGTAGGTTTGATTGGAGAGAACATTTACTTCCACTCACAATCAATCATCATCTCAGTCAACATAGCCATCATGTTGATCTCAGCATCTGCCGCAAACGCAGCTTTGTACTGATAGTCGGCTAGGGTAACAACCACTTGTGGAACACTGTTCGGCGCAACATACTCACCAGCAGTATCGTAGATTTTACGGAATGTTTGAGACGTATCGCCATCCACATTCTGAGCAACCCACTTACGAACCTTGGTGAACTCTTTTGCTTTCATTGAAGCCATCAAGTCTTTCAGGTTTAAGTCTGCATAGTTTACTAGGATGCCAGAATCAATCTTACCAGTGCCAGCATAACGCTGTAATTCATTCAAGACTCTGCGGTTATCGGGGAAGTGGCGCTTCACAACCTCAGCGACCACCTGCTTATCATACTCCACATTCTCAGTGTCAAGAATACTAGAGACACGCTTGAATAGTTGAGCCGCAAGTTTAGGTTTATCAGAAGCAGCCATCTTGAACTCAACGACAGAACATCGTGAGTGTAGCGGAGCAATGATCTTGTTCACAAAGTTACATGTCAGGATAAACCCACAGTTGGCGCTATACTCTTCCATAAAGTTGCGAAGAGCTGGTTGGACTGTCTCAGCATTAAGATAGTCCGCTTCGTCTAGGATGACATACTTTCTGCCACCCGCCAAAGACATAGACGAGGCGAATCCTTTTATCTTAGTGCGTAGCGTATCAATCAAACGTCCCTCATCGGATCCGTTGATTACGATATAGTCACAACCCAGCTCTTCAAGCATTGCTTTGGCGATAGTCGTTTTACCAACACCTGCGGTGCCAGTGAGTAGTAAGTTTGGAACATTTTTATTATCAACAAATGTCTGGAATGTTTCTTTCAGAGCATTAGGTAGGATTGCGTCAGCCACGGTCTGTGGACGATACTTCTCAACATACAAAAATTCATTCAACATAATATAGTTTTCTCCTCAATATACATCTATTATACTACAAGATAGGTGGTATGTCAAGCGGAAAATGGTACAACCGCACCTCTACCGCCTGACTGATAGTAGAAGTTGTATGTGTCTGGCAGGTCTAATTTGAGGTCTTCGGGGATGTTGATGTCCCTTGATACCATGCCTCTCTCAAACTCATAGTTAAATGTCACTAGATCTAGATGATGAGCTTCAGTGATTATATCAACCACATCATCAGTGTAGTAACTCCGATAGTCATACTCCCTCATCGATGAGTTCCAATATGCGAGTTTGGAGAAACTGGGCAGACCAATTGCATCCGCGACTATTTTCCAGTCTTGTTTTATAGACTCATAACGACCAATGAAGTTCATGAGACTATTACCATCGGGATCAATGAAGTTGCCGATCTGCGGTCTGATGCAAAAGCCTCTGTTCCATTGGTAGTCGTAGTCGGATGATTCAACGTCCAGCACTACAGCTTCATCGTATCTCCACTTAACCCAGTCGGCGAAAGACACATCCCACTTACATTCAGCGATACACTGAGAAGCGTATATACTCACCTCACGATCAAACGGATTTCTGACAAAGCCAAACTTATAGCGTGTGTCGAATGTTTCCTTTGGCAATACGCGAGAGGCTTCATATGCTATTCCGTGTTGAGGAACAACACCGCTATGATCACAGAGAGCGTCATATGTAGACGAACCACCCTCTGTATCACAGACAGTCATGTCAGTCGGTCTAAGCCAATCAAGCATACTGGTTCCAGCAGCTTTTGGGTTATGGACAAATATCCATTTAGTCACTGATCGGTCTCCATCCAGTCACAGTATTGGTGCGGAATGATCTCCACGCCTTAACATCAATTCCCCAAACAGGGATGTCAGCAGAGCCACCAGAAACAGAACTCACGGTGATAGCAGAGCCAGACTCCTCCAAGATTATCTCAGGATTGAGAGTACAAGGCATCACCCTTGTACCCCCATCATTGATCTTCTCAAAAGTAACTTCGACCACACCCTCTTTGAGGTGTTTGATCAAGTCATTAACCACAGACGTCAACATTACTTCAACACCGTTTCGTACAATGCCTCAACATCTTCCATCTCACCAACAGTCTCGCTTAGATTCTGTTTGTGGAAGATTTTAGCCAATTTGTTCAGGTACTTCTTTGGCACATCAACGTCATCAGCAAGAGCTTCAATCGCTTCTTTGATGAATTCACGCTCTGCTTCCATCCGTGTGTACGAGTTGCTGATCTCTTCCATACAACCTTTGATTCGTTCTTTGTCTGAATCGCTAGACGGTAAAATAATATTGCTCATTGTGTTTCTCCATTGTAAAGTTATATTTCAATTTAATTATATCACACCATAAATATCTTCAGACTCAACCCATGTCATATAACCTTGCTTATGCAAGATGTTTGTGATAAGGCTATCATCTATGTGCGCATGCTCAATCTTAACAAATGTGGGTTTAACTTTCCAGCTGTACACGCCGAGGATATTTAACTCATGCCCCTCAACGTCGATCTTCATGAAGTCAATATGACCAATCTCGTTTTCTATGAGATAAGTGTCCAGTCTACAACATGGCACTTCAATCCTATCCAACAGAAGATGGGCGTTAGCTGGGCGACTGAACATGCGCCCACCTAAATGATCCGCATCGTCCACAACACCAATCCCACGCGCCCAGTCATCGGTTTGAATGCTTTGGTTGAACGCAACTGTACCATTCTTATTCGATACAGCCATGTTATCAACTTTGACATCATATTGGGCTGTCTTGTTAGCCATAATTTCAGCATAACGTGGATCAGCCTCAATCATATATCCAGACCAACCTGCTTCAGCGAGAGGAAGACACGTGTCAAAATCACACGTGCCTATCTCTAGGAAGACTTTCCCATTACCCATTGTATTTGCTTCCAGCCTCAGTAGCAACCCAATACTCAACAACAGAGCCGAGGAAGTGGGAGATGCCTTTAGACGATACACTAACCTTATAATCATCAGACATAAACTTCAGATTCTCGGTCTTGAAGATGAACTCAAACTCAGCTTCAGTGTTACCAACCGACAGACCAAACTCATTAGAAGTTGGATTCTTTGTATCAGTAGCAACCAAAGAGACAGTGCCGTCCGAACCACGAACAACAACTTCAGGCAATGACAGTTGATTCGCAGCGTTGACAACTTTCTTATAGTTGGCAGCGGTCATATCAAATTGAACTTCAGGATCAGGCAGCTCAAGATTCTTCTCGGGTGGAGAAGTTATCATTGACGGATCAGTGTATGTGTAGCGACATTGACTACTTGGTTGTGACGCTTCACTGACGGTTAGTGACGATGAGCCGAAGTCAAAGACAGCATCCTCAAACAAACTAGTCAACCCAAGAAACTGATTCATCTCATAGATGGCAAAGTCTTGTGGGAATGATTCACTTACAACAGCAGACGCAAGGATGTTCTTCTGGGGTGATACAGTTCGTAACACGTTGCCAGTCTTAAATGATAACGATGGATTTATCGTTGAGAAGTTCTTTAAAACTTCAAAGGTGCTTTCACTAATTTTCATAATCTATCTCTCCAGTTCTTGTAAGTCGTGATTGTGTAATGCGATCAACGCATAATGTAATACTTTCATTAAGTCCGCACGATTATAGCCATTCTTGTTGCCATATCGTTGGACATATTTAAGAACATTTCCAAGGGCAAAACCCTCACCATGTCCGCAGTCAATAATAAACTCAGTTGACTGGAATTTATTCTTCGAGTAATGGGCTGAGTAAGTCGAGTCGACATACTCTTGAAATTCATTAATTAACTCAGCTTCATTAAACTTATAGAGATTATAGTCGAAATCATTGCGTCCGTCAACCCCAGAGTCACCATCACCACACATTGCTTGGTTACGGTCAATATCAGCATAATACTCGTCGGTGTGGGCATAGCTATCTTCGACACTTCCCTCTTTATTAACATATGGGTATGTTTGCGTTACCTCTGCAGTTGTCCGTTCCTTTCCATAAGTTGTCCAATTCCAATTCTTTTCCATTACTTTTTCACCCTTTTCTTGTTTCTCTTTATGTCAGTCCCAGCAGTAGGTGAAGCACCCACCTCAGAAAGGTCTGCCAATGAACCACCAAATGTGTACGAACCAGTATGAAGCAATCTCATCCAAGGACACAACCAAGTCTCAACACCAATCTTTTGCATCCACTGACAGAACATATAATCTTCTGACAAGTATCGCTTTGAGTCTGGATCAATCAATGCTTGGAAGTACATCATGATCTCGCGTGAACCATCAAACGACTCAGTTCTTGCGTGGTCAGGCAAGTATGTATAATCTGGATATGCTTCTTGGAACTTCTCAAACGCAGATCGTTGAATCATCATGAACCCAGTGCCACCCTCAAGAACCTTACACGGCTGATTGAGTAAGATATTTCCTGATTCTTTGGGGTTGAATACATAATCACCAACATACTTCTCAAGATCATTAGGGTTGTCGTCAGCAAAACCTTTATCGACAGCCATCTTAATCTTTTCCCAAGCAATCGTTTTCTTGGGATATGCACCACACATCACTTCTTTGCGGTCTTCACCCTTTTCTTCTGGATCCATAAATGCAGCCAGAGACAAAACGTCATGAGGATCAAACCCGATATCCGAATCAATGAACATCAAGTGGGTGCATTCACTTCTCATAAACTCATCAACGCAATAGTTTCTGGCGCGAGTGATTAGCGATTCATTGAACAAATAAAAGAATGTTAGATCCACACCATATGCTTGGCATAGTCTAGACAAGTCAGAACAGGATTTAGAGTACATCCCGTGACACTGTCCCCCATACATTGGAGTGGCGAGCATAATTTTGCGTTTCCGCAACTCTTCAACTGGTATTTCCATCAGTACCTCTTTGATTATAAATTAAGTTATGTGTAGATTATACAATAGAAAGGGAGAAAAGTCAACCCGAAAGTTGACTCTCCCATTACCGCTAGAATGGAGCGTCTTGAGTAGTGTCAGCATTGGCAAGAGGATCACCCACATCACTGTCACCGCCCAAGTTTACATCAGCGTCCAGCTTGGCGTACAAGTCACGAAACGAGGCTTTGGTGTCCTCATCAAAGCGATTAATACACATGTCAATAGACTTCATACGGTCATCAAATATCTTGAACGCTTTGGCGATGTGGACAAGGCGACGAGTAGAAATTATCTCATCAATACCACCATCATAGAAAGTCTTGCGGATGATGTCAGCCCAGTCAACCAGTTTAGAAACAAACTCATCATCTTGGACAGCAAGGTCTTCAAACACAGCCGAGAGTATTTTCTTCTCAACAGCAACACTAGGATATTCTTGCTCAAAGGTGACAGGGAAACGCTCAAGGAACGCTTCATTCAAGACGTTAGTCCCGATAAATCGACCATCATCAGATCCTTTACCTTTGGTGTTACCAGTAGCAACAACAGTGAAGCCAGCAGCAGGAGAGACAAACTCACCAGTCTTCTTGATGAAGTAGCCTTTACCCTCAAGGATAGACTGGAGACACATGATCTTGGCAGGGTTGCCCAAGTCAATCTCATCCAGAAGCAATACCGCACCACGCTCCATAGCTTTGATGACTGGACCTTTGAAGAAGCGAGTCTCACCATCAACAAGACGGAAGCCACCAATCAAGTCATCTTCATCTGTCTCAACAGTAAAGTTCACACGGATTGATTCACGCTTCAATTGAGCACAAGCCTGATCAACCGAAAACGTCTTACCATTACCAGACATACCAGTAATGAATACGGGATAGAACATGTTAGACTTGATAACATTCTTCAGAGTGCTGAAATTACCAAACGGAACAAACAGCGGATCCTTGACGGGCACTAAGTTTTGAGTGAAGCCTGTAGAAACGACATTCAAGTCAGCGACTAAGGCGTTTGGCTGTAGCGCAGGCGCAGGAGCTGGAGCCGAAGCTGGAGCAGGTGCAGGGACGGTATTCGGCGCTATATCAGGGAGATTGTACAACCCACGATCAACGCGCAAGGATTTGTGGAAGTATGAACTCGGAACTTTCACCCCAAGCTCACGAGCTACTCGCTTCGTCTCAAGGCTAGGAACAGGCGCATCGGGATATAGGCTCTTCAAAGTATCAAATAAATTGGTCATATAGGTCTCTCTCATTCATTCATTTAAGTAGCCATTATACGGCATAATTCGGTATAAGACAACAACTATTTTCAGTTTTTTTATATCGTTTTGGAATAAAGAATCCTTTCCTTATAACCAAAATATAGGTTAAATATCAACCTATTTAAGCGATAGCCGAGATCAGGTCGGACAACATCTTTCTAGAAGACTTCTTATCATTGTTTGCTTTCTTAAACGCAGTCCGCACCGAACGCTTCGACTCACCACGCTCCACTTCAATAGCACCATTAGCAGTCTGAAGGTTCTTGCCGCCACTAATAAGATAAAGGTGATCGTATCCAGAGTTTGGAACCACCGCAAACTTTTCCTTGCGGACGCCAGAATATAGGCTTTGGCCATCTTCCCAACTAACCGACGATGGAAGCGAATTGCTGAACTGTCGTCTATTCAACGGCATAATTCGATAGCCGATAGTGGTAGAGCCAGTTTGATCTCGATAGAATTCAAGTAAGGTCTTGGTGATAGCATCTCTCTGACCATTAACCCGCTTGCGCTTCTTGGTTACTGGATCAGTAATATAAAGGACTTTGGATCCAATATAGTTAAATGCCCCACCAACACGCTTGTTAAATTGTCGATCAGGAGCTTGTTCAGCATCATAGTAGAAACTTGTGTTACTATCACCGTCAGTCAAGAACATAGTGTTGACAATATCAACGCGAGTCTTTTTCTTGAAGTCATCATGTATTTTAAACGCAGCCATGATTGATTCGTTCAATGGAGTCGAACCGAGCATCAAGCGATTCGGGATATAATAATTGATGTATCCACGCGTATATCCAGAAGAATATTGATTATAATAATTACCAAGAACCAACATATTTTCAGCCATCTCAGTAAACTTCTTGCGGTTCATATCGCTAGAGAAAAATTCAATCAAGCGGAATCTTGGATCATATGTCATCTGTCTATCACTAGCATTATCTGGGTGAAGCGCACTGGTCGTTTCCAACTCCGCGAACCTATCACTAAAGGCATACACGCGGAATGGGATATTGACTTGGCGACAGAACAAAACAAGGTTCAGCATTTGATCAATAGTGGGCTTCAAGTCTGCAGCCATAGAACCAGACCAATCAATATACATGATCATACCATGATTTTTTCCGTCAGGCGTTATGCTAACCTTTCGGAAGATATCGTCATTGTAACGATAGCTGTTCATCTTGACAGGATCAATAACACCAGTCTTTGACACAGACTGGCGGGCATATTCTGCCGCAGACTTTTTCATCTCAAATTCTTTTGCCATATACTTGATAGCAGGCTTATTGTTCACAAGGAATTGTTTGTAGAGCGCGACACCAGTCGCTCTCATCGTGGGCGCAAACTCACTAGTGTTAAACATCTCAAAGATATCGTCAGCACGAACAACAAGATCATCAACAGGGTTGGTCGGGAAATGAATACTGGTCACTTCAACATTAGGATCATCACCATGTTCAGCGCTGATAGCTTGACGAAGAGCGCTGTCAGTCTTTGAGGCGATTGATTCTTCTGGGTCACCCGAGTCATCACGGTCATAGCCAGAGCCAACCGATTCATCACCGTCATAATCTTCATCACCGTCTTCATCTTCTTCTTCATCTGATTCTTCATCACCAGCGCCTTTCTCATCACTCTCAGTCTCATCATCAGAATCATCATCTGATTCTTCATCACCAGCCTGCTCACCAGCACCGTCAGTCTCAGGCGAGTCATCTTCACCGTCAGCATAATCTTCTTCATCAGCAGCCTGATTGGCAGCAGCGCGATCATCTTCGTTTCGCTCTTTACAAAAAGCATACAACTCATCAGTAAGGGCAACAACTTCTTCCCATGTTTGAAGCTGCTCAATCTTTTTGATCCAGACCATTTCATCACGCTCAATACGAACACCAGCAGAGCGTCCTGCTTTGAAGTAAGTATTGATTCGGTCAATGAAGCTGTAGCGATTAATCTCTACAATGTCACCACCAAAGAACCCATCAGCAAGCATGCGCTTATAAGAAGATATAAACGAGCGGCGCAATCCAGGATATCGTGTCTGAACCATTTTCTCAATGCGGGCATCTTCAACGATGTTCAGATACTGGCGATAGATTTCACCCTTTGAAGAGGCAGACTCATGCCAACCAGCTTCAGGAGTATATAAGGCATGACCAACTTCATGACCTACAAGATGGTCATAAGTGTCAGCATGCATGTTATCCCACATAGGGAGAGTAAGGACGCGATCACGAACATTAAAGGAAGCAGTCGGAGCTGTCTTATGAACAACCGTGATATTCTCGGAAGCCAACAGGCGAGCTAGGATGTCTTTAGAAGCGATATTCATATATTGGTCTCTCATCAAATTAGACGCCCATTATACGGCACAATCAAGGGCAAGTCAACAACTAATTTTAGCCAACTTTTACGGACAGCAGGCTCTCATCAATTTAGAAGCCCATTATACGGTATATTCAGAGATTAGACAACAACTATTTGGGGGATTTTTATACCGATTTAGAATAATAATCGAGGTTTTTAGAACTAAAAAGAATAAGGGAATAAAGCCTTGTAATAACAACAACTTAGCTCTATTCCCTCATTTGGGTGTTACGTTAGGCTGAAAAGACAATAACTCATAACAGCATATGCAGTCACTTGAAATGCCCAACAACCCACGCATTCGGCTTTTGACCTTAACATGGGGATTTCTCCTCGAAAATTAGTTTATATTAATTTTTCGAGGACGCTTCTCTTCTGGTAAATTGACCTTTAGATTTACTACAAGGATTCCTTTATCTAGAGTTGCTCCAACTACTTCGACATACTCGGACAGTCGAAAAGTTCTTTGGAACCTTTTTGTGGAAATACCTTTGTGTAGATACTCACACGATTCATCGTGGTATTGATCGCCCACGATATTCAAAGTTCTTTCATCTTGTTCAATAGATAGATCCTTCATATCGAAACCCGCGACCGCAACCTCAATCACATATTCATGCTCGCTGATTTTAACAACGTTATGTGGTGGGTATGTATCCTTGGCGCTTCGAGTTACAAAGTCTAGTTCACTGAACAGGTGGTCAAATCCAACAAATGATGCGCGTGGGAAAAGACTCGGTGTTTTAATACTCGTCATAATGCTCTCCTTTTTAAAGCAAGATTGATAAGTGAACCCGATTATTCGGCATTCACTCACCTATTTATATCAACTGGCTATTGATTTCTCAATAAAGTCAATAATTTGTTGTGTATCTTCAGGGACATTGTGAGCAAAGGTATGGACACATCCAGCTTCACCCATCAATATTTTCTCCCCAAACATATCTTCAATGTTAGCAACCTTAGTCACCCGTCCATTGATAAACGTCTCAGACTGATCAGAACCTCTGTCCGCATAACGCTGTTGGCGTACTGCGTCATCTGTTTTCAGAACTATGATTGATAGATCATGTCCCGCTCTCTTCACAGCCTCGAAAAATTTAGAAGAAGTAAGCCGATCACCCTCGAACACAACGACAGGTGATGGCTCATTCCCCATATACTCTACTGCCATTGGCTGTACTGCCATTGACAACTTATCAGTTCCCGCAAAGACTTCACCGTCTTCATACTTACCAAACAAGCGGATGTCGCCTGAAACATAACCATCAAGCAACTTAACAGGAGTGTCTTTAGTCCATTCCCGCTTTGCCATCCACTGCCGCATGAGCGTTGTTTTGCCAGTTCCTGGAATACCAATGATACCAATCACTTTACTCACGAGAAGAAACCCTCTAATGATGTTTGCGATTCAGCTTCTGGATGATATTGATTCAGCATATCAACTCCACCTTTATCTTTAAGGTAATCAAACCACTCATCTTCAGCCCACATACTTGGCGAAACGCCATTCCAAAAACTTTTCCATAGCTTATGATCTTTGTTTAATCTACGATCATCAACATACTGCTTTCGGAGAGATTCATATTCCCACGAGCCAACATCAAGCATTTTCTCACGGAAGTAGCATACAAGCGAGATACGCTCCATGTCTTCAATAGAAGTTCCAGCAGGTGGCTTCAGCTCAGTGTTGCCGTGTATGCCGCCATGGTTGTTGATCAATAACAGATCTCCAGGACGGATGTTAATGCCAACACGAAACTCTGGAAGAACAAGATAACCACCCTCCCAATTCTTTGCTTTAGCAACAACAGTTAGATTAGAGAAACCTTCATTCAAGTCGCCAGCATCTCGGTGACATGCGGTGCGGAAGTTCTTATTCACAGTAACTGTAGTGAACGGAGTATCTTCGCCCGCAACACGGAAGCGTGGATCTAGTTTAGCGGCAGCTTCATTCTGAATACCATATCGAATAGGCAAGTGTTCTTTAAACTTAGCGGACAACTGACGCATGAAAGGATAGCACTTCTCATATACGCTGTAGTTGTTCTCAGTGTACGCAGTCGCTCGACCATATGGGATGCGAGGATAGCGATCAAAGAAACCAGCAATACCTGACAACACCATGTTAGCATATGTTGTCTCAGAGATATAGTTCTTCTGTGTTGCCTTTGCGTCTTTCTGAGAATCTTCGGCAGACATACCTTTCCACTCTTCAACCTTATCACTGAAGAACGATTCATAGTTGTAGCCATTGTCGGTAATCTTAGAACGGATCCAGACAATACCACGTGACTCACTCTCAGCAGCCACAGCGTGTCTAGCTTTGATTCTTTCTACTGGATCAGTGTCGTCCTCAAACAAAGTAACTTCACGTTCAGCAAAGTGCTTCATAATGTCTAACTGTTCTTCAGTAACCCAATCACGACCGCCTTGCTTTGCTCCTTTTGGACCAGCAGCTAGACCACGATTCTGTGTGGGTAATGCCGCACCAAGTAATCCCTCATATGCGCCATGTTGTTGTTCTTCAGTGAATACGTTTTTACGAAACTTGAAGATAATGTTGTCTTCGTTATTCTCTCCACCAAAGCCAGCAGGAGCATAGAAGTCAGTGTTCTCCTCACAGATAAAGTCCCAGTCAGTATCTTCCATATACTTGCCGAGTTTGTCTTCGCAATTATCCCAAAATTTAGCGGTAACAGTTCTGACTCCAGTTCTGTTATCTACACTCACATCATATCTTTCGTTTATCACGCCAATCATATCATAAATCTCTCTAGACCGATATCGGTCATCTCATTTGTAAATGTATTCATATGGTCAATTTTCCCAGTATCTAGGAAGAGTTCCATTTTACCCTTATTCACTGAATTTGTCAAGTATTCATTTCGTAGTGTTTCTTTCCTAGCATCCCACATAGGAGTCCAGTCTATACCAACCCACTCATCGCACTCGACTTTCTTTATTTCCTCAGCCTGTCTATCTATATAATATCCGAGATAGCGTCCTCTGCTCTTGCGGAATAACTTCTTGAATGAGCACAGCGCAGTTTCCATAGCAAAGAAGTCAGCCTTGTGAGCCGAGTCAGGAAACGCAGTCTTGACCTCAGCCAACATATCCGCACCCTCATCTTCCATCCACTGTATTTGATCAGCAGTCAACTTAGTGCTCACCCAGTCATCTTTACCCAGAGCATAACATAAACCGTTGCGGTGGGATTTAGATCCTGAGTAGTCATGTAACCATAGGTTTGGAACATCAACATTCAAGTCAGCACACTGCTTCAGAGTCTGTATATAGAACCAAGAAGTGTAACGACCAAACTTATGTAGAGAGTTGACAGCTTCCCACACATTAGCAAAGTTCTCATATTTATCACCATTACATAACTCGGCAAACGCTTGAGCTTGAGTTCTATCACCAACCCATGCTTTGTATGATTCAAACTGATCCGCTAGATGACCTTTGTTCCACTTAGTGTCAGTCTGATAACGTAGTCTTGAATAGTTTTCGTTGTTCCATTCTCTCAGACGATCTACACCAACCAGCTCCATATCAGGAAACTCATTCCAGATAAGATATGCTGTAGGGAAGTTGTATGTCGTACCATATAACCAACACAACCAAAGGCGCTGCTCTATATTATACTCAAACCGATCAAAGAAATAGTTTGTGATGTATAGCGCAGAGTCACAATCTTCTATCTCAAGACCCCACCCAAACCAATTGATGAATGCTTGCTTACGATGTTCACTTAGTCGATAATCCATTAAAAGAAACCCTCTAGAGTATTTGGCTCATCACCTATCAATTTATCACGCATCCAATATTCGCCTACAGCAGCAATTGCTTCTTCTACAGTAGCGGTCTTTTTCTTACCAAAGCCATGTGATTCAAGCGACTCATTTGTAAGCTGCTTCACAACCTTAGCGTCAGTGGGTGTGGCTAGATGAGGCATCTTAATTGCGGTAGCTCTGAACATCCGTTGTTCTCTCGCAGAGGCAAATAGTGGCTGGTCAGATCGTAACGAGCCTGTCGGATCAACTGCCCAGAATACTAGACCATTTCTCTTATGCCAAGTAACTGATGATGGAGTACATGACAACTTCAATCGAGTCATACCATTATCGCAAGCATCAGCCATAACCTGTTCCCAGATAATTGTAGCGTAACCTTTACCCTCTTGCCCTTGGCGAGTTACGATCTCATATAGATTGATGTATCGTGATCTCTGACTATATGTAGCGAATACAAAGGCAACCAACTCACCATCCACTTCCAAAGCAAACGGCGGATTCTTATCATAGTTCTTGAATCGAAACCAAAGGCTGTGTGAAGAGTTGAGAAACTTAGTGTTTCTACCCTCTGGGGAGTCCTCTATGACTGCCTCCACCATCTCTTGTGTACAACGTACTAACTGCATTGTAGATCCCTCACTAAAGCGCCGCCACGTATTTTTTTTCCGACACTTAGCTCACCATTGTAAATATAAGACTGGTACATACCGCATTGTGTTGTATCGCCGCAGCCGCTTCGATTCAGGATATCTTTGGTTGACGCAAACACTACACCATTGCTTCTGGCACTATACCATAATGGTCTTGCTTCGTTTCTAAACGCAGATAATGTTTTGTCTTTGGTGATACTACAAACTGCCATACTAGCAGGAGAGAAGTCATTGAGTGGATGTCTATTGGCTTCAAAGGACTTCAATATGAGCTCACTATCATTTGCTGTCTCGGTGTCATACTTCCATTGGCTCATATCTTCTTGCGAGATAACGCCGTTATGGACTATGCTTTGATTGCCGTTAGAGAATGGTTGGTTGTAACGCAAGTCAGAAGTGGAGTAGCGGATATGACCAATAAGGTATATTCCACCATCCTCATTGACCATACTGCTGATGGGGTATCTCTCTAGAAATTGGTCGCAAGGAATCCCTTCCTTAATGGTGTGAATTTCGCCATTCTTGATATAAGAGACTCCAGTCGCATGCTTGCCTCTTATCATTGACTGTTGGAAGACATTCTCGACTAGACGGATATTCTCCAAAGAGTCGCGACTCACTGTCGACCTTTCCAACCATACACCTATCACACCACACATAATATACCCTGAATTAGTTGATTTCAGTTATTATACACTACTTCACCAGATTAATCAAGTATTTTTTTCGCAATTTGTCTAGCCTTTTCTTTTCTTTCCTAGCTCTGTCTACTTGGACAGATGAAGCTCTGCTGGTGAAGTTTATACCAATAAGGTAATCGTTCGCTTGCTGAAAATACTTCGCCATGAACTCATTAAGTTTGTGTGTGTCAACGTTACCGTCAGCAGCGGCATATCTTGCTCTAATATACGATGGACGCTTCACCTTAATGAACAGCCCATTATATGTAACACATCCCTCTTCTTCATTTATTGTCTCTTCCGATTCCCACACGATAGTTGGGTTGAATACGGTGATGATATTATTAGGATCATCAGGATTCCCGACAACAAAAACCGAAAGGTTGATTCCACACTGATTAGCCGACAGCGCATAGGCACGATTAGCTATCATCGTTTCTTTAAGGTTCTCTGCCAACTCAACTGGATCCATCTGTGGATTGTCGAAGTCAAACTTCACTGTTGCTCTGCGCAAACCAATATGGTCTAACGACATCAAATTATATATCATGGTGCTATCCTGCTAAACGATTTAACTTTCTCAAAACGGATCTGGCTGCGGAATTTATCAGTCAGAACGTCACCCTTGGTATGTGTAATGATAAAGACATTAGTGTCAGACATATCATTCAATAACTTTGTCAACTCATCAGTACCTGTAATGTCAAGAGAGTTATCAAACACTTCATCGAGTATCAGTAGGTTTGTGTTTGTTGAATTCTTCAGCTTTGCAATGGCTCGCCATGTAAGTAGTAAGGCGATATCAATACGAGTCTTTTCTCCCTCAGAGAAACTAGCATAAGAAAACTCATCACGATGGCGACTTTTAATAATTTCATTGAATTCCTCATCAAGTTCAAAGTTCACAAAGAAGTCTAATGCTGACAAGTATTTGTTCACCAGCTTATTCATAATAGGGACATACTGCTTGATGATCTTTGACTTAATGCCGCCATCTTTAAGCATAGTAGATGCGATCTCAAACAATGCCTTATCTTCTGACAATGCGCTGGCTTGTTTACTATACACCCCCAAGTCTGTCTTGTAGCTATCCAGTTTAATGGTCGCATCGCTGTCTACAGTAGATTGCTGCTCGGCAGTTTGAATCTTCTGCTCAACACCTTTGATCTGATCACCATACAAACTAATTTGCGTTTGACAATCACGTATCTTATTCTGAGCATCTTGTATCTCATACTGTATAGTATTCATCTGACTCAGCTCTTCATGCAGCTCATCATACTCAACCTTCAATTGGCTTATAGCGTCTTGCGTTGTATGCAGTATCTCAGCGGTCTTGTCGATCTTCTGCTTCTTAACTTGCATGTCAATGATCTGTTCGCAGGTCGGGCAATTATCGTTGTTGTCATAGAACTTGATGCGCTTCTCAGCTTTCGACGACTTATCATGTAGCTTATCTAAGAGCGTTGACATCTTATTTGACTTAGCTTCAGACTTTCCTTTATGAGAGATTGAGTCAATCAGAGTATCAGCTGTCATAGTAAGCGCAATACAAAGGTTGTCAGCATCCTGCTTTGACTCAACATATCCCTGAGCCTCATCCTTTAGCGAGACAATCAGCTTATTGGCGTCCGAAGTAACCTGTCGAAGATATTCCTTTTGTACATCTATCTTCTCTTGAGTTATATCAAGTTGATAATTGACTTCAGCGATATTCCGTTTGTTCTCAGAAACTCTTTCTTTCAACAAGAGATTCATAGTGGAGAATATCTGGATATCAAGCAAGTCCTCAATAACCTCTCTACGATCACGTGTAGATAACTGCATGAACGGAGTGAAGGATGCGTTGCCTAGAATAACGATCTGAGTGAACGATTTATAATTCAGCTTGAGGATAGTGTTCTCTAGAATAAGCTGATAGTCTCTGGCATTTCCAGGTTGGTCAACCAACTTACCATTTTTGTATATCTCGAAGAATGCAGGCTTCATACCTCTACGAACCTTATACTCAACGGTTCCTACATTGAACTCAATCTCAACCACACATCCCTTTTCGTTGATACTATTACAGAGCAACGCCTTATTGATCTTGCGGAAAGGTTTGTTGAATAGACCAAAGACGAGAGCGTCTAATATGGTAGATTTACCCGCACCATTTTCGCCTGTAATGACCGTGCTCGGAGACCGATTAAGCTGGATCTCTGTAGCCACATTACCTGTGCTCAGGAAATTCTTGTAGGATAACTTCTTGAATAGTATCATAATTTACAGTTTACTCTATTGTGAGGGATTCATTATATAACGAACGGAGCAAAGAGTCAAGCCTTTCTTTGGGTACGTTGTCAGATAAGCCTCCGACATACTTGGAGAGTATCGTCATAGTGTCCTCAGCCTCATTCACTATATCCTCATCGTCCTCTAGATTCAGGTTCATATGATCATCTACGATCTGGATATTGAGCGGATCAGACTTATACAGCTTGTCAATGAATAGATCAAACCAGTATGGATTGTCACACTTCTGTTTAATCACCTTGACATAGGTGTTCTTGAACCCGTCAAAGTCTACATCAAGAAGATCTTCCATCGTCTTGCCGTCTTCATTATAGAACACTTTATGGAACATAGAGTATGGATTGCGTACAAACTCAAGCTCTCGCTTATCAGTATCGTAGATATGGAAGCCTTTAGTATCGCCATAATCAGCCCATGTAAGCTCATAGGGACAGCCGAGATACTCGATATTGTTTGTAGTTGACTTATGGTGGAAGTGACCAGAACATACAAGCTCAAACTTAGAGAAGTCCGCAATCTTCATACCATGCTCGTTCATGTTACCGCGATCCATCAGACAGCCAGCAATCTCTAGGTGACCAAACAACACTTGAGCTGGGGTGTCTTTCATAGACTGAATCGCAGCGGCATAGTTTTGATTGTTTATCCAAGGCATGATATGAATGTCATGACCATCAAACTTCAGGTCAGTAGGCTCTGAGTAATAGTTCACATTAGACTTATCAAACAGCTCCCGCATGGAGTTCACATCATTAGTGTTTTTATATGGAACGTCATGATTGCCGACTATAACGTGTAACTCAATACCCTCTTCAGTACACTTATCAATGAACATCTCCTTCATTCTACGGAGAGTTACATAGTTGATATACTTGCGTCGATCGACAATATCACCCAGATGGATGATTGTATCAATACCCTGCTCCTTCAGGTGAGGAAAGAAGTGTTTGCTGTAAAACTTCTCAAAGTAGTCTAAGAAGTTTACGCTGTCATTACGAATACCGAAGTGTGTGTCGGTTACTAATCCAATTTTCATTGCTGAAGTTTGCCCTCTTCCGTTTCTTTCTTCTTCTTGATCTTTCTTCGCTTATTTTCTTCGAAGTCCTCAACAAACCTCGCCATGTAGTCTTCAGTCCACTCGCCATACTTAACGTTGTCATTGTAGTCATTACCAGAATCATGACCTTGAGTGTCCGCAGTATCACCCAACACATTAGTGTGCTCAGAGAACTTAATCTTCACATACAGGTTCTTTTTCTCTTTCTGTATTCTACGGAGGAACGCATAGTAGATGATCTGTGTGAAATACGCAAATGGGTTGTTCGACTTCTCAGGGTTGAAGTTGTCAATATATTGTAGGCAGTTCTCGATACCATCACAGACCATCTCATCTCGAAAGGTGTAGTTGATGAAGTTTGGTTTGTATGATAGGTGAGTCGCTATCTTCATAATGCAGTCAGCAATATAGTTCGAGACGATAGGTCTTGGTGCACCACTTTCCTTTGCGTCTATGACGCTCTGACGGAACTCAGTCATAGCCCCCAAGAACTTCTTGTTATCAACATAGTATGGCTTCTTCTTTGCTGCTTTTGACATAATATAATCCTAATGCATCGTTGTATTAGCTGTTGATTCTGATTGAGCCACGACTTTAGCATACACTTCCTGTATCTGTCTATCGGTCATCTGTTCTTCATCATCAGAAGAGAAAAATGAAGCAGAGCTATCACTTTCCATTGAATCATTTATTGTTTCTAGACATCTATTATAATACGTTATCATGTCCTCGTCAACCTCTGATTTCAACATAATTGCGCTTTGCTTTATGTGAAACAGATTCACTTCTTTAGTCAACGGAACCCATATTGTACAGATGCAAATAGGCGAAGCATCCTTTCTGGTGTGTACAGTTATCTGTACTGGGTCGATGATATGAAGATGCGTTTCGTCTTCAAATGTAACTTCAGTAAGAAGCGTCTCTCCATTGATTAGCTTAACAATCTCAATGCTCATTCTCAATCCCTATATTATATATTTTATATTCAAAATTCTCTTCATTATACATCTTAACTCTCACAGCAAAATGTTTCAGTGTATGGTTATTCCATGACTTCCAACTCAGGTCATCGGATACATCATAGAGAGTGGCGACCTCTTTATCATCGCCCTTTCTCAAGCCCCTGCCGATCGACTGTAAATTTCTTACACGTGACTTACTAGGACTGGCAAAGATAACATTATGTAAATTTCTAATGTTGATGCCAGTAGAGAAAGTCCCATAAGACGCAATAATAACGGCGTTGTTTTCTTTTTCGGTGATAGCACGTACACTCTCTCTGGTATCGGCATCTACTCCTCCATATATAAAAAATACTTGTCTACCCTCTTCAGCAGCTTCGCTTATCATATCATATAAGATACGACCATGCTTATCAACATACTGGAAGAGTAATAGTGTATTACCTTTTCGTGTTAAAGTCAAGTTCTTTAGGAACGCATTACGCTTGGCGTGGCTTACTATGAAGTCCATTTCAGCTTGATAAGTTGAGTTCTTCACAACCTTTCGAGTAGCATCATCATACTTTAAGACGAGACATTTGATACGGAAGTCTGATAGAGTCTTGTTGTCAATCAGCTCTTTAGTGGTGATCACCCGCATAACTGGACCAAACATTCCCTCCAACACCAGCTTATTGGTTACAGTTCCGTCTAGTGTTCCAGTGAAGCCAAACCGATACTTACAATCAACCATCTTCTCCATAATCTTAGTCAGAGACGTTGCTTTAAATAGGTGGGCTTCATCGCCGATGATTATATCAAATTGATCGAAGTATGATTTTGGTTGCTTGTAGATACTCTGCCAAGTACTGATAATTATTTTCGCTTCATCGACAGATTTAGCTTGACCTCCAGTAACAAGATGGGTATAATAGAACTGTCGCTCTTCGGAATAGTCATTAAAGTCTCCATTAAGCTGTGCTACCAATGATGTAGTCGGTACAATAACGAGTGCTTTCTTACAGGTCTTGCGTAGATAATACTTTAGTAGACAGTAGATGATAAACGACTTACCTGAAGCAGTAGGTGATAATATCAAAGCTCTGTGATTGCGAACAGCGTGAGCAACAGCTCTTAACTGATAGTCCCTTGGCTTCCACTTACCCTCTGTAAGAAACTTCTCCAAACCATTCAGCGGAATGTCAATTGTATCGTCGATACCATCATGAACAATAACTTCATACTCTCTATCAGCAGCAAACTTCTTTATCTTAGTGAGCAACCCTTTATAGATTTGCATTGTATTGACGTTGAATAGTCTTATCTTACCGTCCCACATCTTAGCTCTTACTGATGGGATGAACGAAGCTCCTGGAACCTCAAACTCAAAATAGCTTGATAGCTCCATAGCAATTCCACGATCGCATTCGACCTTTATGTGGACTTCATTCTTATTGTATATGTGTATCTGTTCCATAATCTAACCTGTTGTAAAGCGTGCCCAATCAACAGCCGATTTGATTTGGAAGCCACGGTTGTTTATACTCTTGATTATCGACTCAAGATAGCCAACCTTTTCTTCCTGCATACCAAGCTGTAGATTAGCCTGAATCATCATATCGTCTGATTCTATATAGGTGTCTACTTCATTCTTCAATAATTTCTTAAAGAATTGCTGGCGACCGATCTCTTGCAATTCGTCTTGATCAAGCTCGCCAAGATAATACTCAAGAAGTTTCCTCCGAGTTTTCTTTGACTCAGCCTTGAGCTTGAACAGAGCTATGCGCTCGCCCATAAAGATTTTTAGATATTTGTTGTGTACTTGGGGAATCTTGGCGCTTTCCGCACCAAGCTCAGTTTCATCAATCTTACTATCTTTGTCCCACTCTTTTACTATCTGTTCTACGTTCACATATCACCTCATTAAAAAAAACACCATTCACCATACTATTATACCGCATTACTTGATAGTCGTCAACTCATATTTCCTATAGTTGAATGTTACTTGGGCTTGTAGATAATCAACATCAGTTTGTTCAATGTTGAATTCAAGTGAAGAAAGGCTTGTTGGATACAAGTCTGTAAACTTGATTTCGATATTCGGGTTCATCGCAGCAGTAGTGATGATCATTGATCCGTCAGAATAGATGTTGCCCTTATCGCTTTTGGTTCGACCAAATGCTTTTGCTTGATCGAAGTTGTCTGGATAACCAAGACCGATCAACCAATCATATATCTCGATGAAGTTTTTCATGTCTTCATCGACACGAAAGTTCAGAGTGAACGTTCCGAAAGACAGCTTGTCTCCTGGAACTGGCATCTGAATGAATGGGTTGTTTACTGGACCTCCTTCGCTGAGGGAGATATCTGGTATGGTAGCTGCTGTACAAAAATAATTTACGTGCGGCAAGCGTTGCATACTGAACCTAAACCCTATGGGTGATAGGAAACTCTTGTTGATTGGTTGTGTGTTCTGTGTCATGTAACTCCGCCTTTAAATTGCTTACCCTCTATTTATAAGGCAAAAAAAAGAGGAGACCGAAGTCTCCTCTCAAAATGTTCGGTATAAACCGAATCTTTTTTCTTCTTATTGCTTACATAAGGTTAGCAACAGTCACTCGACGGTAGTACGAGTTCTTATCGTTAGCGGCAGTACCAACAACACCAGCACCTTCGCTAGTAGCGAAAGGATTGGCAACCATGCCATAGCGAGTCTTAAAGCCGATTTTAGGCTGGAAAGTATTCTCGCCAACAGCACGAACCATTTGTAGAGGCACATATGGGCAGTAGAACAAGCCAGCGTCAAAGGCAGAAGTACCTTTGTAGCCAAGAGTGAAGTAGTTAGTAGTAGTGTAAGGATCGATATAAACTTTAATGCGACCGTTTAATACACCAGCGAAAGTGTTACCAGAATCGTCTACTTGTAAGCTGTTGCTTAAAGCAGGAGCATAGTCAAGAACACCAGCCATTTGAAGAGCAGAAGCAACATCAGATGAACAGATCATCACGTTACCTTTACCACGACGAGTAGCTTTAGCGATTGCATTAGCTTCTTTTTCGATTTGGAACATCAAGCCTTTGAACTTCTCAACAGACCAGCGACCGTTAGAGTCAGTGTCTAGATCGAAAGTACCAGCAGTAGTTACACTATCTTGAGCACCAACAGTAGCAGTGATGTTGATAGTACGAACAACTTCACGGTTGATTTCAGCAAGGATTTCAGCAGAAAGGATATTGCTTAACTCTTGCTCAGCGTCTAGACCATGTACAGCTTTAAGGTCTTGAGCCAACTCCATTGTGTACTCAGCTTTAAGCGCACGGCTCACAGCAGTTACAGCAACTTTGTCGATCGAGAAAGCCATTTCGTTGAAAGCATTGGCAGCGCCATCGCCTAATTTCTCAGCATCATCAGTGTCCATACCAGTAGATACTGTGTAAGTACCAGAAGGATCAGTACCAGCAGCAGCACCAGCAGCACGAGCACCAGCACCGTTACCGATGGTTCCCTGAGAAGCAGCATTAGCAAAAGCAGAACCAGAGAAAGTAGTATCAGCTTCGCCGAACAAAGCCTCACCAACACCAGTTTGGGCAGTGTATTGAGATTTCATTGCAAAGATAAGTCCAGTTGGACCAGTCATAGGCTGTACGCCACAGATATCATATGCAATCAAGTTAGGCATAGAGCGACGAACAAGGCTGATCAATACAGGATCAAAATTGTCAACGCTTGCGCCAGTTGCGTTAGCAGGAGCTGCTTCACCTAAAAGGCTAGGAGCGTGTGCGCCCATCTGGTGACCAGACTGCTCACGTGCTGCTTTTTCTTGGTTTTCTAAAAGTGTAGCAATAGTTGAACGCTTGTGCACACCGTCAATCTTTGGTAGATCAGCGTGCTCAAGGACAGGTTGCCACTTCGCTTGTAAATCGTTTGTTAGAATCATTAGGTTCTCCTTAAATAAGACCTTGTAGTATAGATACTTAGTTATTTATAATATTTTACTTTTTAATGCTTTTTGAAATGGCATTCAAGTAAGCAGACATACCCGCATCAACAGGCGCTTCAGTCTCTTCAGCAAGCTCAAGAGGCTCATCATCAACAATTACTTCCTCAACGACAACTTCTTCTTTAGTGAAGTAGTTCTCTTTGATCACCTCTAACTTAGCAGCAAAAGATTCTTGGTCTTCAAATTCAACACCTTCAGACAAAGACTTTAACTTAGCAGCTTGAGATTCAGTAATGCTTCCGCAAGCAGCAGACAAGATCACAGACTTCTGTGACTCAATCAACTCTTTGCGAAGAACGATGTTTCTTTCCATTTCTTCGTTGATAGAAGATTCGAGATCAGTAACTTTAGACGCTAATTCGTCAACCAAGTCAACTTTCTCTTCTGGGATATCGATGTAGTTTTCAGTGAACAGACCGCGCAATCCAGTCATAAAGTTCTCAACGATCTCAGCACGGATGCCTTGCTCGACTGCCAACTCATTCTCTTGCATCCACTCTTCAGCGACATACTCAAGGTAGTCGTCTAAGCGAGTAGACAGAGACTCAGAAATAGTAGTCTTTTCAGCTTCAAGTTCAGCTTCAAAATCAACAGTTACAGATTCAAGAATCTCGTTGACCTTAGAAACAACAGCAGCTTCGAAGATAGTAGTGGCTTTAGATACAAAATCTTCTGAAAGATCTTGACCGCTAAACATTGCTTCAACGTCTTCTGATACGACTACGTCTTCGGCACTGATTTGACGGATCTCTTTGATTGATTGTGTTTCGATTTCTTCAGAAACTTCTTCAGCTTCAAAACCTTCAACCTTCAAAGACGCCATAATTGATTCGTATGATGCGCTGATGTCGTCTTTCTTCATGCCTTTAACAGCATCCATCATTGCGTTGATCATACCAACTTTAGTTTTTGGTAAAGAAGTTTGCTTGGGAGCACCTTTCTTAATGTCAGTTGCTGAATCGTCGGCGATTTTCTCACCGTCAACTACAGAATCAACTGTTGCTTCATCAAGGGCATCAGTTGTTTCTACAACACCCTCTAGTTCTAAATCAGACATGGATTTCTCCTTTAAATTAATTGAATACAGTCTATTTATAAAAATTTATAATTTGGAAATAAAGTCGCTAAACACAGCCATTTTCGCTTCTTCTAAGTCGCGCATCGTAGCTTTTTGTATCTTCTTCTGGTATTCCGCAACTTGCGATTCACGGATGATGCCATTTTCCCAAACCCACTCCTTTCCTTCCATGATGCCTTGTACAAACGCATCTGGAGCGGATGGATCAGCCACAATATCAGCTGCAGTAGCTAAGTAGAAGTCACTCTGCACTTCGCCAACACCGCTTTTAGTTTGCTTAACCGAACCCATTCCCCGAGACGAAACACCTAATTGAGCGCCCTCGTCCATTAATGACTTAACGATAGCACCATAAGGTGTTTCAGTCATAATTTTTGCACGACCCATGAAGTTTGAGCCATCACGCTCTAACTTAGTGATCATATGAGATACACGCTCTAGGTTTATACTTGGACCTTGTGGATGACCAAGCTCACCATAAGCACGATTCTTCTTAACATAAGATTCGTTATATCTATTTATCTCTTTGTCCAAAATCTCTGCAGGATACACTCGACCGTTACGGTTCTGGATATCGCCTTGCAAGAATACGCCCTCGATGAAATACGACTTCTTGCCGTTTTCATCTTTGGCTTCGGTTAGATAATTAATATCTTCATTTACTTCGCATATGAGTTTCATATTAGTAACCTGCGTTTGCTATAGCTGTGCCGTAGAAAGTTGCGGCACCGCGTAGACCTTGACCGTCTGCTAAATGGAGAACAATACCTGAGCCAGCACCAACATATACTGTTCCGATGTTAGCGTCATCTGCAGCATTGCGGACAGTGGCGACCGCAGCAGCAGTATGTGTATTGAATACATACACAGCGTGTTGTCCAGTTGTATCGAATTTTGTTGTGTCGGCAGCGAATACTGTTGCTGTACCTAGTACCTTCATGACTTACCCCCGAATGCGATGTCAACCAACTGAAACATTCCTTCAGGCGATTTCTCTAACATCTTCTCAGCCTTTGCTGAATTTGCAGGGTTTAATTTATTTAGCATGTTAACAAGAGCAGATGCAGTAGTCATGTCAATTGTCTCAGACTTACCGTTACCAAACTTAACTTTCTTGGCAGACTTAGTCTTTACAATATCGTTTAACTGGTCGACAACTTTGCCTTCAGCAAGGTCTGACACTTCAACAGCTTCTTCGCCTAGTTGTACTAGGAATTTGCCGCCAGAGTCTTTCACAGCCTTACCTTTATGCTTTTTTGCGAGCTTATCCGCCTTTGATTTATCAAAGAGACCAGCATCAGCGTATCCGTCATCAGACTCGCCAGTACCTTTTTGATTCAGATACTTTTCTTCAGTAATCTCTGCACGATCGCCATCAAACTGATGATCGCCAGCAACTGGATGTTTTGTTACAGTCATTTTATGTTTTGCTTTAAAATCCTGCTCACCCTTGGCGCGTGGCTCCAAAACATCCTTTTCAGTATTGTCATTTGGACGACCGCCAGAAGCAGCTTCGGAAACGAACGATTTAAATCTTTTGATAGCCATTATTCTGCCTTATTCCTCTGGTTCTTGATCAGCATCTGGTGCTGACATAAAATTTGTAGAGACATCGTGTGTCTTTATCTCTATAGAATCCTTAATTTTATCCATCAATAAATCATTAACAACGTTCTTAAACGCTGCTACATCACCATTTACCGCAGCATTAATAGCGTCAATCGACGTAACTGCATTTTCTTCATCACTCATAATATTCTCCAACATACATATGTATTATATTTATAAGAGCAATAATCTTTATTCAAGATCATCGCCATCTTCTTCGCCCGCACCCTCTTCTTGCATCTCACCGTCCATCGTTTCGATGTCTTCTTCAGACTGCATCAATACCGTTTTACGAATCCACGCTTCCGAGAAATACTTACCAGCGTACTGATCAACGTCTTGTAATAAAGACAGACGCTCTCTCATAACTTCAGATGTTTTTAGTTCAGAAAAGTGGTTGTCTTCAGCAAAGTTGAACCGCAACTCTTTGGATATTTCTTTCCACTCATCTTTAGTGATAACACCCTTCAATAAGAGCTGCTTCTCTAAGATGATTAGGAATAGTTCTGAGAATCTACTTCTTAGTCTCTTAACAAACTTTGAAAATTTCAACTCATCACGATTAATCTCTGATGCTCGACCAAGATTGAACTGTCCGTCAGAGGATAGTCTTGATGAAGGAACATTTAATGATTCGTATAGTTTTCTTTTGAAGTATTCAACGTCATCCATCTCGCCGAGGTTTTGACCTCCTGGAAGTGTGGTTATCTCTGTGCCGCTGCTGCCCTCTCTTCGAGGAAGCCAATAATCTTCAAGCATGGTTAAATGTTTACGAGAATCATTAACCGCACCAGTGTTAGCATCATACACTAACTTATTCTTGTGCTTAACCATCATATCACGCAAGTATTGCTCGGCTTTAGCCTTTGGCAAATTACCTACATCTATGTAAAAAATTCTTCGCTCAGGAGCGCGTGCGAGACGATAAATTACAGTCGCGTCTTCCAGCATACGAAGTTGGTTTAATGGCTTCACGGCTTTTTGTAGATGACCGAGAACCATGCTGTTCTGTTGATCCATCACACCACTATGTACATATGCTATAGAGTCAAGGGATATTTTAACACCTTGATTGCCTGCAGCAACGCCTTTACTGGAGTAGATGAAGTATTCGTTGTATTTCTTTGGAAGAGCTTGTTTGTTCTGTATTCCAGCATTAGCGCCAGAGTCACGTTTTTCTGACCGCACTTTTTTGATCTTTCGCGGATCAATATACCTTAGCTCTTGTATGCCTGCCGAAATATTGGCAGTGTCGATCATAATATGGTAGTATAGACGACCGTCTACATACCAATTTCTGAAGATGTCATAACCTTTTGTGTCAAAGTCTAATAGACTCAACACTTCGTCAAACTCTTCTCGAATTCTTTTCTTTATCGCGTCAGCGTGTTTAATCTCATCAACAACAACTTCCACCGCCGACTTGTTATCTTCAAACACAACAGCTTCGTTGATAATATCATCTACAGCCTTATCGCATTCACCTTGTTGCGACATATCTCTATATCGCGTGATCAGTGCGGTCTCGGACTTTGCCGAACCCTCTAAATCAACTGTGGTGCCGAAAGCCCCGCCAGCATTTACATCCAAAGCCCCATCACTGTTAGGTGGTGGTGCGAATGACTGCACTGTGGGTGGAGTTTCTTCTTCTTTGCGTCCGATCTGGAAGCCGAAAAGTTCTAATGCCATCTTGATAGTATCCTCATTATTAATAGGGGCAACACATAGTATTTATGCGTGCCCCCAGATCACTTTTTAGGACTAGATGCCGCCAGCATTGCCAGTAGAGCCGCCCGCAACTTCCCAATAATCATACTGGAATGTTACGCCATACTCTTGGATGCCTTCGTTATCCCACGCCAAGTCGATAGCACCGACTTCTGAAGGATACAAGCCAACAAAGTTGTAAACACGGAGTATTGCGCCGTCTTTACCGAACTGTGTTACTTGAGCATTAGACTTATACAAGCTAGGAGCAGTACCGCCAGCAGTATTCAAGTTACCCTGAGCACTGTTGATAGAGTGTGACCACTGTTCCATAGCATTACGGATGCCAAAGTCTTCGTCATTGATAATAGTTGGTGCCCATTCAGCATAAGTGCGGTTTCCAGCCAACTTGATTTGGCGACCGAAGTATGGAACTTCAACCGTACCAAGTGTAGAGGCAGGAATTTGCGCAGCTTTCACCATGAATGAAACTTGTTGATCAGCAACACCATTGATTGGATTTGTAATCTGGACTTGGAAAAGCGATGACCGAGCACCGCCCCCCTTTAAAGCACCAGAGAAATCATTTACGTTAAACGCCATTTTTAAATCTCCCGATAATCTTTATATTTATGCGCGACCAACAATCTCAGAGAACTCAACACCGCTGCGTACTGCAACAAAGTTCAACTGAATAAAGTTGATTGATCGGGCTGGTTTAATGTAGATATCACCAATGAATTCATTGCGGTCTACAACTTCGCCAGTATTATTTGTTCCGTCACATACAACAACGAAATCAGTAATACCACGACGACCTTGAACATCACGTAAGAAAGGTTCTACCAAGTTTCTGAACTGGCTTCGAGTGAAATCATCATTGAATTCAAACAAAGTGAATTTAGAAGCAGTAGAGATAGCCTTTTCTAAAACGATAAACAGGCGACGAACATTGATACGATCAAACGCAGATGGCTTAGACAATAACGTCTTATCACCGAACAGTACAGTACCCTGTCCAGGAAATGTAGTTACTGGGTTGATGCCTTTCTTGTAAAGGGCATCACGATCGCCTTTGCTTGGGTTATAAGCAAGTTTGATAACGTTCTTAACGTTGCCACGGTTGAAGCCAGCAGGTGAGAACCATGGATCACGAACCAAGTCCGTTTGAACCATAAGTCCAGCAGTGTCAGCATTCAATGGAACATAGCGATAAACATCATTGTACTTATCGTACTGATATTTCCAGCCAGAATCCATAACGGCATATGAAGATGATGGCAAACCATTACGGAATGCGATAACGTCTTCAGTTTCTTTGCCAGCATAGCTATTGTTATTAACAACATCAGCACGCTCTGGAGACAATACAACGATACAATCTTTACGAGACTCAGCAATATTGCTGATCAAGTGTGTCGCTAGTGTAGTGTCAGCACTGCCGCCGAGTAGGAAAGAAACATCAACATCTTCAGCAGACTTAAATAAGTCATAGCCGTTGATTTTGTTTGCTTCAGTCAAGTCGCCGCCGCCAGTACCACCAGCAAGATCCACGTTAGTTACAATAACGGTTTCAGTGGCGAAGTTAGTAGACTTCGCAGCACCAGAACCGTTATATGCTGCGCCACCGATGCTGAGATAAGCAGACTGCTGGTTGATAACATTTAACCAGTAGTTGCCAGCACCTTGTTCAGTCTTAGCATCAACAGCAAGCGAAACGCTCGAATATGTTTCTAGAACTGATCCAGCAACGCCAGTAAATGCGCCTTCAGCGTCAATTACAACAACGTGTACTTCATCGTCTTGACCACCAGATGCAAGAGCATCAGCAGTTGTAACAGGAGCATCGTCAAACAGACCGTAGTATTCCCACTTACGATTCAATGACTTCTCAGTAGCACCAACTGCAATTGTAGGAGCATCATATGGCTTGTTCAGAGTGATTACAGTATCAGAACCAGACGCAGCGAATGATTTTACTGTGCGAGTCAATTCAGTGTTATTTGGACCAATAACGATTGTATCACCGACTTGTAAAACGTCACTAATGTCATCATCACCAGTAACAAGGATTGTACTAGCACCACGTGTTGCGCTGTAAGTTACATTAGTGTTTGATTCCCATGCTCTTGCTCCAGCACAGACAGATACTTTGATCGAATTACCCAATTCACCAGCATACTTAGCATAAAATGTTTCAGCAGCAGGGATTGTTGAGTCTTCGTTTTTAATTAGTGCGGCGTTACCAGCTGTTCCAGCAGCATTTTTGGCATCTGTATGAACAACACGAACTACGTTCAGTGCGTTTCCATATGCTAAAAAGTTGGCTGCGGTGAAAAAATCTGTCGCATTGTTTGAGTTTGGTTTTTGGAATATGCTTACGAGACGATCTTCGCTGTCGACCAGAACACGCTGATCAGCTGGACCCCAACGAAATGCACCAGCAATCGCACCTTCAGTGGTGGATACAGCAGGGACAACCGTTGTAAGATCAATCTCACTTACATTAACTCCAGGACTTACTTGGAATGGCATTGTTATTCTCCTTTGAAGAGTTTTAATTTTTCAATTCAGACTTGATATTTATAAAAACTCAAAGTTTAGTAATTATTGAAGTTCCCGTGTGTGACATAACTATCTATGTCGAACGCTTCTGATTGCGGGTGGACTACAACGTTTTCATCGGGCATGCCATCATCGTGAAATCCGAACGGCAGCATACTCTCCATCATCTCTTTATTAGACTTTTCTCTCAGCTGCATTACAGTACTGATGTCTGTCATATCTTTAAAATATGCTTGATCGCTTAACCAAGCAAATAAAACGAGACACATAACAAGATCGTCATGCGCCCCTGATTCAGCTTCATACGAGTTTCTCTTTCTCGAAAAAGTTGACAATTCTTTTATGGTTTGGAAGTCATTGAGTATCAGTTGTTCTTGTTCGATCAACAACTTCAGGATTGAACAACCTACAGCCTTAACGCTCTTTGTTGTCCGTATACCCTTGTCACAACGCTTACCAAAACCAGTAGAAATTCTTTTACCAGAGCGTCCTGCGCTTTCGGTGTATAGAATGTTCTCATACTCATACTCATAATGTACCAATTCAGCAACCTGTTCTCCAATGTCGTTTATTTCGACAAGAACGGTTGCTTCATTATATCTTTTACCAGTTCTATATATTACTTCTGCATATTCAGCAGGAGTGATAAAGTTATCTCTATACACACAGACCTGCTCGTATGGCATTTTTGTGATGTCTATTATCTGGAACGCAGAGTAATCAAGTCCCTTTCCTCTAGATACATCAACGATACATGCGTATTGATGTTCTGGTTCAGGCTTCTTATACATTGAGATACCGCTTCCCTCAATGATAGGCTCTTGGTGCACCAACGTCTTTAGCTTACTTCCCTCAATTAATGTCCCCGAACTCCCCAGAAACTGACATTCATATTCTTGAGCAAACTTCTCCTGATCATAATCCATAGCCTGCAACGTTTCTTCTTTCCACGCAGCGTCACGTCCAGGAACATCATCCCAATTAACTTTAACAAACTGATACCCATTTGTGCCTTTACTCGCACCCTCACAGGTCTTGTAAAAATGGTTCAATCCATTTGGTGTAGATGTCAATAGTATCTTGGTCGTATTACCTGATGATATTGTTGGAAACACTGAAGCAAAGAACTCATCCCAGTTCTCTACGAATGCAGTCTCATCAATATACAAGAATGATACAGACTTACCACGAATAGCGGATGAGGATGTCGCCGCAGCAATGATCTTACAACCATTCTCAAAAGTAACCGAACCCTTGTTCCACTCAACAACACCCTGTTGCATCCATTGCGGTAATGCTTCATATGCTATCTTGATTCGATCTAGAATCTCACGAGCAGCGTCACCTTTGTTTGCTAATAATGCAACAGTCTTATGTTCGTTGAATAGTATGAACTGTAAGATAACCGCAACCGCAGTTGTTGTCTTACCAGCCTGTCGTGATGTTACTACAGCCGCTCTACGATTATTGGTTATCTTGTCAATAATCTCGCGCTGATAATCATACAGGCGCATTGGTATTAAGCCGTGATCTACATGAACAATCTGTATGTAGTTCTCAGCAAAATAGATCGGATCTCTAGCGCATTTCACATATTCTGCGACTTGCTCTTGAGTCCAATTGATTTGAACGCCCTTCTTTTTTAGAAGAGCATTGCCATTATATGTATCAGCCAATTACGTCAACAACTCGAATAATCTTACATCTATATTCATACATTTTTATCATCACCATTAATTAGTTTTTGGAGATCCGCAGTGCTGCCGACATACAATGTGTTGTTGGTCACGCCAGCTGAGGGGTCTTTTGTTTCTTCTTCACGTAAAATTTTGACTTTCTTCTGTATATCGAGCAAGTCTTTATTCGCCTCAACTAAGGTCTTCGTTAGCTGAGAGACCACCTCGAACGCCCGAGGATGCTCACTCGCCTTCGCAAGCTCTAATAGGTTATCTAAGGCAAAGGTTCCTTTCTCTATAACATCATAGAGATTATCTCTTGCATAATGGTAGTCTTCGGAGATGTCATCTGGGAGAGACTTAGCCTTTTCTTCAAAGTTGGCTCTCCTTAATGAGTGGGTGGGCGCATCATCTACTAGCTCTGATTCTACGTCAAATATCTCATTCAAATTATCTGTAACATTATTTTTCATATCAATTATCTTTTTTAACTACTGAAAAAATCTTCTTTATCAAACGCAAACCCAAAGTTGTTGTCTGAAGTTATTGTAGATGTCGCAACACTAGCAGAGGAGTTTGCTGTCGGAGTGCCGTCAGGCAGTAATCCAGGAGTCAATGTCGTTCTGCTCTGAGGATCTACAGCTGGGTTTGGAACAAACGTTTCAGAGGGTATTCCAATGTCAACGATTGATCTCTTAATAACACCCTTAGTGTTTACTGGACCGAAAATATAACCCTTGACTGTGAAGTTAAAAGAGTATATAATAGCTCTGCGTGTTTGATAATCTGCTTCATATGAGTCTTCTATTGACATGCCTTGTAGTACAGTTGGTATGTCATAATAGTGTCCTGTCTCTGGAACCAACTTAACACTATGTGTGAACTCAGGTCTGAAGTAAGGAAGTATCTGCTCAACTACTTGTACAGCATCTTCGTTATTCGCAAACATCCCATATAACGTTATATTTATATCATACGGAACAGGTGTGAATTGTGATGACATCGCCTGATTGTTTGTTCCAACACTAGTGTTTCTCTGTAGCTTATTCAGCCCACGATTAGCACTGTATGACATATCAGTTATCTCAAACGAAAGTCTAGGAAGTTGTGTTGCCACTTTCCTATCTAAGTTTGGATCTTGATTCAGCCTTGCTAGAAACTTTTCTTTTGGACCATATGCAATAGGAACGCGAATTGCTTGTGTAGCATTTCCATCGTTATCTTTACGCACAATATCAATATCATTAAACATTCTTCCGAACATAATGATGTATTTTCGTAGTGCGCCGTGATCGTAGTGTGATCCGAACATTACCAGCTACCCCCTTCACTAAATGGATTCATTTCGCTGAAGTCAAGGAAGTCGTCAGATTCTGTGTTGAAGAGATCATTGGTGGCAGCTTTGTCAGTATTCTCGATAGCATAACTCTCATCGACAATACTCTCACCAGACTCAAGAACAAGATTGTCTCCGTCCTCAGCAAGTATCTGGGTATCCATCATATCACCAGAGTATGCGTCTTCAATACCGTCAATCGCAGGAATGCCAGTGTTAAGTCTCTCGTGGCTGTATTCGAAGAGTTCACAACGCAAGTCGTATGTTTGCAGAGAACCCATCTGATAGAATACAGACTCATGCTCAACAAACTTCACTTCAAATATCTTATTATTCAGAGGGAAGTATATTAGATCTCCTTCTGATGGTCTGCCGATAGTGTTTGTTGTATTCTCAAGCGGTATCTCTTCATCGAAACGTTTGCGCGCAACAGTAAGAACCATCTCATCGCGGATCTCGATATTGAACTTTGAGAGGAAATCACCCTCGCCTTCAAACCCATCAACAGACTTGATATACATCTCAACAATATGTGCGTTGGTCACATCACTGCCATTTACTGTATTAAATTTAGACAGTATGTCTTCGCCAAATAACTTATCTTCGGCAATAAGTTTTCTTGGCATGTAGTAACAGTCAATTCCATAGATCTTTATTGATTCAATGATCAAATTCTCTATTAGATTTTGTTCGCCACTAAAATCTTGATTGTTGAAATATAAGTTTGTCGCCATAATGTTAGCCTATCATGTCCATTGCTGGCATTGAGAATTTCTTCTGAACTTCTTCTTCTAACTTAATTATTTCTTCGTTAGCTTCTTGCCAGATAGTCTGACCGTTGAATGTTATTCCTCCTGGAAGTTGCATTCCTTCAAACTTCTTCATATTCTCGCCCCACTGTCGCTTAATTAAAGCTGTAGCGTATTGACGCAACCACCAATCACCCCAAACAGAAGTGTATGTGTCTGGATCCAATATTTTGTAGCACTCGATGATTATATACTCACCGACCGACACTTGTTTCCAGTCCATATCAATCTGCAGTCTATCAGTATGTCTACTGAACCTGATTGGCTTTTTGCCCACAAATAGTTCTTCAAGCAGAGCAATCCTTTCCATTGAAGAAACATAGTTTTGGACTTTGGCGTGAGACCAATCATAAACGTCATTCAACGTCATCTGATATCTCATATTGAATATGTTGTTGGTGTTCAGACCATTACCGATAGGGAATATGTTGATAACACCCATGATGGTCTGAGGGATAGCAAGATATTCGTTAGATATATCATCTGCTGTCAATTGGTGTTTGAGGAATGTTCTCTCTGTGCCGTCATAATGATAGTCTTGATAGAATACAAGAGCGTCATCAACGCGATCATCCAGCTGCATTTCATCAACGTTGATCTCTACGACAGGTGCGCCAAGTCTGCGCAAGCAATATTTTTTGAATTCTGTTCTTGTTGTCGGTGTCGCCATGTTTAATAGTCTCGAAGTCTAGAATAATCAAGACTATTTATAAGAAACGGAACTACTCTGGATGGCGGTCTTCTACTTCTACAAAATTGCCATCTTCGTCTATAATATATGGTGTAGGAGCCGCAACTGCATTTTCTATAATATAGTCTCTGTAACTGTCTCTAAATTGTTCTGTCCAATTTTCAGCTCGGTGTGCAGAAACTGCATCATACACGACCTGCAAGCCCCGACACCGCTCAAGGTTCCACTCGATTAAGTCATCAGTCAATGGTGCGAATATTATAGCTTCTGCTACAGAGGAAAAGCAATCATATTCCGTTTCGAATGTGATACTCAGTTGCTTGAATTGATCGTCGAGAACTTCAGAAGATGTGATGGTGCACGATATCGGTATCATGGCTCTATATACCTCATTACTGAAATTTGGTTGTCTGTAGAAATTGGAGGATATATTTGTGTCTGTCCATAACCCCCGAAGTATGTGTTTGGCGGCTTTTGGTCACGATATGCATATGTCGTGTAAGTGCCAGCAGCTGTGCCCCACAGTTTGGGATTAGATTTGTCATGTATAGACTGTACACTCATCCTACACCCACCACTGTACTGTAGCCATTGATTAGTGCCAGAAAACTGGTGCGCCTTTACGTTGGGAGTTGTCCTACTGGAGATCAATCTTGCGAGACCAGAAGGTGTACTCCTGCCTTCTCGCCATTGCTGCGATGAACCAGACTGATGATCAGATGCTGTCATATGCAATACAATATCACCATATTTGCATGGATATGAAAGAACATCCCTATAACCATAAGACTCATCTGAAAAGACGGTAGGTCTGTTTCCGTTTCTTAGATAGTGTCCACCCGACCCAGTCAAGTCTGCAGGTTCCCATTTTCCTGGAAGAACCAAAAGGCTAGATGAATTCCACCAATTGGGATCCAGATCCTTATGCTGCGACTTAACGCGAGCAAGATCAGAATATGGGATGTCTAAGTGGATATAACTAAACTCGCTGTGCCCCATCTCGTCCATATTATTGGAGCCAATGTCATATTGTCTTTCGGGGTTCTGAGCATATATACCAAGACTTCTATCCGCATACCACCCTTGCATAGAGATTAGTTTTGTTGCTTCATCGCTGCCACCTAGAGTGAAGTCTGTAAGTCCCGCAAGATAGTCACCAGCTGAAAGTCTGTCAAGCTCGAGATTATTATTAATGTGCGAGACGAATTCATTGATTTTTAATTGAGTCAGAACATTTGAAGAGGTAGAAGTCTCGCCACTTGGACGCAATCTAGCGTGATGGAATACAAGAGTGGTGTGTTTAGTATTTCTTGTCTTTTCGTGGTGGTGTCGATATCCCGAAGAACCTAGAGTAGATGGGCTTGATGTACCCTTTCGAATTCCAAAGTTATAAGTTGTGATTGGGCGTCTGGTCGGTTCATTCACTAAATTCTGACCCTTGAAATCAAGGTCATCATCTATCGCACCCACAACATCGAAGATACCATCATATGGATCTGCAACAAAGTCATTCCTAGCACGTTCTTGGCTGGTGAAATTATTCGCTGCGAGATAACCCATCAATGACGGGATCTCCCATTGTTTGAGATTCTTCCCTTTATTTCTGAAGTCTGAGAACTTTATCGTGTTTCCATGTGTAGGTATTTCGTGCGTTGACTCTATCGCAAAGAACACATTGTTCGCTTCACCGCGAGGGACATCCATTTTTTGCATAAACTTTTCGGACGTATCCTCGACTACACCACCATCGATAACCATTCCTGGAGCTATATCTTGATAAGTTGCAATTTTCTCCTTCAAGAAATAATTTGCATCAACCACACCATTAGCATGGTTTGTTATATCATACAACCCGCCGCTTGTGTAGTGAGAAACCTCGGTAGTGTCTGCTAATCCTCTAGAAAACGCGCCTCTAAAATCGCCATAAAAACCATTTTCAGGCTGGCCAGCACCAGCAGGATGCGTAGTCTTACCAACGGTCAAGCCATTTTGATAGTCGCGCAGAATAGTCGCGTATTTACTTCCTTCTGGTTTAGACGCATCGTACCTGAGAATGAACCGCGATTCACTAAAGGTATTAGTATCATATTTGTCTGACGCAAAACTTGCATCAGACGTCAATCCTCTATAAAAGCCACTTAGATATGCTTGGGAATGAGTTTGGTTGGTGTGTTGGGTGTAATTATTAGCGAAGCCGAACTCATCTAAAAGACCATTATGGTATTCAAACGAATTATCTGAGTTGGTGTTGGCCACAGTAACCGTTTTCTTAAATCGGATACTCTTGTGACTTGATGATGATGGAAATATCGGCATTATTATTTTCCTATCTTATTCTTCTTGCAGCCAAGGCAAATCTCTAGCTACTGGTGCGCTTTGCTTCATTTCAATGATACCATCGACCATAGCCTTGATTCTATTAGCGTCTTCTTCAGATATATTCTGTTCTATCCACCCAACCACAGTAGCTGCTTCTAAAGAATCAAAGGCTATGGTTGTTTCTGTGATAGATGGGTCGATCTCAGTATTGTAGGCGATATGCGCTACTGTACCGTCATCAGCAGTAGCTACATATCTCCAGTTTATGTTACAGACCAAACCCGCTGTATCATCAACAGTTTTAGTGTCAAGATAAGTAATGTCGTAATAGTATTCGGTTGCCATGTAATTTCCTGCGATTAATTATATTCTAAGTTATGAACTATTTATAAGGAATACACTTCCTATATTTTGATTTTTTGCTTTTTCATCTTTGTTGCTGGTATAGACCCGCTTTGTATGCACTTCTCCATTAAAGATTCCTGAGTAGAGTTTGATGGGTGTTTCACAAACATTCTATCACCAGCATCATTGTATGCGACCCAAACATATTCACCAACCACCCCATATACTTCTGCTGAATATTCTACTGGATAATCGACTTCTAATTCTGGAAGATAAAATGACTTAGCGAGTACACCCTCCCTTTCCATATCACTAACCTTTGCATTGTATGCGTACATCCAATTGAAATTATTAGAACCAAACCCAGAAACATTACAAACAACTCCTGGGATACTATTATCATATATGTATGTTGGTGTCAATTCATCTGTACATACCATGTCAAGCCTGCCGTGATATGCTTCATTCTTGAGTGTTAGGTATTGAATCGTATCTTCCCCTATAAGAATATCCTCAATGAATGGAACCTTTGCAGCCTTTCTTGAGTACCACGTCACCCTGCAATGTGCTTCAGTCTTCTCCGAATACAGTGCTTGCTTTCTATAGTATTTCTTTTGCTCAACTATCTCTCTATATGAAACTGATTTACTGGGCAACACTGAGTCTAGATGATCTGTGTTTTGTATGAGATGGTCAGACGGTCTGGTGAATGGGAATTGAGGTTTGACATACAGGTCTTCTTCTGTTAGTGAATCAACGCCACCTTCCTCAACTTTCCTGCGAATCAAATCGTGTTTTTTAGCGTCAACAACCAAAGCAACTTGATTGTATAAACAAATACAATCTGGGGGCGATTCTGTATTGGATATATGTTTGTACATCCATACGCCATGCGGTGTTAAGTAGTCGTCGCCGTCAATCAAAACAAAGTGATCGTCATCCTTACTGAGGAATATGTCTAGAACACTATTCTTTCCCTTTCCAGCAGATCCATTAGACTCTGTTATGTAGTATTCTATGCCCTCAGCCTCACACCACTCCGATGCACTTTCGACATAGGTTTTATTTAGACTGTTTATGACTACAACAAGATCTTCCTTTTCGATCCCACTAGCGTTGGGATCAACGTGTCTTTTGAGTCTATCTAATCTCCTAGTTGTGAGGACATAAAATTTAAACTTAGCCATTAATTCATGTCACCTTGGTATCTTGATGTCCACATAGTTAAGCTGTACTTGACACCTTTTTGGAGTTCCATACACTCATGTCCGTGTGTCACCATTCCAGGAAATAGTATGCAGCGACCGACAGCAATATCTTTATTCGATATATTTTGTCTGTGGAACAATAGATCAGCGCCTTCATAGTCGTCATTCAATTTTACTGACCCTGTAACCAAACTTGCGTCTGTGTGGTGGCTCAAGCTAGTCTGTGTGTCCATAGCATACCGCATAACAAAGGCATCACGCAAGCCATACATCTGCATCGGACGCCAATATTGTTCAATAATCGGATAGAGATTTTTCTCCCAATGCCTTTCTAGTGTTTGGAACATACCAAGTTCTTTCATGCGTATTTCTTGTGCTGGAAATTTGTCTCCAGGAAGTGGTTCCCATGCGCCATTTCTATCAGCGACATCAATTAAATCTTCACACTGCGTTTGTGTCATAAAGTCACAAACCAGCATATCCGTGTCTATAATGTCAACATGCTTGAATGCAGGCAAGTATAGCATTGGAGTGACTTGCTTCACCGATCGCACCATACCATCAAAATGTGTCTTAGCCTCGTTTCCTCCATTACCATGATAGATACATGAATATGCGTTGGTTATAGGATTGAAGACTTTCTTCTGATCATACTCGAAATATGTATCTGTGTCATGTGTCTGGAAGATATAACACTCATTATCAAGAGCAATGTCATATTTGCCAGACAGAAACGCTTTTTGGTAGAAGAGCTGATCATCTTCATACTCAGCAATCTCGCTATCTGCGACAATACGCTTCAATTCGTCAACGCGACCGATGAACGTTCCGCTGTTCAAGTATTTGTATTTCGTGTCGCACTGCGGAAACTTATCCGCAAGGCTCTTATCTGGCCAAATGTATTGTTCTGCTGAGAATACAACTTTCTTCTTGAACCCAAGGTATCGTCTTGTTATTTCTTGGATGTCTGCATTGTAAATAACATCATATGCGTCTGTGAACAAAACAACATCACTATCAGGCAGTGTGTTGAGATACTCACGAAATATAGTCACCTTGTGCCCACCACCTGCTCCTGACATGTCAGTGCCTTTCCACTCAACATTGGTTCCTAGATTTTTAGGGTATACGCTATGCAACGCTGCGCTATCATTTAGCGGGATACACTTCTTACGATCAGTCCCTATTGTGACGGGATGGGTTTTAAAATCAACGAACCAGCCGCTGTCTTCTTCCTTCTCAATATCGGTATGTAATACCGTTCTACATTCTTGCTTCACAACATCTGTTTTCAGCGCCACAGCATTCAGATCCACTAATCTGGAGCAGAGATAATCGTCTGTTGGTATGATGTCGTGCATGAATTTAGCGTCAGAAAGAACCTTTGCTGTTTCTGGAGTGATCACATACGCATGAGCATTATATGGATGATTCGGGACAACCAACTTACTGTCAATAGATTTTGCTAGATCAGGAGTTTGTTCGATGTGTCCTAAGAATATGATACCGTAACTATTCGTCAGGTCTTCTACATATTCTTCATCATATCCATCAAGAAAGACTGCATCATCTTCTAATACTAGAACAGGCTCGCCTAGTTTGATGCAGGACAACCACGCTTCTCTGTGCGATAAGAAACAGCCAACTTCACCGTGGTTTATTGTTCTGTTGAAGAATGGATCCCGCCAACCAGACTTGGTCGACATATTGAATTGTTTGAGTGTTTGATGAGTGACTTCCTTTCCGTCTATAGCTTGAATCCACGAGACATCACCTATATGACTATTCTTATCTAGAAAGTTTATTTTGCGGTCTGCTCTCCGATCAAGATTGATCACCAACTTCTTCATTCTCTACCCCATAATAATTGTGTGTATCAGTTTTGTATTATATTTAGGAGCGGTCGTAGAATTACATTACCTGATGAATGTGTGCAGACTATTCAAAGCTGTCAACAATTCCCCTGCTTCAAATTTATTATCATCAATTGGTGTGTTATCTCTGTGTGTTATAGATATTTTTGGATACTCTGTAAACTCGGGGAAGAGTGTTTGTGATTCACTTTCAGTGAAATCTGCGCCCAAATTAAGAACAGTAACATCAAACTTGTACAACGACCAAGGATATTTTCTATCAACAAGCCAATTGTCTACAGTTGCGGACGCAGAATCAACACCAGTTGAGTTGGCATCGCTATATATTTTTATCTTTATTTCACTCATTATGTTCTCTGAATTAGTCGTGGAATGTTACATATGGTGCAAATACTTGCAGACCGCCACTCAGTACTGAAGGGTTGGCAGGATCGTGCAGGTCATTGTCACCTTCATGCATGTACGAGCAGTTTTCCGCAAAGTACATGGCGAAGCCTAGTTTCCTGCTAGTTCCTGTCTCTAGCGTGATTGTCGCTTCAATGTCTGTCCATTGCTCAATGTTGTCTTGATCTATTAGTAGTGATTCAGTAGCGGTGGTTGTGGTTTGGTTGGTGTAGAATGGCGCATTTGTACTAGTCGATTGAGGGGTGTTTGACATTCCTGTCCAATTATACTTTCCAGGATCTCCAGTCAAATCACCTGTCGGAAGAGTGTAAGATGCGTCAGTGTGTTTAATTCTGATGTAGTGCACCTTTTTATCTAGCCCAGTCGCATTCTCAGACCAAACATAAAAGCCTGCAAAATTCAATTCTCTCAGTTTATCTCCCGCAGGAATTCGCACTTTAGCTCCGAACTTAGCGGTTGTCTTGCCGTCTGGAATTGTCAGAGTCTGGAACCACTCCGTAACATTAGTCCACAATCCGACATTAGTCATAGCAGTGCTGCTGTCGATCGTGGATAATGTTGTGTGCGTAACCATCCTTGTCTTCGTTAAATTAGTGTATTTTCCGTTTTGAGAAGCACCTCTATCCGCATCATTGTTGGTGAAACTGCCTGTCGCCGAACCTGCGAACAGAGTGGCAGAACCATATATTATCAGAGGGTTTGGTATATCAATGCCTTCACCAAAATCTGTAACCGTATATCCAGGATTGTCCGTTATCTGCAGATTGCCCATGTATGTGTAATACTGATTGGTTGCGATTATTAGCGGTGAGTAATGTCTCCATGCGGGAACAGATGTATTGACGCCATTACTGATGGTGGTTGATGTGGTGGCGTTGACAAGCCTGTTGACACCGTTGTAATTAAACCCTACAGGATAAAAGCTGCCATGTGCCCAGAGAGGATTCTCTAGTACATTATCTGCGCTAGATACTGGAGGCACAAGGTTGTTTGGGGCAGTTGATACAACTGCGCTACTAAACATTATTGTATGCCTGAACCGAAACAGCTATATACGTTTTCTGCTGTACACACAATCTCAATAATTCCACCTTTTTGAATAGCTATTGAAGCTGCCGTGAGAGGACTTGCTCCCAACACCAACCTGCTAAAAACGCTATTTGTATTTCTGCTGATCGTTACTGTTGATGTTCCTGCATTGACTAATGTGTAAGTGACACCCACATCAGCAGCTGGACAATCATCTAATGTCCATGCACTAGCGGTTGCGCCATTGTATACAAGTTTTCTTCCGCTGTGCGTAGCCTTATTAATGCTGGCCACTGTGCCACTACCAATAATAAGGGCAAGTTGACTGCCTTGAAATGAGTCGCCAGTAATAGCTCCTGCTGTAAGAGCACCAGTGCCAATGTCTATACTAGTAAACCCAGAAGTAATAGAACCAGAATTAAGCGCACCAGTTGTAACGATATTACTAGAACCTGCGAATGTGCTTATCGCAGAATTCTCAACATTGTCCAAAGATAAGTCTGATTTCAATTCAGCATAAGTTCTGCCTTTGACATTAGTGGTGCCCATCAATAAGACATCATTAGTTACTAGAGCTTCTTCAGATTTTAATGCGTTACCGCTCGCTTTACCGAAAGTAAGAGCGCCTTGAGCGCCGATATCAGATAATACTTGAGCATCAGTTCGACTAACAAGACCTTCGGATGTGAATTGGGCAAACTCCCCACTAACAGGAGTGCCATCAGCCACAAGACTATTTGTGTCAGCTATGCCAAAGGAGAGAGGCGCTTGCTTTGCATTCCAAGTATCTGCGCTAGAGATATATGTGTCTGTGATTGCTGTGCCATTCCACACACCAGTTCCAATAGTGCCAACACTTGTCAGTGACGAAGCAAGCACAGTAGAACCTAGAGTTGTTTGGTTCAACACTTCATTAGCATTGATTCTAAATGTTTTTGCAGAAGCTAATTCTAAATGCTCTGAAGATGTCCATGAATCAGTTGAGTCGACCCAGTTAAGTGTCTTATCAGTTGTGCCTTTAAGAGTTATGCCGCCACCATCAGCAGTGGTGTCTGTCGGTGTGGCTACGCTCCCGAGAACAATGTTCTTATCATCAACACTTAATGTTGTGGAGTTGATTACAGTTTCTGTACCATTTACTGTAAGATCGCCAGTTACGACTAGATCTCCCGATACCGATGCGTCGCCGTTTACTGCGAGGTCTGTAAGATCTAATGCATTTTCAGTTCCCCCCACCCCTATAGTAACAGTTCCAGGTTCTAGTACCATTACATTTTTTGGGTTTGGAGTATCTATTGACCAATTGGTAGCACCAGCTTTCGTGACCTCAAAAACCATTTGGCCAGCTATAGCTGATTCAGTACAGTTAGTAAACTTGCTAAAGATTCTGCCAGATGGCTTATATGATTCGACGTTGGAATTGTCAGTATCAATAGCAACGCCGTAAAAGGGAATTACTCCCGTAAACTCTGTGGAAGATGTAGTCAGCCCGCTTGCAATGGTTTTTGAATTAAAGAAATTAAGGTATGGCGATGCCCCGTTAATTATATTGGATTGAGCAGCCTGCACAACATTAACGTTGATACTTTCGCCAGCAAACTCAGTAGATGTGGCAGAAGACCCAACAGTTGTTAGATGTGTTAGAGAAGCATTTACAGCAAACGATGCATGGTCTGCCGTTTCTGCGGTGGTGTTTGCAACAAATGTCAGACCTGTGTTTGCGAGAATATATGTCGGTGGTCTGGTCCAAAAACCTGCTTTATTTAATACTAGCTCTGGGTCTTCTCCAGCAGCACCACCAAGGTTTGCAAATGCTGCGCCAGTAGATAAGCTGAATACTGTTGTATTCAGGTCTAGCCCAGTTCCTGCTGTATATTCTGTATTGTTATCGGAAGGAGCAACCCAAGAGCCATCCTTTGCTAATAATAAAGATTCATCATCGCCCGATGCACCACCAAGGTTTGTAAGTGCCGCATTGATACCAAGTGTGATTGTATCATTAAGGGCAACATTGGATGAGGCAATAACGTTGATGCCAGTACCGCCAGAATACTGCTTAACTGAATGCCAACCACCATCCTTTCTCAAGAAAGTGTGGAATAGAGGCTTGTCAGTCGTTTCTGGGTCCAAACCGCTGTAGTCAGTTCCATCACCACCAAGGTTTGTAAGTGATGCGCCAGTAGATAAGCTGAACTCAGTTCCATCTAATGTAAGACCAGTACCGCTAGTGTATGTTGTGTCTACAGGAGTAGACCACGCACCATCATTGCGCAAGAATGTTGTTGTGCTGCTGCCGCCTGTCAAATTACTTAGCGCAGCTCCGTCAGATAATGAGATAGTATTTGTGTCGAGATCTATCCCTGTTCCAGCAATTAGAGCAGTTTTTGATATTGATATTGCAGCGTCTGATTTGATATCAGCATTAATAATTGAATCGGAAGATATTGATGAAACACCACCAGCAGTGAATGTCACATCTCCAGTGATAGATTTATTATCCCAAGTATCAGTTCCATCATATATTAAGAATTGTCCAGCAACTGGGCTGGCAATGCTGGTGTCATTCAGTGAACTTATAGAGGATGTCGCATCTACATAAGCCTTTACAGACTGTGATGTAGGGACATTAGTTGCTGTTGCTGTTCCGAAACTATCATCATCGATGAAGTCTGTTATTGTTAAAGCGCCTGTCCCACTAAATCCATCGGCTTCTACTGTTCCTGCTACATCAACATCTGCTGTAATGAGAACATTGTCCGTATCAACCCTTTTGATCGTCGCATCATCAATCCACTTACTTGTAGCATTATCATACACTAGCAGAGAACCGTCGACAGGATTGGTGATATTAACCTCATCAATATAGTCGATTGCACCAGCTCGCGTAACTTCTTGAGTTACTGTCACTTGTCCTTGAACTAATCTTGTGCGCTTATCAGCACCAGATGTGATCTCAACATCATAGACATATCTTCCAGCTTCTAATGAAGAAGTGACAGACCGTGCCAACTCAATTGTGACCTCACCAGAAGTGCGCAACCCAAACCCTGCGGTAAATGGGGTTGCTGTTGAAGAATCATATGTTTTTCGGATCTGTCCCGCAACTGTGTATCCGCTTAGATCGATGATAGATCCTGTCGATGTTTTCGCGATAATAGTTTCGGAGAAATCCGTACCTTGATCGACCTGTATGTTGAGCTTTTGAACTGACATCTATTTGTTTCCTAGTTCTTCGATCATTTTTCTGAGTTCTTGATTTTCTTCTTTCAGTTCTTTTATCGCCTCAATGAATAGGGCAGATAACTGAGCATAATCAACTGTCTTATATTCTGTGGCGTTCACAATGTCATCGCCCGCTCGTGTTGTTACAGCTGACGGTAAGACTTTTTCTAAACTCTGCGCTATAACACCAGCACTGTCTTTACCACCATTGGTGTAGTTGAATGTTACACCATCAAGCGATTGCAACTTTTCAACTGCGTTATCAACAACTTCTATATTTTCTTTCAATCTCTCATCAGAAACAGAAGCACCACCAAAGGCGATAATATCACCCTTAACTGCAAAATCACCAGCGGTGTTCAACGAACCCACTAGGCTGCTGCTGACGTAATGGAGAAGACCAGATGTCGAATGTGCAGTAAAGGTGCTGGAGTTGCCGTTATAGGCTAACGCGGTGGAAGCAACTCTTTGGTCTGCAAGATTGATTGTGGAAATGTTCGTGGTAGATATCTGAAGCCCACTAGACGAAGCCAAGAAGCCAAACCCATTAGTAGATTCATCCCAGAATACAATTCTATCAGCATTAGGGTCTGCTAACGAAAGAAGTCCTGGAGCACCTTTAGTGCCTTTCATGCCCTTAGAGCCTTTAGCGCCTCCAGCGCCTTTAGTGCCTTTCATGCCCTTAGTGCCTTTAGCGCCTTTAGTGCCTTTAGCCCCTTTAGTGCCTTTAACGCCTTCAGCACCTTTAGTGCCTTTAGCCCCTTTAGTGCCTTTAGCCCCTTTAGTGCCTTCAGCACCTTTAGTGCCTTTAGCCCCTTTAGTGCCTTTAACGCCTTTCTGACCTAAATCGCCAGTACGGGCGAATGTCACGATAACATCTTCATCAGCACTGAACGAAGTCGCCGAGCCAGCTACATGTGCGCAGTTTACTGTGAAGTGGGCAGCGTTTTCATTAATGCCAGTAATTGTGAAGATAGCAAAATCAGAAGCATCTTGTTTATTTGAAATTCTAAAATGACCTTTTAAGGCAGAAGTAGAATCGTCAATAGTTCGTAAGAATGATTGTATGTCTGTGCTATTGTCATCTGAATCAGCAATAAACATTTTGTTTGCATCTGCTGGTGTCGAATTATTTAACCTTAGCCCGCCTGTTCCTGGATCCGCATTACCAGTAGCAGTTTTGAAAGTGTAGTCAAAAGTAGCACCGCCAAAGTTTCCTTCACTACCTTTAGCGCCTTCAGCACCTTTAGTGCCTTTCATGCCCTTAGTGCCTTTCATGCCCTTAGAGCCTTTAGCGCCTTTGTCACCTTTAAGACCTGTGCTATCACCAGCCCATTTACCATCACCTTTGATAACTTCGGTGTTACCCATATGCAGTGGTTGGAACAGTTTTACTTTGTCTTGGATGACCGACATTACAGCGGTTGAGGCAACCTGCTGATCACCAGTACTACCACTCGTCAACTCGAAGTCCATTGAGGCATTGGTGCCCTCATCAGCATCAACATTAACGCTGATCCGCGCAGAGTTACCCTTTACACCCTCAGTGCCACCAGCCGTTTTATCTGGTGTTCTCGATCTGTGGTTGAATGTTACATTCGCATTACCGCCACCATCATTTGCGGTTAGTGCAATACCACCACTACCAAACCCAGCTTCAATGTATCCTGAAGTAGATATGTTATCGGATATGCCAGATACCGCACCTGTCGCACCTTTAGTGCCTTTAGCGCCTTTAGCGCCTTTATCGCCTCCAGCGCCTTTAGTACCTTTAGCGCCTTTAGTGCCTTTCATGCCCTTAGAGCCTTTAGCGCCTTTGTCACCTTTAGCGCCTTCGCCCACAAGTATAACTGCAGCAGACCATGTCACAGTAGTATCAGTTGCAGTTCCTTCAGCACTAAATGTGCCAGTACTGACATATAGATCTGATCCAGCTACTGGAGCAGGGATTGTAGCAGACCAACCATTAGGTGCAGTTAGGGTATCATTAGCGAAGTTATATGAGCCGTCATCTGCAGTTGGTGTAGCCAACGCAGTAGCACTACGCTTGTAGACCTTAGCAACAATAACACTTACACCTTGAACACCACCAGCCCCTTTAGTGCCTTTAGCGCCCTTAGTACCTTTAGCCCCTTTAGTGCCTTTAGCGCCCTTAGTGCCTTTAGCGCCCTTAGTACCTTTAGCCCCTTTAGTGCCCTGTAGAGCTGCGTTTGTGATTGTGGCTTTCTTGAGCTTACCTGTATCAGAAGCGTCTAGCACTAGAAGATAATCGCCGCCAACTACGCTATTTGTGAGATCAGTCCTGTCTGCAATAGTTCTGCCATTATCAGTTAGGATTTCGTCATAGTTGGTTCCGTCAACCGTTAGATCCCAAAGACCGCTATCACCACCCTCCTTCCATCGAATATCAACATCGGCTTGCGCACCACGATTGACCTGTAAACCAGCATCTTCAGTGGGGGTGTCACCAGCCGCAACATCACTATTCAGAGTGATCTGATTATCAGCAACATCTAAAGTTTCAGTATTGATTGTTGTTGTAGTGCCTGATACAGTAAGATTGCCAGCTACTGTCATATTCGTAGTTTGGACATCACTGAATCTTTTAGTTGAAGATCCGAGAGCAACAGAGTCATCCGTTTTAGGAATGATGCTTGATGCTAAAGAACCAGTAACTGTGATGTCGTCGCCAGTGCCATCACCAAGAGAAACAGCACCATCAAGAGATGTCGCCCCAGTGACAGTAAGCGAACCAAGCGAACTTGATGCGGTGGTAGATACCCCACCTGGAACATTTAGTTGGTTGTGGAATGTTGTATTCGCCCAAACAGTCATTGACGTGATATCGCCAGCAACGTATGCAGCCCTAAGTGCTGCATCTTGGGTAGCAGGATTAGCATCTGCATAATCAGCAGGATCATATACCACACCAAGAGTGATGTTGCTATTTGCACTCAGCGTACCATGAACATTAACGTCACTGCCCTTAATCCCTATGGTAGCATCAGCACCAAGAGTGACGTCGCCATCAACATTTAAGGTTCCGTCTAAGTCTGTATTGCCTTTAACTCCAAGCGTGTTAGACAATGTTGTTGCGCCTGTAACACCAAGAGTAGAACTTATTGCAGTCGCACCACCAGCAGTCAGAGTTGTGACCTCTGTCGCACCAGCAGTCAGAGCAGCGTCTAAGACTGTTGCACCTTTAACGCCTAGAGTTCCAATAACAGTAGCAGCACCAGATTGTAACGTTTCAAGAGTTGTGGCACCATCGACATTCAACGTACTGTCTATATCAACACCACCTTTAACCCCAAGCGCACCAATAACAGTAGCAGCACCAGATTGTAAGGTACTGTCTAGGACAGTTGCACCTTTGACACCCAACGCACCAATGACTGTAGCAGCACCAGATTGTAACGTTTCAAGAGTTGTAGCTCCATCAACATTCAGCGTACCATCTAAGTCTGTATTACCTTTGACACCCAACGCACCAATAACAGTAGCAGCACCAGATTGTAAGGTACTGTCTAGGACAGTTACACCTTTGACACCCAACGCACCAATAACAGTAGCTGCGCCAGATTGTAACGTTTCAAGAGTTGTGGCACCATCGACATTTAAGGTTCCGTCTAAGTCTGTATTGCCTTTAACTCCAAGCGCACCAATAACAGTAGCTGCGCCAGATTGTAAGGTACTGTCTACAACAGCAGCACCTTTGACACCTAATGCGCCGATAACAGTAGCTGCGCCAGATTGTAAGGTACTGTCTAAGACTGTTGCACCCTTAACTCCAAGCGCACCAATGACTGTAGCAGCACCAGATTGTAATGTTTCGAGAGTTGTGGCACCGTCAACATTTAAAGTTCCGTCTATATCAGCAGCGCCCTTAACTCCAAGCGCACCAATGACTGTAGCAGCACCAGATTGTAAGGTACTGTCTAAGACTGTTGCACCCTTAACTCCAAGCGCACCGATAACAGTAGCTGCACCAGATTGTAAGGTACTGTCTAAGACTGTCGCACCCTTAACTCCAAGCGCACCGATAACAGTAGCTGCACCAGATTGTAATGTTTCGAGAGTTGTGGCACCATCAACATTCAATGTACCATCTAAGTCTGTATTACCTTTAACGCCTAATGCACCAATGACTGTGGCGGCACCAGATTGTAATGTACTATCTAAAGTCGTAGCACCTTTAACGCCTAGAGTTCCAGTAACAGTTGTATTCTTAGCGTCTAACGCTTCAAGAGTTGTGGCACCATCGACATTCAACGTACTGTCTATATCAGCAGCGCCTTTAACGCCTAGAGTTCCAGTAACAGTTGTATTCTTAGCGTCTAACGCTTCTAGTGTTGAATCACCATCAACATTCAATGTGCCATCTAAGTCTGTATTACCTTTAACACCTAGAGTGCCAGTGATTGTAGCATCACCAGAACCTAGCGTTCCTGTGAAATTAGCATTGCCGTTTGAGTCAATAGTCGCAACAACAGCATCATCTGAGTCTACGATAACCAATTGTGATTGACCAGCAGCATCAACTAATTTTAAGTATAGGTCTGAATTACCAAGAGTCGAATCACCAGCAAGGTATATCGCAGCAATATCGTTGTTCCCACCTTCACCGCCAGTACCGCCAGAGAATAGTAAGTGTGGTGAATTGCCATCAGCACGGAATGTAGTGTTACCGCCAGCCATTGTTAAGTCGCTGTTGTTCACTTCATAGGCATGGTCGCCTTGTAAGTCTCTTAATTTGAAGTCTTGATATTGTAGTTCGTCGGTTGTTCCACCTTCTTTTATTACAAGAACCTGACCAGAAGCACCGCCACCCAAGCGAATCCTACTCACATCGCCAAGATCGACTTGCTCTGTACCAGTAGTGTTGAATGTCACATTTGCGTTGAACACAGTATTAGCGTCAACAGTGAACAACTCAACTCCAGCGCCAGTTATATGTGTGTTGGATTCTATAAGAAGCGTTCCACCATTATCACCAACTGTGTCGCCGCTTTTCAGTTTATCAGTTCTCAGCGTTGTAGAAGAGAACGTCCCCTCAACATGACCGTCTCCAGTAACTGAGCCGCCCCTATTAGCACCACCTGCTCTCGCTACGGTGACAACATTGTTGCTTATAATCGTAGAGATGAAGTTGGTGTTTAATCTCCAAGTATTAAAGCTATCGCTCAGTTGGGTATTTGATACAGGTACTGTCATTTGAAATTCTCTATTCTCTTATAGTGAGGGACTAGTATTATTTATTAGAATTGATTGAGTCGTTTTCAGATATTTGTCGTATCAATTCAATCTCTATTGTCTGTTATTTATTAGAACTTGCAGCATAGTTTTTATATCTTGCATATCACTTTTGAGACTTTCTATCTCGTCTGTCACGCGCTTGTCTTTTGCGTTTCTAACTATCTTCTCTTCATATGCTCTATTCGAAGAAACGTCATTGCAAAAGATCGCCCCAGACTCAACATCAAATGTCAAGTCAGGACGACCTCTAACAGAAACTACTTTCGATTGCACTATACAGGTCTCTTATGCGTTACACTAGTCAAGTTGTGTATTGAAGGAGTGTAATCTCTACCCTTACCATCAGGGCGAGTCAAAACAATCTTGTATTGGATATAATCAATACCAGAATATCTAGAACCATCCTTTGACTCATACGCAATAATCTTAGTATCATCAGTGTTCTCGAACAACTTATTGGTAGTGGCAAACCCAGTAGCGGCAGTCGTAGAGAAAAGTCTGAACAATTTAGTGGTGCTTGAAGTGGAGTCGCCAAGCGTTGATTGTTCAGCAGGTCTTGTGTAATAATCCTCACATTGGGTGAAGATCTTATCCTCGATAGGCTCAGGGTCATTTTCATTCCTAGCTCTAACATACACAGTAACACCACCCTCTTTCGGCATATATCCTCTAACAGCAAAGAAGAATTTCTCGCCAGCACCACCTTCAGGTCGACTAGCAGGAACAACCTGTGATATATATCGAGCAGAAGCGTCACCTGCAGGAAACTGCTCATTTCCAGGAGTAGCACTAATTCTTTCTTGCTCAACACTCACCGATGCATCGTTTATATCGACTGTTGGACCAACGCGAATGTCAGTGGTTGTCATAGTACCTTTAATGAGTAATGACTTTGTATCTCTGTTTGATGCGCTATAGATTCTTTTCTGATCTTTAGCGAAAACAACCCTTTTGTTCGGCTGGACAGAGGAGAATGCAGTATCAGTAACGCCAGCCAAAGAAGTGGTTTTCATCTGCCAATCAATCTTAGTGAATTTTGGTGTGAATATTGGAGCATTTATCGTAATAGCATCAATATCAATATTCGCAACCTCAGTGATTAATGCACCTGCGCCTCTTTCTTGTCCGCGAATATACTCAGTCGCACCAAACCCATGAGATGTAGAGCCTGTTGAATCGGAAAGACGTATTCTGCCATAATCGGTATTAAGAAACGACACTTTACCTTGTACAGTATTTGCCGTAAATGCAGACGCCACACCTATATTAACATTGTTTCTAAACAACGTGCTGTGGGTATTTGCTGTTGAAGTAGGGAAGTTACCAAACGCATCAATCTGAACAATAGTTGATGTGGTGGAAGGTTCAGAAACCACTGACCTCACAGTTCCGTCTGCCCATGTAGTTGTGTCAGTGTTTGTGTTGATGAAAGCGTCATAATCAGGCACATTCTTAGCAACCTTACTCTTCAATGCATCACCCGCCACAATTGTTACAGCAGCGTCATGTGTTATTGTCATCAAGCATGTTCCACGAACGATCTCATCTGTTTGGAATCCCGTGGTTGCTGTCGATGGACCAAATGGAGTTATGGCATTCACATTCAAGAACTCGGTGTCTGAATTATCTAACTCAAACGTTGCCACTGCTGACTTGGTGAAAGAATTTTGTCGTATGTCAAACTTCAATGCCTCATTCGGCAGTTTTGCCCAGTTATTTCCTGTAGCAGAAGAAAATAGATCACCAAGTCCAGGAACACCATACGCAGACTTATTGGTAACAACATCTGGTTGGTTTCTTACGCCTGTCCAAAGCTCATATTCATCTTTGGAATCAGTAGGAATGACAGTAAACGCATAAGCCTTTCCTGATGTCAAGAAAGGTCTTTCGTCAAAATCAAACTCTACAGGAGTAGCATTCGTCACTGTGCTTGCCGCTGCAGCGATCTCTGCTTGTGAGATAGGTTGAGATTGCGAGACTAATACGTTAGTCGGACCACCTGCTCGGTCAACTTCCCTAATCTGCAACAGAACCGACGATGATGTATCAGACGATGCCTTTGCAAAGAATAGTCTGATGTGATGGCAGAATACGCCATCAATCTTGCTTGACGGAACAATAAACACTTGTGATAGAAAATCAGGAAGTTCTTGTGGAATCTCTTTGATACTGACATTCGTCTGTGTTTTATCGGCAGACAGTTCTGAGAGAACAAGGTTTGTTATGTTCTTCTGTACGCTTTTCGGATCGAGTCCTCTTGATCTCTTAGATGGCGCAAGGTAATATTGTCCACATCGAGTTGTCGAGCCATTCTTACCAGAACTAATGCCGCTCACTATAGGCGGCTGCACATCACTAACTTCTAGTAAATGCTTCAGTCCTCTGAATTTCATGGTGCTGTCGTTTGGTAAAAAGAACTCGAAGGTCAACTTGCCTGTCGAATCAGTCATCAGGTAAGACTTGCCTTTCTTCTGACCAGCCAGCTTGGTGTATTTTGTAACATCACGCCCATCAAACCTTGGCCATACCTTGGTCGACGGCTTCAGACCAGTACATGTAACAGTGATGGGTTTATGCGCAGCTATCACATAGTCGTTAGCAGAACGTGATCGGCTGATGCCTGAAAGGTCTGAAAACTCAGCCAGCCCAGTGTAATCAATGCCAGCTTTTTTATAATCACTCAACATCCTCGTCAATGTGTTGCTATTCACGCTAGATGGGGTTTGTGTGATATGGCATATACTATGAGACAAGGTCATTCTGCCATTGAACACTTGAATGGGTGTAGTTGTCTTTTCGATAATCGGCAAACGCTTTGTGCCGAATACTTGAGACAACATAGACTTATGGAAGTTTTGTCTGAAGAGTCTTTTGAATATACTTCCTTGACGGACATTGGACAAAGAACCAGCCCTAACCTCCAAGTCAATATCTTTCATCTTCGGAATCGGTCGAATAGGTGAACTTTCCGAGATAAAATCGCCAGAACGCAAGGTGTTGTAATATCTTTCGACTGGTTTTGGATTAACAATAACAACTTCTTTAGGTGGTTCAACAGCGTCAGCTGCATCATCAACCCGCAATACTGATATTTTTAGTGCTTCAATATCAAGTTTGTTAATTTCAACTTGTTCTTTTGTTTTTTCTAGATCACCGTCCATCTCACGAAGATCTTCCATAGTATATCTTCGATTATTTTCTCGTTCAAGGTTCACTTGATAATCGTAACGACCATAATATGTTGCCGCTTCTGGAGAAAGTGATGGGTATCCAGGAATGGTTATTGTCCCCAATAACATAGCCTGTGGGTCAGCTGTCGGTGCTACAGGAGTCTCATCGGGAATACCAGTTTTAATATCAAACAGACCATTCGGACGAAGAGCCACAATATCTATGCGTGGGAGATAAACGTCAACGTCAGCTTGGAAGTTTTGGTCTGGAGTTGGCGGGTATACGCCATGTGTCCCGTGAACAGCAAACACAGATGGTGCTGCTGGGTTGGAAGGAATTCCAGTTAGATCTGCTTTTGGCTCACACGTATTGGCTTGTGCTGGACGGAAATCGACGCTGTCTCTCAGATCATATTCAGTACCATCTGAAGATACAAACAATGGAATTTCTGGTGTGGCGATCTTCGATGCGTTTGCTGCGTCAGCATCATCTACTGGATATGAGTCGACTGTGGTGAAGCCAATACCGCCAGAGGTATTTCTAGAGAACCAGCTGAACTTAGCAAGAATTCCTTTTTCGGTCGTATTAAGTGCACCCGAGGTAGCTGATGATTTCTTGACTAATCTTGAACCGCCATAAAAGCCGTCGCGTTGACCGTCATCCAGCTCAAAGTATTGGAGGGATTCAACACCGTTAGTGAGATTAACATTAGTGTCGCCCATCAACACAGATTCAAGTTTCCATGCATCAGAGACACCAAGATCCCATGGACCATCCGCTAATGCAGGATGAGAAGCTGTATCAATTTTGACATACTTGCTCTTATGTACTTCTTTGCTTTCAGGTACTGCTTCAGAACGCAAGACATCAAAGTATACTTGGACATCGAATTGTGACACAAACGTTCGCTGTAGATCAATTGCGTGAGAAGTAGATCCGCCAGTAATTGTACCTTTAAACTGTGTGTCGAAAATATGACCAGCAGGGAACTGTTGGGTGATGACACCACTTGGAGTACCATTACCTCCAGCGACCGTAATTGAGGTGGCGCTGTTGATTGCCGTGACCCTTAGTGTAGTTGTAACACCAGATGCGCATGTAAAGAAGTCGCCTACAGTTAGTTCGGCATCGAATGCAGTATTAGTACCTGTTAGAGTGCCTGTGCCGCCGCTGATAGATCCTGCGGTGATAGTTCCTGATAAGGTAACTGTCGCTGTTTCTTTGGCTACAACTATGACATTTCTTTCGTCTGGAGCTGTCAAAGCGCCTGTGTCATTCATTGTGTCTGTGCCGCCAGTAGCTGCGGCTGGGCGAGTTATTGTAACTTGACCATTCGTTCCTACGTTACCATCTGCTTCTTTTCGAGTTACATATTGCGTTTCTGCTTGAACAAGAGTCTTAACACCTTTGCTCTGAATAGGAAATACTAGTTTGGCGAAAGATGCATCTTGAACCTTAGCATTACCGTCCAGCTCAAGAACAACGTCAGCAAATGAGTGGCTTCCTGAACCCAGCGAGTCAGCAACATATAATGAGCGGACATCTTTGAATGCTTTGTCAGCCACCATTTGAATGTCAGTAATATATATTCTAAACTTGCCAGCTGATGTTCCTGATTGCCCCTCATGCCATTGCATTCCACGAATCTTAGCCGAACCGATTAAAGTGCCAGCAACAGAGTGGTCATTAAACGCAACAGTACTGATAACATTTTGAGGCGATGCGTAGAATTTCACTTCTTGTAGGTCTGTAAAGTTCCAGATGCCCATAACCTCATCACATATGAGGTAGTTACCAATACCTTGTCCAACAACAACATTTTCACGTCTAGCAAACGTATTTGCTTTTGATATGCTTTGTCTGATTTTATCAGTTGTTTCTATTCTGTAACCTTGAACATAACCTACAGATGGATCAACCTCAACAACTAATTTTGATGCATCACCTTGTTCTGTAAGACTAGCTTCGTTATCAGCCTCAGTAGAAAGATATGTGCCGCCTGTGACACCATCATTTAAATGCTCGTCTACAGTCAGGACGAATGGTTCGATAGAATAATCGCCAGATTCTTCATATGTTCTTTTGGCAAGTTCATCAGCTATCCCAGAGAATTGGCCATCGGTGTAGTTGCGTATGATGCGACCTTCTTGAATATCAAATAGCGGAATAAATCCAGTTGTTTCTGTCACGCCTGTATCTACTAATGGGCGTGTAGCGATTGTTGGAGTCAGCTTTAATCTTGACGCTCCAGGAGCAGAGAAATTCGTAGATCCTGACGCATTATCGAGAAGCGAAGAATCTTGGAATGAATCGATGATGAATTCTTTTGTCTCTAGACCAACACGTATGCTTGGGAGTGATTCATATTTGCTCGCGACTTTCGCCTGCTCGCTCACCTTGATGAAGTTGCCTTTGTGGAAAATTGTACCAGCACTAACGTGTGCGCCAGTACCAGTGCCAGCTGCAGCCGAAGCAATAGTGGTGGTGGTCGCAATAACCGCACTGTCAGAAATACGAGTGAATGTTAACTCTTCATTGTCGGCAAAAGTCTTTGTTGCGCCATCTGTTCCTGAGTTCGTATATGACACGAAAACCGTCAAGTAATCAGGCGCTGCAGTTTCAGAACCGTCAACAGCGTCAAGCAATCTTGCGGTAACACCTGATGTGGCACCACTAATAATCACATCTTCAATAGCACCAGCGGTATCGAAAAATTGTGTAAGGACAATAACAGCATTAGCGGCATTCTTGTCATTTAGTTTCACATATGACCAGACTTGAGCTTGAGCATTACACCCATCAATTACTGTTCCGTCCTTGTATACATCAACACCAAACCGTTCTATTTGATTTTGAAGGATAGATTGGATTTGTGTCAGCTCTCTCGCCTGAACTGCATATCCAGGTCTAAACAACACACGATGAAAGTTCTTAGTCTCATCGAAGTCATCGAAAAAAGGACTCTGGTTTAGGTTTGTTTCGATAGTCATTTATTTTTGCCCTTAAAAATCTAGTATTATTTTAATGTCTTCTGTTTGATCTGTAGTTCTATCAACAGTGGATATGTTTTCTGTATAAAGTATTTCACCAGAGAAAGTATTTGCTTCTGGACCAGTTATGTCTTCTATGCTCGCAATAGTAGTCGCATCACTCCCCGCTTTGAGGATAAAGTCATCTTTGACGAATGGAGTGTAATTTCCATAACTGTTAACGTTATTTAGATATAATGTATAGAACGATGTATCAGATTTAGTCTCATCATCTTTAATAAGAACGATATTCGCATTTGCTGCTTTAAGAGCATTTGCCATAGCATTATTGTTTCTGTCAACTTCACTAAGATCTGTCACAAACTCAAGCGTTCCAAGAGCAGCTTTACTTCTGTTTCTTTCATTAGTTATAGACTGACCAGCAACAAGTGGGTTGATTGGAATATCATCCGCTATACTCTCATATGATATTGATGCGCGAGTTGTAAGCCTTAAAGTTGCAGGACTATTTATGCTCTTGGCTACTACTTCTGTGCCATCTGCTAGTGCTGCATTATTCTCGTCAACTTTTAAGATAGGATCTTTGAGAACACTTACTGTTCTGAATGTAGTGCCTACAGGGATGTACCCTGCACCAGTAGCAGAAACGCCCTCAACATCTTTGAATAATACGTTCAACCCCACTTTATCACCGCCAAGCTCTCGCACAGGATCAGAGCCATGACCGCCCATAGGGGAGATGATAACGTTTGCTGTTGCGCCTGAACCGTGTGATGGGTTTGCAGTAACCAAAGCCTCTGCTTGTGTGTATTTAGTTCCGATATTGATAAGTTCGATACTTGCGACACTACCACTCAGATCATCCGCTAATCTACTGTATGCCAGCGCACCATTGCCATCTCCAATAATTGTAACAGTTGGGGATATTATGATTTTAGAATCCGAAGCAGGTATTGTGGCGAATGCAGTATTGACAGAAAGTGTTCTTGTCGAACCGTTATAGTCTGTAATCCTGCGCAGCTGCCCTGAACCAGTTCCTGATGTAACATACACGCTAGAACCATTATAGATGTCATCACCAGTATCAATTGAAACCTCTGATGATGGCGAAACCGTCAGCGTCAATGTAGTCGCAGTTGACACAGGCGCATCAAATACCTCCTCATAATCAACTCCAATAGTGTTCACTTCAATGACCTGAATTGCACCATCTACCGCAGCATTCTGAACGGCTAGAAGTCTATCAGATTCTGTTGATGTGTCGGATGCCGTTATCGTTTTAACAGGCATGTGTGTCGAAGTCATGAATTTATCAGAGTCACCTAATGAAACTGTGTACATGTATTTCCATGTATATCCATCAGAAGCAGTAAACGGGAGAGTTGAAAATCCAGTAGGCTTAACTGTAGATACTGCGCCGCTATTGTTGTTCAGACATTTGTAGATATTTAATTGGTCAGTGACAACATAGAATGGTTGTTTCGTAGGATCGTACGGATCAATAGTCGTGTGTTTGTACATGGCATAAATCGTACCACTAACCCAGTTATGTCTTGTGACAACATGGGAAACATCTGCTGGTGTAATTCTCTTCGCACCAAACATCTCGCGCTTAACTTTAAAGTGCTTGGTTGCAATGTTTCTTTCTGGTTCGCTCGGATTAGGCTCGTCAGACCACACATTACTGTTTCCGATACACGCATAGAGGATAGCAGACTTTTTCACTGATACGGTGTCAGTCTCATTCACAGCAGCGATAAATGCCTTTGCATTATTGATCGACAATTCTTTGGTTGGATATGTGTATGTTGGCATCTAACTTATTGTCCTGTTATGTAATATGCTTTAGCCGATGATATGCTCGTATTCGACCATGTCACATGCGTTGTTGCTTGCGTTGCACTCGATACTATATTTAGTGGAAGTCTATAGTACTGATTGGCAGAAACTTCCAATATAAATACGCCACCATTAATAAATTCATTCTGCATATCGCTGTTAACACCAATAATGTTTTGACTGCCGTTGGCGATCGAGAATGTGCCAGTAGCTTGAATCCGTGTTACGTTATTGGCTGTGACTACAACGTCAGCAGCAATGTCAGAACTTGATTGATATTGTCCAAACAAGTTCTGTCCCGCTGGATGTGCAAGGTCTAATACAACATCTCTATATCTTTGTAAACTTAAAGGTGTCGCTATCTCGTATGAGAATTCTTGATACTTATTGCTATCTTGTATGATTCCTCGCTTTGTAGAAACGTGACTTCTAGAGCTAGAATAATATCCTTCAGAGTTGGCTACATTCTGTAGCGTCAGATTCGCCAGTGCTTGCGTTGAGTCCGTTCTGCCTGACTCGGCAAAGCGCACGAGTTCATTCTGCTCATGTGAGAATCCTGAATCAACTACACGGACACCAGTTATCGTGCCGTCAGCGCCTATGTCTGCACGAACCGATGCGTTATCACCTAACACGCCCCTATCAACAATCTTCACAATCTTTGCTGATCCAGTTGCAGTTGGCGTTCTGGCATCTATAGTTCCAGGAACATACTCAGAGCCGTGGATATTTATTGCTACTGTTGTATTATTGGCAAAACTTATGTTTCCAGGACTTCTCTGTAACATCTTCTGCCAGACGCGAATCGTTGTTTCATAAGTTCCATTAGCATGAGCAATTGTAGCTGGAACATTGCTCCCTATCACACCACCTTTAATATCACCGCTTGCGCCAGTAGATGTTTGTGCGACTGCATCATTAGTGTCTAACACTGTTACTTGCGAATCGCCTGTATTCCAATTGACATTATCAGTCTGTAGTGTGATATACTGCTCGCCAATACCTAATGCAGCAATGTCATTCTCTCTGACAATAACGTCTGGAGCGACAGTAAATCCAGTACCGCCAATACGGTTTGATAATCTGTCGATAGATCCGAATATGCTATTCTTAAAGATAAGTGAATCACTCAAAGAAGTGTAAGCGTTCTCATATGCAGTATTGGATGTTGTGTATGCAACATTGCCGACTATTGTGGCAGAACCTGTTTTTGCTACACCTTCACCTTCTTTGAATCCTTGGAATGGACCAGTCTGGAACTGGTGTGCTATTGCTGATGTTGTGTTAGAAGTGACTCTCGCTTTAACTAAGTTCCTATACACCCCACCCTTACCATATGCTGCATTGGTCAATGCAGGAGAGAATGCTGGTGTTACTGTAATTTCATTTGCGCCATTTACTGCGGTGACTCTTCGACTAGTCTGTTCGCCTGCTTTGATAGCATCATGCTTTGCTAAATTGACGCCAACATTTGTTCCTGTTACTGTTGTTCCGCTACTGCTGATTGTTCCTGACTGAACTGTATTGGCGAGAGGCAAATGTTCATATCCTCCAGGAGTATCAGAGATAACATGCTTAACAACACCGAAAGAATATAATTCGTCTCCAGTTATTGCTGAGTCTGCAGTGTTAGCTGTATTAGGCTCATCACCAACAAACTCATCTCCTGCCACAACAGTTGTTCCTGCATTGTTAGCAAATTCAACTAGATGGTATCCGATAGTATTTGCATGGAAGGTTGTGACCTTACCCATGTTTGTGCCTGAGTTTTTCTCTGAGTTGGTCTTGAAAACAAATTCGCCTGTACCAGTTGTATCAGTATCTTGCTTTCTTTGATATGCAGTCAGATAACCCTCTTCTTGCTGAGCGCCCCAAATAGATGCGCCAGATACACCATCACCAGTATATTGAAATCCACTAGAACCCATAGTAGTTGATGATTGAAGTCCAATGCGCCATCCAGTGGTGCTATTAGGATTAGTCCTGCTAGAACATCTCCACCAACCGTTGCCTGCAGGTTCTATCTTAGTGTCTGTCCACTGAGTTCCTGCGTGAACAACTGTACCATCAACAATATCGAATATAGGATAGTTGGCACCCCTACTTAGTCCTCTGTAACACAGATATCTCTTAGACCCTGCGACAATCGGTTTAGCATACACAGAATATGTGTAGTATACACTGCCGTCGACCACACCGACCAGAGCAGAATTCTTAACACCAAGATAATGGTCTGTGTTTGTATCTGTGCTTTCTATAAGGTTCTCAGCGGTTGTTGTACCATCTGGCGCAACAACGTCATTTGATGTCGGAACATCAGACCTAGATGAAGTCCAGTGATCAGTCTCTTGTATTTCTTCAGAGTCATTGAGCATATTTCTGATAGAAGAAGTGAATAGACCGAATGTGTCTACTTCTAATACTGCAGCGCCATCAGCCGATGATGCTCCAATTGCAACAATAGTGCCATTGGCATATGATGAGCTGCCATATATCTTATCACCAACTGCAAAAGCAGCGCCAGTATTGGCAACCAAAAGTCTTGCGTCTTTGTTATCTCTATAATGTTCGTTATCAACTTCTTCTTCGAGTTCTGGGAAGCCGAGAGTTGGAGCGCCAATAATCGTATGTTGGAGTGTCGACATTAAATTATTGGTGTTTGTGCCATCAGTAACTGTAGGAGCAAGTGTGCCGAATATGTTATTACTAGCAATCAAGTTGGTGTTCATTGAAATGGCAAAAGTGTCTGTGAGATCACCAAGACCGATTTGAAAAGATCCAGGAGTAATACCGTCACCTGCGATAACTGACCCGATGCTGACCGTTGTGCCGCCAACCTGACTGTCTGCGAATCCCGCAGTATAACCTGAACCGCCATCTAAGATACTAAATGTCAACGCACCACCAAGGTTGACTGTTTCTGTCACAACAACCTTACCAAACGCACCAGTCTTTTCTGAGATTATGTCAACAATGTCGCCAGCAGCATATTGTGCTCCAGCGTCTTGAATAGTAATTTTAGAGATACCAGCTTCAACGGTGATCGTATGTCCTGACAAATTAGCATCGGAAGCGAGAGAGACAACTTCTAAATGGTTGAATGACCCTTTAACATTCGAGACATTGATCTGCATCAAGTCTCTGCCGTTTATAACACGACCAACCACATCTTCGACAAGAGCTTCAGCTTTTGATTCAGCACCACGAATTGTTTTGCCGATAAGCGCATAGTTCTTTTTGTTGTGTGTCGTAACAAGATAGCGATCTAAGTTCCAATCACCGTCCGAAACCTTGAGCATCTGATCCGCAGGATAGTTTATCTCTACAGGCTCATCGTAAATTGCTCTGAATAATAGCTTGTATGAGGCGATTGTCCCTCTAGAACTATTATAATTTTTTATGTATTTCGCTAACAGCTTCTTATCAGAAGCGACATTATACGGAACCGATGGCAATAAAGTTTCTTGGAAGTGTGTCAAATACTCATCAAGAGTTGTATTGATGTTACGATAATCTTCTAAATTCTGTATGGCGTCAGTCAGCTTACCGTTCTGTTCCATGTATTCATAATACGCTTCCACAAAGGCAAGAAAGTTCTCACCCTCTTCTTTATAGAAGTCTGGAAACTGATTCGCGACAACAGCTGATAGTTTCGATTTTATAGTCATTAACCTTGCTCGCCGTATACATTTATCGTAGCGTCGGAGGAATTCATAAGCAATATTTGCTCTCTCACCGAATTAATATCAAAATTCTCTGGCTTGGCTGAAACTTTGATTTGTATGTCAGCATATGCTGTCGGTGCAAAGTTTGTGATAACAATCTCACCTGTAGTATAATTTACTGTTCCTGCAATGTCGACGATCGTGACTTTGACGTTAGTGTCACTGTATCTGAAGATTGTGGCGTTTCCTGCCCCATCATCACCAAGATATGCAGAGAATCCATTATAAGTGAACTCGGTTGACTCGACAGTTGATGGTCTCAGCTCATTCTGGAAAGACAACAAAACGTTTTCCGCAACATTGACGTTAGGAACAAACCTTTTCTGAACTTTAATAGCAGCATCATTATTTAAGATTGTTGTAGAAGTGTTGTCGAGCGCACGAACAAACCGTGAATATCGCAGCTTATTACCGAATCGCTCTAAGTTAGTTGAAGCAAAAGAGTCGATTGAATCCCGAATCATCTGCTCCACACTGCTTAATGACAATGTGGTTCTTGTAGTGTCATAGTATGTGGATATTGTCGGGATCAAGTACACATAATCAGCATCAATGATCACGGGATCAATGGCTAGTGGCGCTCTGGTTTTAATTGATTCGCAGATCGCCTGCTTTCTTGTTGCTGTAGCAAACTGCTCATCAAACGGTTTGACCGCAATATAAACTTTACCATAAGCAGGTGGTGTTGCTTCTTCACCGCCATAAGAAATAACAGACTGGAGGTCTGGGTTTTCACTTAATAATATTCTTTGATAGTCATTAGCAACAACGGCACGGTTTTGTGTCTGGAAGTTTCTAGGAGCATTGAACTTTATTGAATCGACACCCTCTTGACTTCTGCCGCCTGCAGCGTTCTTAGTCACTGCAGTGATCGTGGCTGTTGGCGTTGGTGTTAGACCTGTGGAGATACTTTCAACAGAGAACGTATTTGCACCATTAGTAGCAGCACCGCTACATACGAGATATGACGCTTTGATGATATTGCCTGATTTAATAGATTTACCAAGACCGCCTTGCCCAAACACCAACTCATATTTTTTGTCGCTCGCTTCCTCAAGGAAGAATACTGGAGACGTTTCAAAAACCTGATTGATATTTGTTGCTCTAGTGAACTCAGTCACTGTGCTATCTGCAGCTGATTCTTGGACGCTTACAGTGATGCTTGTAGTATCTACGCCGTTGTTTGGAATAACATATCGAACTGGATTAGAAGCACTTGCCGTCCACGCATGCGTGAGTGGCTCGCCCTCTTTAATCGTGATCGTTTTAGAGAAAGTTCCTGCCGCACTCTGGTCAATCTTTTCCACTTGAGGTGTCACATATGTGTATGTAACATCATCAATAGATGTAGTGAACTTTGAGTTCTTTGGTACAGTGAACTGAGGAACACTAGCAGCAACGCCAGTGAAGTTCAGTGTCACATCAGCCGTTGCGCCGATAGCAGAAATAGGAACGTATCCTAATTCCTTTGCTCTCGATACTACAGAATCACGCTGCTGGGCTGTGTCTAAGAACATCTCGTTACCGATCATGTTCAAGTAATATGCATTGTAGTGCGTATTATATGCCAAGACATCAAGAAGAACTGACATAGCAGATCCTTCAAAGTCATAGTCCTTGAACTGTGATTGGGTGCTGAGATATGTCTGAAGATTGGTGCGGATATCCGCAAAATCTAATTCAGTAACTTGTAAATATGTATTTGCTGCCATTACCTGACTCTTTCTAGTATAACGTCTAATACGACTGGTTCTGGATCGTTGAGTACCATAAATGCTACTGATACAGTCAACATGTGTTTTTCTCTGTTTTCTTCAACTAACACCTCAATCACATCAGCACGTGGCTCATAGTTCTTTATGACCTCGCGAATCGCAGATTCCATTTGCTGTTTTACTGCTGCGGTGAATAGTTCGAATAAGTAATATCGAATACTACAACCAATGTTTGATTTGAACGGTCGCTCAAAGTAATCTGTGAGTATCAATGACTTGACTGATTGTCTAACTGCTTCTCTGTTAGTCTTGCGTGTGAGCGCCCCAGTCTTTGGGTGTGCGAAGAACCCAAGACCGATGTCACTAAACAATTCTTTTTTAGTCTCTGCCATTTCTCTCTACTTATTGAGTGTTTTTAGATTCTTGTATTTCTTTTCGTCTGTCTTTACACAGCTTTGAAATTTCGGCTAACGCCTTTCTAGCTCTTGTTCCAGCTGCTTTGTTGCCTTGACTGAATTTTTCATTCTCAGCATTATATAATTCAAATAAACTTACTATATTATCATGTAACATAAAATAAACCTTGACTAGTAATTAGAACTCATGTATAATAAAGATGTTGCTTTTTGGGATCTACGACCATGTAACTCACAATCCTTTAGGGCTTTTCCCATTGCCCTTTGTATTCTATTTATAACGCCATTTAACCGCCAGCGAAAACATTACCTGAACCAGTAGCAGCAGCATTACCAACCCACGATCCATGACCGCCAGTTGAATCCCCTTTACGATGCACGGCAATCCCATTTACAAATACACTACCTGAGCCGCCAGTCGCAGGATCGCCGCAACCAGTTTTATCGCCAACCCTTACAGCAGCCGCACCATTTACAAACACATTACCTGACCCAGCAGCATATGATGTTTTGTGGAATGGGCTGGGTGTTGGACTTGCGTGTCCAATGTGTGAGTCTATTCCTTTTCGTACGATAGCAGGCATTAGTTTAGATCAATCCTTCCAGCGTCCATGTCAATAGCTGAACCGCCATTAATGTCCATAGAAGCAGCAGATGTTTTCTGGCTTCCAGTGTAATCTTCGGTCACACTACCACCAACAGATTCGACTATGTTGTCAGTGATCTTTGTTGTTTTACTTTTGCTGTATGTTTCTACAACCTCACCGCCAATAGTTTCGTTCTTATCGCCTGTCACATTAATGTTCCAGTCACCGCCAATGGTTGTGTTGCAATCCTGATCAATGAATAGATTACAAACACCTTTAATATGCACATCATTATTAGAGGCAACAATAGTATAATTGTTATTTACGATATGTGTTACACGATCGCCGTTTGGATGTACTTCATAAAACGTTCCGCTCTTATGGCGTTCACGTATTCTTTCTGCGTCTGGCGTATCATCATATTCTTTGGTGTGTCCAGACTCTGATTCATATACATGGTTGTATGGATATACAGCAGCATAGGGAGCAGCAGGTTCAGGTATGGTAGTGTCAAGCTCATGTACTTTAGTGTTCTCGCCACGAGCTAGTTTGTTTACATCTGGAATATTGACTTCTGTTGGATACTTACCATTAGGATCATTAAATCCAAGTGCGGTGTCCGCAAGGTTAGTTGGGATGCCTGCTAATGACCCGAGGATCATTGGCTCCTGAGCACGCTCTCCATCTGCGAAGAATCCGATAACCCATGAGCCTTCAAACAGACCAGTAGGTGAATTACCAAAACCGCTTACGGATGCTGAGCTAACACCATTGACTGGAATAGCCCATGGCAGTTCATTGGTAGGGATTGCATCTAATGATTCATTATGCCAACCATACGCACGCACGCGAACCCGACCCAACTGAACTGGATCGTTTCTATCTTCAACTACACCCACAAACCAAGTGAAGTCGCCTCTACCAATATACTCTCGCATTATTTACCTTTTGTTTCTGCATGTTTCAGAAACGATAACAAACCATTTTTTAACGCTTTTTTGGTGCTTTCTTTTTGATCCACTCCATCACTGAGGTGATCGAACTCGACTTCTTCTGAGCTAACTTTTCTTTCTTCCGCGTTTTGCTTTTGGCTTTTTTGCTTTGGGTTGCTCATCTAATTGCTCCACATCATGTTTTGGCAGTTTAATTTCTTGTAAGAATTCTGGCTGCGCAGTTTTCGCTCCAGCAACTTCAGATAAGAACTTTTCTCTTTGTGATCCAGGTAATGGCATTTTTACATCCTCGGTTCGTCTATTGTTGATAACGCATCCTTCGGAGCGTTTTGTTTAATCCAATCAAATACTTGTTTCTGGACAACCGATTCTTTTGAGAACGGCTTTCCTTCTTTTTTCAATCGTAAGTATGTGAAATCTTTTACTACAATATTACCGCCTTTACCAACAAAAACCTTTCCGTCTTTGTTGAGTCTTGGTATTGTGTTTTCTCTATTATTAAGAATGACATTTACTTGACCGTCAACACCTCTCGGCAAGTTACCTTTGACAATCTCGGACATTGTTTGGGCAGCACCCTTGTGTGTCTTCAGGAGAATATCATCAGGCACTATGCGTGATCTTGCTTGGTTGTTCTGAACAGCAACTTCATACTTTGTTAAGACCCAGTTTACATGAATGTCTTTGGGCTTATATCCTACAGCCTCGACCAACTTCAAAACTTCGGTCATTTGTTTTAAATCTTTCAATGTGATATCAAATACGATGTTTGGTAATGTGCCTTTCTTGGCAGAACCTGATCGAACAACATCATTCAACATTGCGGTTAATGAGTTTTCTTTTATTTTAAACTTCTTTGTGAACTCATGTAGCTTGAATACATCAGCTGGCTTACTGAGGTTCAATCCCTTTATCTCTGGATATTTACCTTTCAACTCATTGATTTTAAGGAATGCTTCTTTCCACACATCAACATCACGGACTTTAAACTTATCACCTTCCATAAAGTTGGCTAAAGCAAACCCTTTACCAGAACCAGCACCGCCAGCAAGGAATACGATCTGTCCATAACGAGCGCCGTTATTAAACATGATCAGCTTCTCTTCAAGCTGTTGGTATTGTTCCATTAATTGCTTTTCAGCGAATGATAAAATCATACTTTTATACCTGTGTCCTTGCCGCATTCCATTATTGTAGTTGATGTATCGCCATTATTGCCTAGCATTTTTTGGCGAACTTTTGTTACGATATACTTACCACTCAGGTATTTATCTTCCCCGTCTTCTTGGTCTTCCGTGATGGCTGATGGTGGGATTGACAAATAGATAACATCACCAACATCAATTTCACTGTCTCCAGGAACAGTAACTTCCATCATCGTATTGAAGATGTGAGTAGAGTATGAGTCTGTGTGTCCTGCAGTTTCATTAGACGTTTTCGGTAATGGTTTCTCGGGCTGGAAGTTTGTGTCAGAATCTCTGCCGTGGTCTGTTGTGAATAGTCTTGATATTGATGGCTTTTCTATGAGACCTGCAATTTTCAATGACTGTAATGTCTTAAACTTATCAAAGTGTTTCTCATAATCAAAGTTTGTCACACGCTTAGTCTTTTTAAGTAGATCGATGTGTGTTGATTGCGTTTTGTATAAACCTTGTTCTATATTGTCTAAGAAATTGGCTTGCTTAATTACATTAAACGACATTATTTTATTTCGATCATAATTCTTTTCTGCATCGCCAACAACTGTGTCGTTATTCATTATAGCATATGTAAATGTTTCTTTAACCTCTTGCTGGACAAGAGATCCTATATTGCGATAATTAAATCCATGACTATTCTCATAGAAAACGTAGTATGGGATGTGATCATCAGAGTCTGACTCATCAGCAAAGAAGTCTATAGTATCATCAACAGAAAGGTTTGGTATTATGTAGCGGTGTGCTCCTGTTGTCTCGTCTATGGTTGGAGGCTTACTTACTTGGAACCCACAAACAGTTCTTAGATCATAATACAAACCATTAATAACTGGATTATAGAAATGCTCTTTCATAACAGAGCTAATCATATTAGAAATTTTATTGCCACCACCGTTACCAAACGATTTGTGTACCTTTTGTGAAGCGTTCGTCACAGCTTCAATGCTAATACCTGTGAGGATATATGCTTCACTTCTTTCGGCAATCTTACTTCTATCTGACAATTCATATAGCGAGAATATATGATTCTTCCACTCAAGGTCATCACTATTTGATCTATATGAAATGCACAATAGTTCTAGCCCGCCAAACCCGCCTTGCACGTTAGAGTCTGGATCACCCTTGAGCGTATTGATAAGACCGACTGAATCGTTGATAACAATTTCACAAGTCATATAATGCTCAAACAGATTCTGAAAGATGCTGAAGTCTAATACTAGATCTTCAATCTCAATTACCTGCCCTGATGATGATACAAGTGTGAATGACCTGACATCAACGTCTCCAGGTTTATTGTATCCTACTTCACTATCGCCTGTCATTGCCATTATTAGATGCCATTCCTGAGTACATTTTCAACTTCATCACGTACAGTTGGTAAGTATTTAACATCCAACAATTCGATGTCGCGCCTTTTTTCATTCAACTCTACTTCGTAATCATACTTTGTCACGCCAGCTACATTATATTTGTATGCACTGTCGGTTGCGTTGAATGTTGTCAGGTCAACGACCAATACCCTTTCTTCGATTATAGTACCGTCAATAAGAGTTCGTTTTTTGGCTGGTGTGTCGACACCATTCGCATCTCTATGTCTGCAGAATATCCTATACTCATGGATAGTGCTCTGAGCTGTAGCAACAGAACCATACTTTCCTGCGACGAAATTCTCGAAGTTATCTCCGAATAATGGGAAGTCGCGCAACACGTCATTCATATCATTAAAGTGCATAACCAACCAAGAATAATTGGCGCTGCCATAATACTTCTCGGCTATTGTGTCTGGGCGGTCACCCTCTTGAATTTGATAATCATAAAAGACCAGTGCTCTATCTTTTAGACTTGAATCTACTTTAAATCTGCGCAAGATGTTTGTTAGCTTAACCGTTCGGTTTTCGTTTGTAATATCATGCGGTGTTGTTGGGAAATATGAAAAGTATTTTGACATTAGCTGCTTTCTCCTCCAACTGAGAACCCTGTTTGATTCGGATTGTCCATATCAGATTTAGTGATGATTTTCATTTCTTGGAATTGTAATGTTATCTCAACAGAAACAGGAGCGCCAGTATCTTCGAAGAACAAAGGGACTCCTTGCGAATTATAACTGATGTTTAAGTTCTTGAGAACACAATCGCCAATAGAATATAAGTTACTTGAAATGTTATCAGCAAAGTTGATCACAAACTCATCGGGATAACTGAATGCGAGATTGCCCGCAAAGAAGTCTGGGTGCATATGGTATTTAAAGGTGTTGATTATCTTTTTAATCTGCTCAGACTCTTGCATGTTTCGGGCAATAAATTTATACGCAAACTCATGCTCTCTGAATCCAACACCCTTGAACATGACAGCCATATGTGGATTGATAGCAAGACCTTCATTCTTACCGACACCTGCTGCGACACCACCTGCTGTAGCACCACCCGCAAGCAACGCACCAAGACCACCACCGACCGAACCTGCCGCCGCTGTTGTTGCCGCAGCCGCACCAGCAGATAACAATTCTTCACGACCACTACCTGTGCCAGCAATAGCGCCCTTTATCTTTGAGCTAATTAGATTGCCGATATCGCCGCCAGCGCCAGCAAAATCAACCTGCCCAGCAGCTGCGCCCCCAAATACACCAAGCTCAGCATTCTCATAGTCTGCGCCATATGATACATTCAGGTTTGATGGTATAGGGAGAATAATGTTTCTTGTCACTCGCTTAATTGGCGCGACTTCTCTATTCTTACGATTCGTCTCGATAACACTGAAGATCATATAGTGATCATTATCAAGTGTTGACGGGAATTGTAATTGGTCTTGTATCTTTGGATTATCAAATAGGTTTGCTAAAGGACTCTTTACAAGATTGCCTCTTTTCTTTTTCTCAAGCAACTCATTAAAGTTTGCGTTTACCGAGATCCCATTCTTACCAATAGAAACACCAAAAGCGCCTTGTCCAGCAGCGCCCGCTATGCTCTCCAACTTTCCTGTAGCAGAAGCAACTACGGACTTGCCTGCTGATGTCAATTGTTTAAGACTTATTTTTGGCATTTAACTTACCTTTATAAATATGCGTGTTGTATTACAATATACTCTATTTATAAGGAAAGGTGTGAGCAAATTCTACAGCGGTAAATATCAATGTAAGTTTCCTGAGAAATATAAGGGAGACTCTTCCAGCATCACATACAGGTCGAGCTGGGAGTTAAATTGTATGTCATACTTTGACAAGAACCCTGACATAATATGGTGGGCATCTGAGCCGTTCCCCATTGGCTATCGTTCACCTATTGACGGAAAGAAACACCGTTACTTTGTAGACTTCTTAATTAAAACAAGTAACAAAGAAGTGATAATGATTGAAGTGAAGCCATACGGACAGACGCACGCCCCCAAAGCACAGAAGAGATTGACAAAAAAGTATTTAAATGAAGTTAAAACATGGGGTGTGAATCAAGCTAAATGGGAAGCTGCTGTAGAGTATTGTAAGGACAGAAATTGGAAGTTTCAGATACTTACCGAGAAAGAATTGTTCAAGAAGTCTCCTAAATAGTATCAACAAGAGGATAAGATCATCGCTTCAGTATTCGACGACATGTTACTTAAAGGTGTGCGACAGGGACAGATCCCAGCTCGTACCCAAGCTGCCAGAGATTGGTACAGAGACAAGGCACGCAAGCAAAGAAGTGCTTCTGCGTATCCATCAAACATACTCTCTGATATGGATAAATCGAAACGTGTTCTGATTGGACGTATGTATCATTTTAGATACGATCCAAAGGGAGCAAAGACACTGCCATACTACGATAAGTTTCCGCTTATTTTTATGGTTGGTCCAGCAGCTGGTGGGTTCTATGGAATTAATTTACATTATCTTCCACCTCAGCTTCGTGCTAAATTGATGGATTCATTATATAGTATAACAAATAATACTAAGTATGATGCGTCAACGAAGCTGAAAATCTCTTACGATGTACTAAATAGTGCTTCTAAGTATAAGTATTTTAAACCGACTTTTAAACATTATCTTTCGAGTCAGGTGAAGTCGGAGTTCATAGAGATAAATTCCACTGAGTGGGACACAGCTTTATTCTTACCGACCGAAAGATTCGAGAAAGCAAGAAAGTCAAAAGTGTTTGCGGACAGCAGAAGGATGTTAAAGTAATGCCATTTAGTGTAAATGACATAGTTTCAAGTATCAACATTGGTGGTATAGCAAAGGGATCACACTTTGATATTTTTATACATGGTGCTGGCGATGGCGAGACTGAGCGAGACATGCAGTATCGCGCAGACGCGACTGAACTTCCAGGACGTGGAATATCGACTGTGGAGCATTCGTTCAACAACTATGGTCCAATCAATAAAGTTGCTTATGGTCAAACGTATGGTGACATCTCAGTATCTTTCTTATTGAGTGAGGATATCCGTGAGAAAGAATACTTTGAGATTTGGCAAGACCAGATGGTCAACACTGGTGCGTTTAATCCAAGCGGCAACGCTCGCACACGAGCGGTCAATAATTCATTCAATGTCAGATACTTCGACGACTACGCAAGAACTATAGTGATCAGACAATATGGTTCTACTGGTGAATTGCGGTCTATCCATACATTGAACGAAGCATATCCAATTGTAATAAATCCTATTGCTATGGCATGGGGCGAAGAAGCGCCATTGAGAATGAATGTTACGTTTGCGTACAAGAACTACACATGTGTGTTCAATAAGCAAAACCAATCATCCAAAGGTATTGGCGGCAGCTTTAAGATTGATAGAGACGGTATTTCTGGGAGCATAAGTATTCCAGGATTCGGTAACATATCAGGTGCATTTGAAAAAGGAAGGTCTGCCATTAGTGCTAGTGTCGGCAGTGCGAAGAACAAAATTGCAGTGATAAGAAGTTTATTTTAAATTATTTTTTTATTAGGAGAATATAATGAGTTTACCTCAGCTAACAGCTCCAGAATTTGTTACGAAAGTACCATCTACTGGGAAAGAAATTAAATATAGACCATTTTTGGTGAGAGAAGAAAAGATTCTTCTTATGGCACTTGAAGGTGGTGATGAGAAAGAGATAGGGAATGCGATCACTAATATCCTATCATCGTGTATCATCAGTAAGATCGATATAGATAGCCTTGCGACATTTGATGTAGAATATCTATTTCTGAAGCTCAGATCAAAGTCTGTGGGTGAAGTTATTGAATTGAAACTTGCCCATAGCGACAAAGAATCTGTATGTAAGCACCGCACAGACGTAGTAATAAACATTGATGAAATTAATGTGGGCGGTGACATTAGTGACGGAAAGATTGACTTGAACGGTGAGCTTGGAATCAAGTTGCGATATGCTGGCATGAACGATGTCAATTCGCTTGATACAAATTCTACATCTCAGCTTTTTGAATTGGTTGTTAGTTGTGTTGAATACATCTATGATGCTTCTGAAGTCTACGATGATTTCACCAGAGACGAGATGTCTAAGTGGCTAGAACAATTAGACACAGCACAGTTTAAAATGATTACAGATTTTTTCCAAGCAGCACCAAAGCTGTCTCACACTATTGAATGGACATGTCCTGAATGTGGCGAGAAAGATAGCTTGGTTCTGGAGGGTATGCAAAGTTTTTTTATGTAAGCATGGTGCATGACTCATTAGCAAATATGTACCAGTTGAACTTTGCAATGATGCAGCATCATAAGTATAGCTTGAGTGAACTCGACAATATGATACCATTTGAACGAGATATCTATGTTACTTTATTGAAACATCATCTCGATGAATTAGAAGAACAACAAAAGAATCAAAAATAGGGGTTATAATGTCGGAAGAAAAGGTATTCCATCCAGCCGATACAAACGGCGATGGTAAGGTTACTGCTGAAGAAGAAGCAATGTACCTTGAGTTTAAACGCAAAGAGCTTGAAGATCAAGATGCTATGCGTGATGCTCAACGCAACATGACATGGTTCGCATTGGGCGGATTATTGTTATACCCATTCGCTGTTGTACTCGCCTCACTAGCAGGCTTAGACGAAGCACAGAAGACTCTGGGTAGTATGGCACCAACATACTTTGTTGCTGTTGCTGGTATCGTTGCGGCGTTCTTTACATCACAAGCAATGAAAAAGAAATAGGAATAGAAAATGGCACTCCCACCAATTGTAACTGAAGCGATGCAAACGTCTATTGATGCGAATAGACGTGCTGCTGAACAATCTCAAGCATTCTCTGATCAGGTTAGAAACTTCAGTTCTGGTATTGGTGAGTTGAGTGCCGCTAGTATGGCGCTTAATCAGTTTGCCAAAAGAGATAAGAAATTTAAAAATCCATTTAAGTCTATTAAAGAGTCATTTGATAAGACTAGTTTTGGACAAGCAAGGATACAGAAACGTGAAGAGGAACAACTAGCCTCTAAGATCGGTATCACCCGCGAAGAACTTCTTCTATTAAAGTCACAGAAAGAACTCACAGACTCGCAAGAACAAGTTGCTGAATCATTCAGAGCCAATGCTGCAGAGTATGGGATCAATCTTGAAGGGATCAGCACAAGTTTCAATGATGTAGGGCAAATGCTCTTACAGAATGATGGGGAAGAAGCCGCAAGTCTTGAAGAAACTCTTGGTGCTAATAATATATCTCTATTAAATGAAATGCGTTTGGCTAGAGAAGCCATTGCCGCAGGTTCTAGTGAGGAAGAACTAGCTGAGATGTTAGCCGCATTTAGGGCTAACCAAGCTGAGTTGGCTGCGCAGAATGAGGAGGTCAATGCAAACGGCGATTTGTTGATCGGCACGCTACAAGAAAACTTTAACGACCTGATACAATCTAATGAAGAACAACAAGCAAGTTCTGAAGAAGCCACAACATTCCTACAGCGTATGGCTAGAGGATTGTCAGGCAACAATCTAGCAGGTATTGAGAATGCGAGAGAGCAAGGCAGACGCGACGAAGTAACAGCAGGGATATTTGAAGATATCCGTGATAACTTGTCATCAATGGAAAAGGCTTTGATTGAGGGATTTGGTGATCTTCTTGATGTAGCCGCAGAAAAGGCTAGTAAAGGCATTGGTCTTGGTCTTGGTTTACTCTTAGCGCCTATTGCTTTGGCTGCGGGTATGCTCAGCGGTTTAACGCATTCACTAAAGCAATTAGCAAGAACAGCTAAACTATTCACTCGAATTGCCATTGTCAAGCCTCTCCAAGCGTTAGGAAGAACGTTCGTTAAAATTGGTAATGCTATAGCCCCTAAAAAGATGGAAGCAGCGGCTAAGGCAATTTCAAACTTCACCACAAACACTGCGGCATTCTTCAAGAGATTATCAACGCCATTAAAGAATGCGTCCAAAGCATTCAAAGCTGGGTTGAATGGATTAAAGGTATTCAGAACAGCAACAGGACAGTTCGGTAAACTTGGGTTCTTTGGTACGATTGGTAAAGGCATCAATAAGGTCAAGACGTTTTTGACACCTGTTGTAGAATTCTTCAAGAGCATTGGATCAAAGGTCAAAACTGCGTTTAGTGGTGTTGGTAGGATAGGCAAATTCTTGGGCGGCATTGGTGAAGCAATGAAGCCTGTACTAAAGATCGCCAGTTCGATTGGTCGAGTTATTGGCAAAGTGTTCTTTCCTATAACAGTCCTTATGTCAGCATTTGATGGTGTTATGGGATTCATAGAAGGATTCAAAGCCAATGGTATCATAGGCGGAATAAGCGGTGCGTTCTTTGGCATCATTGACGGTCTTGTTATGAAGGTTCTTGATCTAATTAAAGATTTGGTCAGTTGGGTTGCCGAGAAACTAGGATTCGCTGGAATCTCTGAAGCACTAGATAACTTTTCTTTCTCTGAAATATGGCAAGGTATTGGCGATAAGGTTCAAGAATTTATTAGTTATATCAAAAACTTCTTCGGGAATCTTATCTCTTCAGGCATAAGTGGAATTAAGAAATTATTCGGCTTTGGTGGTGATGAGGAAGAAGCTCCGAGTAACAAAGAGAGTTCACGAGTAGCTGACATACGAAGACGTAAGATGAACCGTGGGAGAAATTCCCAAGAAGAGAAAGATGCCGACAGCCTAAATTTAGACGAATTATTAAAGTTCAATGGGGCAGATGCATCTGACGGCGCTGAGGTTAATGCTAGATCGCAATCTGCTGCGGGAGCTGCGAACGTCATTACTGTAGTCGCACCACAAACGGCTAATGTTAATAACACTTCACAGAGTATGAATCAGACTGTTTCGATTCCAGCCACTGCTAATCCAAACAAAGCCCGTGGTCGAAGTGGTCGTAGAAATAGACAATACAGCTAGGTGAAAAAAAGGGAGACAAATTAATGTCTCCCTCCTTTCCTAAAACTCTAATCGAGTTTCTAGTCTTCTTCAGCCAACTTCTCAAAGAAAGATAATGAATCATCTTCCTCAGCTTCAGCTACTGGAGCAGCTTTAGGAGCAGCCGCAGGAGCAGAATAAGATTCAGCTACTGGTTCAGCTTTAGCCGACGATTGATATGCTTGGTCATCCATAGCACTTGCTGTAGGAGCAGGTGATCCAGTAAGACCTAACACACGCTTCATCTTCGCTTCTAACTCAGCATAAGACTTGAAGTTCTTCTTATCAAGGAAGTCATTCAAAGAGTATAAACCCTCATACACTTTCTCAAGAGCATCATCATCACCGTCTTGTAATTCGCTAGGCGAATCAAACTCAGACTTATCATAGTTGCGATATCCTTCAACCTGACGGATCTTCAGTTTAAAGTTAGCACCTTCCCAGAAGTCGAATGGGTTGATTGCTTGCTCATCTTCGAATGCTGGATTCATTGCTTCGTTCAGCTTATCAAAGATTTTCTTACCAAACTTATAGAGGAATACTTTTCCTTCGTTTGATGGGTTTGACGGATCCTTAACAACCATGATATTGGCTGTGTAAGACAGTCGACGCTTTTGTTTACGAGCTTGATCTTTACCAGCATCAGTGCCGTTGTTCCAAAGCTGCGAGTTGAACTCACCGATTGGATCTTTTTCACCGATAGTAGTCAAAGAGTTCTCGATATACCAACCGCCAGTACCTTGGAAGCCGTGATCAAAGATACGAACCCATGGTAAATCTTCACCTTTTGGCTCAGGCAAGAAGCGAATAACAGCGTAACCATTACCAGCTTTATCGACATCTGGTTTCCAGAAACGATCGTCGCCTTTCTTTCCTTGGGAGTTACTATTAAGTTTGGTAGATTCGTTGATTAGTTTATCAAGCGAATTGGTGCGGGATTTCTTGAGTGTTGCAAATGAACTAGCCATATATTTTATTCCTGTATTTACGATGTATGTTTTTATTACGTTTTATCCAAAGCGAATCATCTTCATGATAAGCTAACATTATATAATATAAAAGGGATAATGTCAACCCCAATTACTAGTTTATTTATAAGAAACAAACTAATATATTTTCAGCACAATAGACTTCAACTTGCTTCTGTCTATTGGTGAAAATTCTCTTATAAACGGAGAGTATTTCCTGATGAGCGTAACTGTCTCATTCAAGACAATGTCATCATACTTCTTCCATCTATTTGTATAGCCGAGTAACTGGTCTAATAGAACCAAGGTTTCAAGGCTAATCTTATTCTGCGCATAGTGACGATAGAGTATCGGGTGATACCCATCTTTCATAACAAACAACTCATCAAAAGATTCTTCAACGTTGTAGAGATAATCCATCTCTTCGGAGAAGCTGTAAGATAATGATTCAATCTTTTTCTTCCAATTCTTCATAACAGTTTCGTTTGGTGCACTCATTAGATTACCGATCCATTGCTTTGAACCTGCACTATAATTAGCCACCAAGAACTTTATAAAATCGTCACGCTTGTATTTCCTTGACGCTTTCTCAAAGAAATACTTATCTTTACGAACTTGATATGATGATTCATTGGCTCTTACTTGGCCATTGTACTTGAAGAAGTCATATGAATCTCTTGTGAAGTGTTGTTGTACTGCAAGGTAGGTCTTGTAACAATCAAATCCTGACATAGTTTCTTCGCTGCTCATAATTAAATAGGTAGTCTTGCGCCCTTTTCCAAGAAGTTTAGATCTTGGGCTTCAACTTCTAGCTTACCCTTTATGGTTGTATTGAGTAACTTAGCTGCTATCTCAATTTCCATTTCGTTTTTCTCGCACCACCACACAACAGCATCTAGATAGGTCAACCTTTTCTCGATTACTGTCTTTTCTATAATAGTGCTAAACTTGGCTGTCGTCATGACATCAACCATGAACTACTCCCATCTATAAAATTTATGATCTTCAATTTCGATCGTTTTAAGTTTTGTTGCTGCCCAATCTGGGAAAACATAATCTGCATGATAATGTGTTGCTCCCTCAGTTATGTCTATTATACTACGATTAGTGGTGAATGTCAACATCAATTTTTTAATCTTATTATATGTTTTCCAATCATGGATAGTGTCAGGCTTACCGTCACACCACCAAGAGAATTGACATTTATGTTTGATTGGAATTGGCGTGCCGTCTCTCCAGCTATTGCGATAGAGGCTCTGTGTCACTACTTCTTTAATGGTGTTCGGGAAACGTCTGTCCGCAACCCTATTTAACGTGACGCTGGCAACAGCAAGTTGTCCAGCTATTCCTTGATTTCTAGCTTCAAAGTACACATTCTTCGCAAGCCATGTAACATCAACATCCGTGTATTCTGCGGCTGTTGCGGTTGTCGGTAACATCATCAATATCATCATCAATCTTTTCATAATCAATACCATTCATTAATAATTATCATCATACCAATCGTTAGTGATCATTTCTATCCAAGCATGTGCTTTAACAAAGTCTTGGAAGAACTGAACCTCGGTCTCGTCAAAGATAGGATGCATAGCCATTACCATGACTTGTTTCCCCAGACAAGATATCTTTAATTGCCATCCATTAATTGTTATAACGTCAAACGATTTAAATTGCTCTGTCAATTCTCTTTTATTCTCGTCCCATTTACTCAACAGTATCATTCCTTTCCTTGAATAGTGCTATAGTTTCAATACATTTGTGTATATGATCATCACGCTTTTCCACAAACACTTGTGGCTCTGGTTCGTTTTCTACAGCGATGATAATGACAATTTGGTCAATAGGGATGCCAGTCCTTTCTTCAAACATCACACAATATGCTGCTGCTTGCTGAAAGTAGTTTCCGATAAATTCTTTCTTTTTAATCTTAGAGGCTGTCTTATAGTCAATGATTGACAACCGACCGTTATACTCAGCTACACAATCAACTCGTCCTGCAATACCTAGATAATCAGAGTAGAGCGGACACTCCTGAGCATAGACTAGCCCAAGCGTTTTGTCGAGTGTACCTTTGACGGAGTTGAACATTGCGCGTTCGTGTGGCAGGAACTTAGTTGAATCAAGCTCATTGTTGACATAGTCCTCACACATCTGATGGACGTTAGTCCCTCTTCGAGCAGCTTGAGTAGAGATGCGGTTGGCTTCCTTTTCACCAACTCGCCTTCTCCACTCAGCTATACCTTTCTCTGACAGAACACTCAGAACTGTTGTTATACTTGGATATGAACCCTTTGGCGTTTTGTAGTGGCGCTTACCATTTATTGTTTCAGTATCAAGCTCGGTGAACTCTAGTTTCTTGTGTTCAAATGTCATAGGAATCTCTCATCATTTAAGAACTAATTATAGCTCACCTCAAAGCAAATGTCAAGTAAAATATGATCTTTTTAACTATAAATCCCCATTTTATAGCAGGTCTCTAGATACTCCCTAACAAAGTCTGAACGGACGATATCCTCTGGTCCAAAGTCTACGCTATCAAAGGAATCCATCCTAGACAGAACACCAATGAACTTTTCACAGCCTGATTCAGTACTGTATCGCTCGCTTGATAAATCGTCCTGCTTACCATCACCTGAGAATATGATTCTTGAGTTCTCACCCACTCGTGTGATGACAGTGTTTAGTTCTCCCCATGAAAGGTTCTGGAATTCGTCGACAAGAACAATAGCGTCATCCCATGTTTGGCCACGGACGAATGAAGTTGTGGTGAATACCACTTTTTGCTTTTGTTTCAGGACTTGATATGCGTCACCTCTGCCAAATAGATCGGTGAAGATTGCTTCGTATGGTGCTTCATAGACCTTGGATTTTTCTTCGATCGATCCAGGAAGAAAGCCCATATCTCTAGATGGAACAACACTTCTCACGATGATCAGCTGTTGCTTTTGGTCTATCTTTTCCATGATGTCACGTATTGCTAAGTAACATGATAAATACGTCTTACCTGTGCCAGCGCACCCGTGTAGAACGTTGTTGTAACCGTTGTTGTATGATCTAAAAACATCTCGCTGTGTATCCGTCAAAGGCTGGATCTCGCGGAGCGTTAGCCCCACTGACTGTCTGTTTCTTGCTCCCCTTGCCTTTTTATCTTTTTTCTTCTGCCTCTTATCAATATAATCGTCGAACTCAGTTATATTTTTGTTCCGCGCAAAAGTGGATGACATAGCGTCTCCTTGTGGATTAATTTCGGTTAGTGGATTGATATACTACGACGTATTATTTTCCTTAGCACGCTTCTGGTGCTTCTTGGTTATCTCATTTATTTTTGCTTGCTTGACTGTTCGCCCACCGACTTTATCGGCAAGTGCCGTATTCTGGTGAGCATCTGCAATGCGCGAAAGGTTATCGTTCCAACCTGCATCTTTATTTGTAGTGGATGTTCCCGACACCAGAGATGGCGCTCGAGTTATCACTTGCTTGATGTGTGGGTTTTGTTCCAAGAACTCTTCCCTGCTTGATATAGACATCAGTAGCGTTTCGATCTCGCCCGTCACTGTGTCCTTAAAGTCGTACAACGGCATAATAAATCCAATAATGTATCATAGTATAATCTTATTTAGCAAAAGTAAATACTTCACCATTGCTCTCCAACAACAAAAAAGGGGAGACAAAACGCCTCCCCTCCCTTTTTACGATCTAAACTTAGAACTTGTATTTAACATTAGTTTCAAGTTTGTGTGACCAATCGTCAACATGGAAACTTTCTACTTTAGCTTTGAATGTGAAGTTGCCTACACTCTTGGCATAACCAGCTTCTGCTGATGTACCAACATCAAAGTTAAAACCATTACCAAACTTACCTAACTCAACATAGCCATTGCCAACAGATGTACCGATGCGGATGTCGCTTCGAGTATCATCAAAAGAGCCGAGAGAATCGAACTTATCAAACGCTACATCGTTTTCGTAAACAACATAGCTGTCTGCAGATGCAGTAGCTGAAATAAATAACGCAACTAATGCGATCATGCTTGTTTTTAAAGTATTCATTTTTCTTTCCTATCTTTAGTTTTATTGATCACACTACACAGGATCGTAGAGTATGATATTAGCTCCTCTAATGGAACCAATTTGGTTGACTACGCTTTGTCCATCTAGCGAAGTCTTTTTTCTCATTTAAGTAATACGAACGGTATGCTTCAATCGTGTCCGCATTCTTACAATAATCTGGCATACATTGGGGGAATGGTGTCAATCCAATGTCATCAATATTCTTTGGTGGCTCAGCAAGTAACTCTCTCAGCTTGCGATCCGTCTCGTGTACCTTACCATATCTGTAGGTGTATTCATCACAAAGGGCAGTAAACAATTCATAATGCCACTTGTAGTTCTGTAGGGACATCCTTGTCCACACCGTACACGGATGATTCATATGAACCGCTTTATACAATAACAGGCTCTTTAATGAATCCGCAAGAATATACTGCTTCTGCTTGCGCCCAGTTGGACTACGTCCAATAACCTCAGTACCATCTAACATTCGATGCGTTGTTGACAACATCTGCGCGGCTTCAAGTATCATCTTCACCACATGCTTATCGCAATGTAGATGTGCCGCAGTAGTTGGTTCATTATCTAAAATAAATATATTCATAATATATAGTACATTATACCTTTAAATAGACTATTAATCAACCGTAAATAATTGCCTACGATCTGTTGTGCCAAGGCTCACGGAATCTATCCTCTTTTGGAGGATTCTTTTTTGATTCCTTTTTCTTATCGACATGGGTAGAAGGTTTATGGAACTTATCCATATTCTTCTTAACTGGATCGCTTTTTCCTTTCATTTGCTGCACTCTCCGCTTTGGCTGTAGCACAATCATCTACAGCTGATGGTTTATCTTTTTTACCAAAGATTGCATCCCAATTATTGTCAAACTTTTTCTGGTCTGCTGTTGGGCGCTGTTTGCTGCCCTTACCGCCATGAGTCATTCCACTCATATTATTCTCCTTATTGTTATTGTATAAGCCATACGACTAAGTGTGGAACGGTTACTGTTAACACCGCAAGGGCACCAATAATTAAAGCAACGTTTCCTGTATCCCATGGATCCCATTTCATTCTCATTTTCCTCTTTTAGTGATAGCCTAAGTAGTACGAAGTGTGCATATAGTGCTTACCAAGATAAATATTTCTAGTCCAAAGTCTGTGGTTAGATGTACCACCTAGAGCACAATATCCTTTGTACGTTATCTGCACTCTCTATTTCTCCAATGTCTTCTGAACCATACTCAACATGTTTGTCATACCACGCGACATCTGTAGCTGCTTAATAACATTAGCACGAACAGGAGTCTTCAGGCATAACAGAACATCTTTAATCTTTTGAGCTTCACGAGCAGTGACAGTCATCGTAACACCATCATCGGTCTTCACCGTATTTACAGCACGGAACCGTTTGACATCTACCACTTCAGACGCCGACTTTGAATCTAGGATCTTGCCGAGCTGATCCCACATAGACATGTTCACAAACTCATTATCAAAATCATCATTAAACCGCAATTTACCATTCATCATATTATTCTTCACCTTTAAATTTTAATAAACTTTCTACGAGATTTTGAAAACTTTTTCATTGGTTTACTGAAGTGGATAAGGTCAGTAGAACCTTGCTTGATATACGCAACAAGCCACCCTTTGCCATCTAACACATAAGTGTGATTGGGTGTATTGTCTCCCCAGTCAGTGACTTCTTTCCACATCGTCAAACCGTTATACATACTGCGCTCCTATATTCATAAACTCAGCCGCAAGATTACCTGCTATGACAAACAAAGTCAGTATAAGGAACAACTCAATCAAATCATCTTTTTCCATTAATAATACTTCCAGATTAGATATCCAAGCCAAACAAGCCCAATAAAAGAAAGAGCCGCCAAAGAGTGTAGACCATACCACACAACCATCTCTAATGTCTCAATCATATCAAATTTCCTGAAATGTTAATGCTCTAAAGCATTGTATATAGAAGTCAACAATCTCGTTACGATGCTCCCAACATAGAGCTAAAGGCACGTAGACTGGTGAGATAACAAGATGGAATACCCCTATAAAAAAATATTTAATCTTTAACTTATTCATAGATATAATGGTCCAGTCCACTGCACAGTATATTCTTCAAAGATATTACCACGAGCCTTGTTAGTAGCTGGTGCGTTCCAAGATGCAGCTTTAAGAATATCACCACGTTTGAATTTATCACCATCTTCTTTAACAACAAAACCCCATACGCTTCCGCCATTAATCAACTTAACGTATTTGCTACCACGATTACTAATCGTAAAATTATCACCGTATTCTTTTAATTGCGAGTTATAGTATTCATCATTGGTGAATTCACCACGCTCACGACCGTCAAGCATCGTTGCATAATCAGCAATGGCTGTACGGCGCAATTCCTTAACCTGAGTGTCAAAATCATTCCAATCACTAAGGGTTGATTCGGTATCTAATACAAATCGTGTTCTCATAAAGGTCTCTCTCATCAATTTATACAGCTATTATACTGGATTATGGGGCAGAAGACAACACTTATTTTGTCTTTTTTTAGACTATTTTTGTATAAGGATATAACTTTTTTGTATATGGGCTATTTACTAGCCATTAGGTATAAGCCGATATTTGCGAACGCATAGCCTATATAAGTCAATAACATAGCGGTGTTTTGGAACTTGAACCACTGCTCTAGACCGACATAGAGATAGATCGCACCAGTGAGCGCAATTAGGTGGCTGCTCATGATTCGGGCGAGGCAGGCTTCGAGGGAGCTTCAGGGACAGGTTTAACGGTAATGGGGGTGATATTCATGTTAGCGATTCTACGCTGCGCTGACTGGCGCTGTAGGTTTCTAGACTGGGACTGCATTCTTCGGGCTGCTCTCATACGTCTCTCCATTTATAGAACCTATATTATAGTACAATTTAGGTACTGGGGCAAGCCCTTTATTAGTTATTTTTCGGTATTTTTACCGTTTCCCGATGCGGCGGAGATCTCACCGTCATCATCAACATCAATGAATCCAGCTTTCTCTAGGTGCACTAGTATTCCTTCAACTCCATCTTCAATACCAATTCTCTGTCCTGTTCTATATGACAGGTATGTTGAGATCGCTATAAACATTACAAAGATTATTTGCCATTCTACAGACATGTTATTCCTCTACGCTTTTCAGTTTCTTAAGAAAGGTTGATGTTCTAATGAAGATAACGTTTCTCAACTTGCCCAGTTCAGCTATGTATTTGGATACAGGAGCAGTATCTGGGATAATCATCACGAACGTAACTTTCGAGTTTTGATTGACGAACCACTGTAAATACTTCACACGATAAAAATTGTCGCTTTCATTTGACGCATATGGCTGGTCATAATGTGGAGTGCCTGAGTAGATATTATCTATAGATTGCTTTCCGTTTAATACGAAATCAAACCCCAAACAATACAGCATCTGAGAACCATGACGAATAGCTTCGGTCATCGCACACATACCCGCATTAGATCGTCTCCGCTGGGGGTTGTAGTCAGAATGTTCCCATCTCTCGTTCTCGGGTGGTATGATCACCGATGTGTTTGTCTCTGAGAAATCAACATTCTTTATTATGGTGATCATAGCTTCGTCAATTGCTACGAGATAATCTAGTTCTGGGAAGTCGCGATACAGAGCATTACACCCATATGTCTTACTAGATGAAGAGAGCTGCTTTAAGTTTACAGATTTACGGCTTGTGCCATTACCTATTATTATCGCTGTCTTCGTCGTCATTCATTTCATCCCATAATTCATTATCAATAGACTGTTCAAGCTCAACCTTATAGTTGTGGCGTGATTCTTTTTTCAGTTTCTTCTTCCGACCAAAGTCGTCGCTTTCTTCAATGTATTGACTGTACCGCTTGATATTTTTAGCCATATTAGACTCTTATCTTCCTTTCACCAGTTTGTGGAAATAGTTGGGAATGCTTCTGCTACAAGTTTGCGTGTAAGACCTTTGTATGGCAATTTACGATTCTTCATAGCCAGAACAACCTTTGCGTCTTTAGGATCAATAGACTCTAACAGAGTGATAAAGATCTGCTCGCGTTTGACTGCAGTTATATTTCTTTGCGTTTCAGTTATCCCTTCTACAAACAAGTAAAACTTTCTGGATTCTTGGACAAGTCTTTTTTCTTGGTCTAACACTTCTGATACAGTGTACGGAGGATCGGTGTCAGGCAGCGCCCACACTACATTCGGATCGTATGTGTAACCCAAGATTGCTTTTAGTGTTGGGCTTGAATTCTCTTGCAAGACCGCAATCTTTTCTTTTCTTGTTTTTGCTTCTCCGACTTTAACAAAGATGTCGTGGAACGTTTCATATTTCATTGTATTAAATGCCTATCATTTCATTCAAAGGTTAGTGGTGTCTTTTTTATTTAGGTATATCAATAATCCGCATCTTCCAAATCGTCATACCATTCCCAGATAGCAATTGCAATGCATATATAACCTGTCCACAAAGCGATTGGATTCTCATGGTACATCCCAATCAATACGCTGGATGTACCGAGAACCGCTGTGAATAATGCCTCCACTAAAACTCACCGATATGTTCAACGAGATTCTTCAACTTATATTTAATAAAGTAATTTAAGAGACCACGTCTCTTCGGAACCTCATATGTATCAAAAACTTCATTTATTTTAGAAACAATCTCTGCTGGTATCTGATCCAGATCAACCAATTGTTCGTTCCTGCGATAGTTTCTCAACATAACATCAGTACAGAACTGTTCAGGCTCTTTGTCAATCCAGTCTTCAATCTTCTTAGCTTGGATTGGCTTCTGTCGCTCGCCAGTCATAATACAACTGTCATTAGATAAGAAGTTTGGAATACCATCACCACGATCGCCACGCATAATATGTTCGCGCAAAAAAGCTCGGGCATCGTTGATACGGATCCACTTCTTCAGGACAGGACTATACTGATCAACGTTAGTATACTTCTGAAGCTGACCAAAGTCTTTGTCTCCAGACAATACAAGGATACGCTCGGTGGTTTCGTTATTGAGCCATGTACCATATCTTGTAGCCAATACACCAATGATATCATCAGCTTCGGCACGCTCCACTTGAACAACCTTGTATGGGAAGAACTCTTTCAGCTCTTCACGAATACGATTAAGAGCCTCAAATACCATAACCCAATCAATCGAAGACTTCTCTCGATCTTTCTTACGATGTCCTTTGTAGTAAGGAAACACATCCTTGCGCCAGTAGTTTCTGTCATCACAACAGATAACCACTTCACCATATTCCTTGCCGAATTTATTCTTGTATGCACGAATACTATTCAACACCATATGGCGCACAAGCCCCTCTTCAAATACTTGACCGCTCACACCCAACTGCTTCATCATGTTGGAGATCATCACTTGGTTCAAATCTAATAAAATCATAACTCAACTCATTTCTCTAGTTTACGTTCTATATCTTCTATTGCCTTTCTCTGCTCTATTGTCAGAGAATGATCCTTATTAAGGTATCTTGATTCATCACGCATTTCTTCTTTACCTTTGCTTCTGAATCTCTTATTATACCCTCTTTTGATCTTTTTAGCAACACCTGATTTCTGTAAATAGCAATAAAATTTTCTGGCTGATGTCAAAGCGTCAAATTCAGCGGCACTTTTCATCGGTATCTTCAAACCTTTCTTCATAGCTCACACTCGTCGTATGTAACGACTTCCAGTTCAGTTTCTATCCAAACGGTCGCACCGCAGGATAATGGCTTATTGGGCTGGCTGATAAGTTTGGCCACCACAGTTCCGTCTGGGAGTTTTAGATCAGCCGTGTAACACTTCCTGTTTTGGGTGTAATCCTTTACAGTCAAAGGTGGACGCAAATCATCAGGGTTCTTCTTGTTGTGACGAACGTTATGCTGATTCACATGCAATCTTGTTTTCTTACTCATCACTCTCTAGCTCTCTAACGTAGTAATCATCCCACTCGCCAAACACTGTAGGCGCTTCTTCTGAGGCTTTTAGCATATGATATTCGCCTGGATAATGTCTAAGACATCGACCTGCTTCTTTTCTTACTGCACTTGGTACTCTTGGAGTTTTCTTTGGATCTAATAAGTCCAATAGAAACTGCCTAGTATGGTTTACAGCATATCTTCTTTCATTAGGCATCGTCACGAGCAACACTCCCATACTTATCGATAAATATTTTAAGTGTTCGATTATCATCCTGTAGACTATATCGAACATCTTCGTTTTCATGTAAGTAATGAACATACGCACGACCTGTTTGGTCTATAACCTCAAGTCGATTAATCTTATTCATTGCTTCTAATTCTTCACGATCTGTCATAAAATTCTCTTTCTTAGGAGGAGTCCATCCAAGTTTGGCCAACTCGTCATGAAGTGATTGTTCGATATCGTCATTAATCGAAAGATGTAGTTCCTTTTTGAATTCATCAATGAACTTTATATGAATCGATTCTTCGTCTGTATAGTCTTTTACTTCAAGTCGATTAATCTTATTCATTGCTTCTAATTCTTCACGATCTGTCATACTTAGTCCCATAAACCTTCGTAGTACTTTCCGAATAATTTAAAGCCATTAGAGATTCTATCTTGATACTCTTTTATGCCTTCGTGATCCATTTTAAACGTGTCTCCTGCGCCCCTCGTCATCTCATAGCCTATGATCTCGCCCTTTGATGATAGAACTGGTACATCAACAAAGTCGTGTTCTCCAGTACAGAAATCTTCTATCCAGTTACTGTTATTGATCTTTGTCTCGAATGCCCATATCATCTCAGACATTACCCAATCCCATCGATCATGAATCATTAGCTCACCTTCACCTTCAGAGCTTCTTAAAGCCTCAGGCACATCGTCATCATCAACGATGGGTGATCCATGCTTAGTCTTCGCTAGTTGATATAGCATTGGTAAAATGATGTGACCTAGAGTGTCATCCATTGACCAAGTATCAGAAGCATCAAGTTTAACACTCACTTTACGCTCTGGCGAATACTCAAACCAGTCGTATAGAAAATTGTGATACCATCTGTGATTTGGGTAAGAACCTATTTTTACTTTCATGATAATATATCCGCTATTCGATTTGCTAGTTTAATGAACCACTCTGTGTCATGGCCACGTGTCGTTTCTGCCGCTGTGCCAATTCTAATTCCGCTTGTCTCAACGAATGATCTAGGATCATTTGGAATACCATTCTTGTTTACTGTGATACCATTATCTTCTAATAGATCAGCGGCTTCACGACCACTAAACTTACTATCACTTAGATCCATTAGAATGATATGCGAATCTGTACCATCCGTCTGTACTTTCAGACCTCTAACTTGGAACACTTCACACATTAACTTAGCATGAAAAACTACATCCGATGCATACGTACTGAACTCTGGTTGACTGGCTTCAACAAAACATTGTGCTTTTGCGGCAATGATATGCATCAGTGGACCACCTTGAGTGCCTGGAAATATTGCTCCATTAATACGTTTACTAAACACTTCTTCATTCCAAAGAATTACACCACCTCTTGGACCTCGCAAAGTCTTATGTGTAGTAGATGTGACTACATGAGCATGGGGTACAGGATTATCATAAACACCACCAGCAATCAGACCAGAGTAATGCGCCATATCTACTAGCAACAATGCTCCAACTTCATCAGCAATTTCTCGAAACTTTGCCCAATCAATCTGTCTAGGATATGCGCTTGCACCTGCGACAATCATCTTAGGCTGTACTTCGATTGCTTTTGCTCGAACAGCGTCATAGTCAATCAAGCCATTCTCGTCTACTCCGTATGAATACGCATCATACACTTTACCAGATATATTTGGTGGACTACCGTGACTCAAATGACCACCGCTTGCTAGATCCATTCCCAGTAATTTATCACCTGGTTTTAAGAATGCTTGATATACTGCTGTGTTTGCATTAGCACCACAATGCGGTTGTACGTTCGCAAAGTTAGCACCATAGAGTTGACATAAAGTCTTGATTGCAAATGTCTCAAGATAGTCCATG